ATGTACTATCAACGATTCCACTCCTTCACTTTATGTCCAAGAAATTTAAACAGCTTTTGATTATAGGGTTTATAATGAGAAAGAAGTTTTTCTCGTAGTGGACCACCTAACCTTTCTTTATGTTTTGACCATACTCGATAATATTTTTCTTCTCTATTTTTTTTAATATCTTCTTGTCTTGATCTATTTCGTAATATAACCCCATGTACTTCTTTTCGAGGAAGATTTAAATCAGATATCCCAAGAAAAGAAAAAACCTTTTTCATTTCTTCTGTTGTATTAGCTTTCATCCATTCCATAATACAAATATGAATTTGTGATTTATCAAAGAAAGGTAATAAATTCTTTTTCATTTTAGCAAAATATCTACCATCAGCATCATATCGATCTTGAAATACGTTGAAATTAAATACAGATACTTTTCCTGCCTTTCGATTCATTTGAAAGTTCGAAAAAGCTCTATCTACAGGATTTCTCAAACATAGAATAATTTTAGCATTTGGAATATACCTGTTCATAATCCGTATGCTAGAGTTTCGTTGGAGATAAAGAGGTGTTTTTTCTCCGTTTAATTTTCCGGCAACACATCGACTAGAATACCATTCAAGACCTTTTCCCCACGTTCGTCCACCACCCCAGAAATTCATTTCAATGCTTGTTTTACTTTTGGTCATCATGTTAATTTCTGGATGTTTGTCAAGGTTATACCATAATGGTGTAGTTCCGCCCTTTGCTACCCCAGCTATAATGAAATCAGGTAAGATCATTATTTTTTTCCTATAAGAAATACTCCCTTTGGTCCAGTGTCGTGCGGGTAGTCGACAATGTCAAATTCTACAACTTTAAAGTATTTCTCAACCTTCGGAATTAGATATTTCTTATCAATAGACCTTACATGAAGCTCGCTTGTTTGACCTTTAAATGGACAAGTTATTATAATTGTCCCGCCAGGTACCAGAACCCTATGAGCTTCTTTTAATGTTTTATCTACATTATATACGTGCTCTAGAGTTTCGGTTAATGTCACTGTATTAAATGATTCTTTTAAGAAGGTTAGTTCTTCTGCAAACCCTTGATGGAATTCAACTTTTTTGCTTTTAACATTTTTTACAGCGTCTTTTAATACAGATTCCTGTACATCAATTCCAACTATCTCTTTTATATCATCTCTCTGACTAGCAAGATAACAAGTCAATCCAGCACCACAACCAATATCGAGAAGTTTTGGACCTACAATATTTTCTAATATTCTAGGAAATCTTTTATGATACCTTTTATGTCTTGGATGACTTGGATCATGATATCTCCAGAATGTAGGTTCTTTTGACTGCCCTGGTTTATTTATTATTTTATAGTGTTTGTCTTTCTCAATAATTACGTCTTTCATATTTTCCCCGCCAAATTAGGTTGGTAAATTGTATCCCACTGAACTCCTTGATGTTTTGGTAGAGTGACTATATCAATAGTTTTTTGATCTTGTAAATCAATTACCGCCATCTTACAAGAACTATTTTCACCATAAGCGTAACTAGCAAATATAAATGCTTTATCGTTATGGATAACCATCCCTCGCCACCAACCTGGTTTTCCAATATTGATCTTCTTATCAATTTTTACAGGCCACTTCTGTTCCAAGAGTTCATATATAACATAGATTTGATGTTCTCTTGTACCTGACAAATAAAAATCATCGTTATAAAAATTACCATCGTGACAATTATGTTTATCTAGAACAACCTGTTGTGTGCTTAACTCAACAACCTTTCCAGATTTTTTCCTTCTTTTTTCATTCTCAAAACATGTTACAAACTTTAAACCTTTTTTGATAGTGATACAATTTGGATGACATACATGATTTGTTTTATATTTCTCATTCCACTTTTCCCATATATCAATTTTTCTCTTTTTGATTTCTGGAATTTTACTGAAAACAAACGTGAGAAAATTTGGACCCTCTTCAGGTTTCATTGGATTTCTTATTTCTTCAATTGCATCTAACCCGGTATTAACCACGTAAAGTCGATTATCATAGATAGTAAGATAATGAAGATCATTAAAAGTAGTTTGGGTATAAGATTTTTCATACTTCCACTTTTTCAAGTTGAAGTAGTGGAGGTCTTGCCAATCTGTCGCAATTAAATAATCCTTATGAATTATCCCACCTCTCCAACCTGATCTCCTCCATTTTTTAGAGTGTACATATTGTCGAAGAATTTTGTTATTGATAGGATCATATTCAATTACTCCACCTTTATTCTGAATAATACTTTCAACAGGTATAATAAACTTCATTAAAAACTCCCAATAAGATCTACAAGTCTCTTCATATTATCTTCTCTACTTCCTAAGGTCAAGATCATATCACGCGCTCTATTACCCATCCTTTTTCTTTTACCCGGTTGTTCCATTAAGAATTCTACAGTGTCGATAAAAGATTTTAAATTGTTTTCCGACACCAGTCCTGTTTTTCCAGATATCAAATAATCTTGCATTCCACTCATTGGAGCATTAGTTCCTACAACTGGGCAGCAAGTTAACATAGCTTCAGCTGGTGGAATGTGAAGTCCTTCCAACTCTGTAGGTGAAAGCCAAATGTTCACTTGGTTGTACATCTTGTTCTTTTGCTCTATTGTCGGATCCTTTGCAAATACATCTACATGTTTCATGTTTGGGGTCCCATCTGACCCAAAAGTCAATAGTAAAGTCCCCGGAAAAAGTTCCTTCATTTTTTTCGCTGTTTCGAATATCCATGACACTCTCTTTCCTGCTCTTTTTACTCCTGTATTATACAATCCGCCGAGTACTATTTCTCTATCTGTTCGTTCATAAGTTGGAAATATTTCATTAAAATCATAACCAGGTCTGATGATATAAGCGTTCTTTCCAAATTCTTGAAGTTTCTTTTGGAGACATGTGGAGTTCACCATTTTCAAAGTTGGTTGGTCAAGCACCTTTTTCTTAATTTTATCTTCTGACATATTCCACGTTTCCCAACCCCTGATCCAATGCATCTTCAAACCACATTTGTCTGGTGCATCAACCGTTGTTTTTACTGTACCATAACCAGTTGCAATAATAGCTTCCGCTGCTGGAATATTTTGGACAGATTTAACTTTCTTAAATTTTGCTTTGAGTGGTACCCAAGTATTGCAATATTTTCCAGTATCAACTATAGTTACGTCATGACCTAAATCAACTAATGTATTAGCTGATTTAATGATTGTTAGACTCCCACCATTATTTCCTAACCCGCAATTCATTGAATTAAAAATTATTCGCATATTAACCATCCGTTGTATGATCTGGACTACCTGTTACGATAACGCCAATATTACAACCTGTTACAGAATCAGTGATTCTTGCGTCAGGTAGATTGTCAGTTTTTGCTGTTGGACTACCAGTTACAATAATTCCTGGGTGTCCACACCATCCAATTGTAGTGTCTGTAAGTCTAGCTTGTCCGAGGTTGTTTACTGTTCTTGTTGGGCTCGCAGTTACAATGGGCCCTGACATTGGAATGCATGGAGCGGGCGGATGACAACAACATATACCTACCCATATATCAGTTAGTCTTGCGTTTGCTGGCATTTCTAATTTTCCTTATACGGTTGAAGAATAGATACCTTTCTCGTCTATCCAGACAATTCATCATCCCTATATATCCTGCAGCACAAATCATAAAAAGACCAAAATCAATTAAAACATCTATCATGATGCATGCCTCGCTAACTTGGTTTCTGAATCGGCGAGTTTGTCACGATTTGAAGTAAGCAATCCCTTTGCTCCGGACAATTTTGCAATCATATCTTCGGTTCCATAGGTACCACCTAAACCTACTGGTTGTGTTTTATAGTCGTATGCAAAATCAAACTCATCAATTCTTGATTGAATTTCAGAATCACTATCCCATCCAACACCATTATATTCGTAGGTTAACACTCCAACTTTCTCAACTCCAGAAGGAATAACTGCATCATCAACAGTGACTAGAGTTAATCCTATATAACTTGTAGTGTCATATTCTGAGATTGTTATTGTTGTATGGGATGTTGTTCCCCCTTCATCAAATAAAATGGTTTCACCACTAGGAAATTTTGTAGTTTGATTTCCGTCGCATGTAAATTGTGTACTTGATATATAGGTTACATTGTTTGTTGAAGTTGTATCGGTGTTGTCAAGATCTATATCTGCAACATACCAATCTGTTGCATTAGATACACCAAAATCTCCGTATGTATGAACCATATCGCCCTTGTCAGGAAGTAAATCATTTTCCAAATCATCACAACTGCTTGACATCGTGTATTCTAATGCTGCTTGTTTTTCTTGTAAGTCAGCAATTTGATCATCAACACTGTTTATTGATGTCTGGACGTCAGCTGCATCAGAAGCTGCAGAATCAACCATATCTTTTAAAGTATCAGCTGGATTAGCCAACGTTGACCACCTCCTTATGAGTTATTTACGGATGGTATTTGATCCATCAATTTATTAATCTCTGCTTTGAGATTTTCAATTTCAACATTTAACCTTTGTATTTCTGCAAATGCACTCTTTAACATTTCTACATTATGTCTGAGGTTAAGTTTACCATCAGACGAACCTTGTAATGCAAAGTACTCAAGGTTCGTAATAAGTTGTCGCACTTGCTTTCCATAAACTGCCATCCATGCGGTTTCGTTCATTATCTTCTCCTCTTCATTTTCTTTAAAATTCTGTTCATTTCTAAAACAACTCTATCAGGCTTAATATTAAATTTTGGATCATCTAGAAAAGTTGTTGGTGTATTTTTTACATTGTAGGTTACTGTGTGGGGTTTCTTTTCATTTCCCCATTGTAATGTAGGAGTTCCAATTAAGTTTGATAAATTAGGAATTCCACTTTGACTTCCAATACATAAAATTGCTCGTCTCAAAACTTCAATTGTTACACCTACAAGAGATGTATTAGCAGGTAACTGAAATTTGTTGATGTCATAATACCTATCTTTTGGATCAGGAATATATTCTGGTGCTCTTCCGCATAACACAAAGGAATATCTATTTCTAAGATTCTCAATCAAATCGTAAAATTCTTTCCAGTTATTCCAGTTTCTCTTCTTATTATGACGTCTAAATCTTGGACCTAATACAATTACTGGTTTATCACTTGGAATCATTTTATCTACAAATGTTTTGTTTTGAGGTCTGGGTTTAAAGTTAAAGATTTTTTGTGCGTCTGGGAATTGTCCCTTCTCAGTATATCTTCTAGCACCAATCCTTGGGACTATATGTTCGAGAATTGTATATTCCGCAGAATATTTCGCTCGAAAATTATGTACCAGTTGTTTATATTTTTGATCAGGGAACCCTGTTAGTTTTAAACAATCAGATGTATATTTTTGGAAGTCACCTGAAATCTCAAGCGGTATCAACTCATCAGCGTATTTTCCATATAAGTCAAAACGATCTTCCCGAGTGTATACTATTAATTTTGCACCTTTGTGTTTATGCTTCTTATACCATAACACATGAGGCGCAAATCTTAAAAGTTCCCATCCAAACTCACCGAGAAATGGGCCAGCTAAAATTGCATATTTTGTTTTTTGAGTATGAATATTCTCGGATTTTTCTTCCTCTGTTATCACGGGATTCTTGTCGATTCTCTTATCTCCTTTCACCATGTTATAAAATTCATCAAATGTCATCGATTCAACTTTTCGATCTGAATTAGCATACTTGATCTTTTCCATTCTTTTTGCGTCAGACCCAAAACCAATGACATTACAAATGCTTCCTACATATTTTCCACTATTTAAAGCAAGTACTTTTTTAACTCCAAGTATATAAGGTTGTCCCTTAGTTAATCTATCCATCTTAACCCAGTAATTTTGATCGTGTTTTTTACAAAGACCAACTAATGGACCAAGATCAAGATACCCAACATCTCTAAAGAAGTTTGGTCTAACAGTCCAAAAAGCACTTCCGCCCAATTTACCAAGGTATGCTTTGTATCCCGCAATTCTTGTAGAAATAATAGAACCAAATTTTATGGCGCTAGGATGCTGACTAATAACTTTAACATTCTCCATTCGATGACGTTTGACATCTCTCCAAGCCTTTTTAATTACTTCATCCCAGTCTGGAGTAACTAACATATCATTATCAAGAAATAACAAGAAATCAGTCTTGTCTTTCTTTGGGTCTTGCTCATGGTTTTGACCAAATTGATTCAATGCTGCAGCTTTCGAGAAAGCTTCATGTGTAGACGCTTTTGTGTTAAAAGTAACTTGGGAAATCATTCCCTCCCGGAACAACTTCGAAAAATAATCAAAGTGTTCTTGGAGTTTATAGTTAGTAATATTATCATAAACGTACAATTGGAATGGATTTTTAGTGTGTTTATGTAAAGCCTCTATTACTTTTTTAGTTACTGCTAATCGGTTTCGGACGCACAGACCTATCTTTATCATTACTAATGAGCCTCTCAATACGATTAACTACTTCATCAACATTTATAGTACTATAACATTTTGGACTTTTTCCAATCGCATTTCTACATAGGTTCATTCCATGTGTAAAACATGGAGCACATTCTGTTTTTCCCTCAATCCAATCAATATTTTTATATGTCTCTAATCTAATTTTTCCAGGAAATGCTCCATAAATTCCAAAACCAGGAACTCTTAAACTGGCAGCAATATGAATCAATGAACTATCAGGAGATAATATACAATCAGCTAAATGTGCTAATGCGATTGTATAATCTAAAGTTTGTGATTCCTTTGTAAAATTTAATACACAATGCTGCACATCCTCATCTAACGATTCAATAAATGCTTGAATATGTGTATGCATATGAGGAGCATCTGTGATAATTACAGTATGGTTTTTCCTGACTAAATGACCAAGAAGATCTTTCCATAAATTTGGACTTGGTGTTCTAATTGGTGAAGAAGCCCGCAATTGTACCAAAACAAAATTCTTTACATTATTTTGATCTAAATACTTTTGACATGCTTCAACTTTATCCTTTACAGGATTTTGAGTAGGGATAAGTTTTTCATCTGGTAAATTAAGACCCATCCATTTTGTAAAAAGTCGATAAGCATTTTCCTCGGTAGCTTCTCTACACCTTTCAATAACACCCTCAAAAATTGAATGGTAATCTGATCTTAATAAATGGGTTAAAGAAAATGGAAGGTCTAGAATTTCATCTACACAATCCCAACCTTCTATCATAGCTTGGTATTGCGGACCACACGCAAATTTGATTGTGCAGGTCGGATATTTTTCTTTTAGATAGATTAGATTAGGTTGGATGAATAAAAGATCTCCAATCCCTCCTGTTCTTGTAACCAAGAGGGATTTGTCAGTAAGATCTTGACCTGTATAAGGTCTATATACTTTATTGAATTGTACGGTGGCTGGTTTAAGAATTTTAACCTTTCTGAAATTGTCATACCATAATTGTTTATAAACACCTAATCCCATTACATATTTTTGTTTCTTTTTAAGAACTTGATGTTTGAATTTATTCTGTATGAACCCTGCAGTTCTTAGAGCTTCAGCAATTACAATATTTGGGGGTGATTCTCGAAGTTCCTCCATATGTTGTACATACTGTGGTTTGTCGCTTTTCAACCCCATTTTTTTAATAGATTGTCTTTGGATTTCCTTATCAACTTTAGGTCCCTTTCCATCAAATTCAAAACTCTTCACCTGTAAACTCCTTTCAATTATTTCGATTTTCTTGCTGCAACTCTAGAAAGTATCTGTTGTTTTTTCCTCTCTATATCTGCATAATCTGCTGGTGTTAATTCATATGCTTTTTGTTTGCGTCTTGGGACTGCATCTTTTAATGCTTGTTTCACTTTCTTAAAAAATTTAGATCCTGGTGTTTTTTGACTTCTTGCATTTACTGCTCTAGTCATCCAGGCGGTTGCTTCACCTACTTTTTTTTTAGAAAACGCCTCGCCCATGATATCTTTTAGTTGTTGATTTCTTCTTAAGAGGATGCCTGCGGTCGTATGACGATTAATTTCACGAGGTTTTTGCGGATCTTCTAATCCTCGTTGAGCGCGAAATTTTCTTTTAGCTCTTTCAAAATTAGCTTCTTCGCCCTTTTTAGTCCATTTCTTTTTGAAAAAAGATCTCAATCCCTCATCAACTAAGTCGTCAACCAAACCTTCAACGACTCTTATATCTTCTATTGTACCATCAAGATATGCATCTACAAGTTTATCTGGTTTCATGATAACTTCCCCCAATATTTTAAACCATCCCAGACATATTCTTAGGTGGTTGGTATTCCTTTCCTGCTGCTGACATCTTAGCTTTTTGATGTTCTTGTTTTTTCCTCAACAATTCTTTTTGTTTTCTTGCTTCTCGTTTCTTTTTGATCCAATTTGTCAGTCTGGATATATCCTGACCGACTCCTTGAGCGGTCTGTATACCCATCAATGTATTATATACCCAATCTTCTCCCAAAAGATAGTAATCAACCATTACTTCTGAGAGTTGAATTTTCTCTTTTAGTTTCATACTACCTCCCAGCGAGCCAATTAGTACTCTTTTTACCAAGTACTCCGGGTGTAACGTCTCTGTCTTGACTCTTTTTTTGTAATTTTCTACCCTCTTTATATTTTTTTAAAAGGTCTTTTAGTTTTATAAAATTAGATTTTCTAACTTTCTGTTCTTTCTTTTTTGACTCAAAAACATTATTTAATAAATGTTTGTACATAATATAGCCCATATAATAAGTTTTATAATTTGTTCTTCTTGTTATACATTCTTAATCCTTGAGGTGAGTTTTTGTGCAACCTTTTTGGGTTTCTTTTTTCCTCGCCAGTATGTACTTCCATAAGCTTCATCTTTTAGAGATGCGCAATACCCTTCTGCTCCATCTCCCATATGTTTTCTCATTCTCTTAACACACTTCTTAAAAAAGCCTTTTTCTTTTGGGGATTTATCACCAACTGTCTTAGCTAGAGAACGACCCGCTTTAGTAATGGATTTTTTAGTCCATCCTTTTGGCATACCCTCAAACCCAGCTTCTGTTATTCCAAATTTCTTCTTTTGATTTTTAATACAATCTTTCTTAGTAGCAGGATTTCTTACATTTTTACATCTTTTATTTATTGCTCTAGTGATAGCTGCTTTTCTCTGCATCTTATTTAACTTACCTTTTGTCATAGCGTATAAAAGACCACCAGCTGTCAAACCTGATAGAGCACCCATTGCAAGTCCCTGACCCAAGGAGCTATCTTGTAAATATTGTAAATACTCATCTAAAGGATCCATAACAACACCTTATTTTGTTCTATTTATTTTATAAGTTTGTAACTTATATTTTAGAATATTTTTAAGAAATTATACTTCCATAAAAATGTGAAAATATTAGTTCTTAGTATATACAAGGGTATTTTTAAACCAATGAATTTATTCAAAAATTTTGTTTATCATTTCTTTAATTTTTGTTTCTCCTGAGAAGTTATTTGTAGGATAATCAACAATTCTCTCATCCAAATCTAAAACTTTTGAAATAGTCTTTTTCATCTCTGGGAGAGTCATTAATTCAACTTCACCCATACTCGAAATCCATTTAAAGTCGTCATGTTCATGTGATAATTTTACAGGTTGTTTAGGATCTTTCATTTGACATAAATAATTGTACTGTGTAGATTCTCTTCTTCCACTATCCGCTATATATGTAAATTTATCAATAAATCTTAAAATACGAACATCTAATCCAGTTTCTTCTTTCACTTCTCTTTTGAGACATTTAATAGTATCCTCGTCTAGTCCTTGATCACATTTACCTCTTGGAAATTCAAAATGAAGGGGCCAATGATCTGTTGGAGATCTTCTAATTAATAAGATGAGGGTTTCCCCTTTTTCTCCTAGCTTCGCAATAACTGCTCCAGCCACATTTACTTTTTTAACAAATTTTTTCCTATCTGTAAATATAGTATTCATTACTGATTTATCTAAAGTCATACCACTACCTCATAGACATATAACTCAAGGAATTCTCCTTCCTTTAATATAACATCTGAGCTAATTGATAATATATTACCGCTATTTTCTATTGTATAATCATCACCGTATTCTAGTCTACCTTCTGAATTTTGTACTATTAAAAGTGTTTGATCTGTAATTGGTTCTGGTAGATCAATGAAAACTACAGATGTAGCATCTGCTTCTTGTGTGGTGATTTCATGGAAGTATCTTATCTTAAATTGTCTTTCAGTTTTAGTAATTGCATCAACTTCATCAGGTAAATCAGGAGGAACTGTATCACTAATGCCATCTTGTAATCCTGAGTCCCATACAGTATCAATACTATCTTTTGCATCGGGTGCTTCATTATAATCAGGATATTCAGAGTATGTGTGTCCATATCGAAAATTAGTAACAATGCCTTCTGCAATATAATCACTATCAATTATAATAAAACTTGGTATCTCAAGTTCATATTCAATTGTTAATGATAAACGCCAATCAGCAAGAGAATCTAATCCACCATGTCTTGCTGATGCATCCGATATTCCTCTTAAGATGTATCGTGGTTTAATTTTTCCTGCTATGACCAATTCATTTCTATTTGTAGTTCTTACAAGATGATCATAAGCACCAGCGCTATCCCAATCAAGTCCATAGGAAACACCAGTTTCGTCATTTTCGTATCTAAAGTTTTTAAGCTCATCAGGAATGATAATAAATGAATTGAAATATACAGGCGTGATTATTCTTCCTTCTCCTCCAAAATATTGCATCATTAAAAGTTTTACATCAAAATATTCATAAAAAGAATTTACCAGAATTAATAATTCAAACTCTCCTCGAAGTCTTGTAAACCCTACATTAATTTGAGTATTTGCATCTTTATAGATAGGTTCATATAGTCTTTGTATAAACCCTGAGTTTAAATTTGGAAATCTATAGAGTTGTTTTGCTCCGGAATTTGCTTCATCAAGGTTGAAGTCTCCTGAAGGGTTCAGAATCATAGATGTTAAATTTGGCATATCCATTTCGCGTCCTAGATTCATCTGTTCTTTTAGATAATCCACAGCTTTATCATATGTCCCTACAACGCGATAATTAGTTCTTGGATACATATAATCTGCAAAGTAACTTAATGTATCCTCAATAAATCCACCAAATACATTATGTATAAACGTATAATGATAACCGTCTCTAGTCCTTGCCATTCAATCCTAACTCCTTGTCGACTTCAGAAAGAGTGATAATCTCTTTTTCATCTGATGGAACTGCAACAAGTTCTTGTTTTCCTTGCATTCCAGCAGTCAAACTCTCTTTATGAAATTCGTCTAATAGTGATAATGCTCGTGATGTCCCTATTTGAATTCCTGTCGTCCTTACTACCTTTTTACCAAGCTTCTTAATAATATTTTGTCTCTCAGCAATTACGAACACAAACTCATTGCTATAACTTGTAAGAGTTAGTCCGTACAAAGTTAATGTATCAAAAAGTGTTCTATCATTAACTTCAATTTTTGATAGTCTGAGAGTTTCATTGAAAAGAAAATTAACGTCGTAATAATAATCAGATTTGATATTTTCAAATTGATTAATGATATCCAGGGTTGTCTTCCTATAGTTGTGTAGTGTTAAGAATGTTTCACAGAATTTAGAAGACTCCAAATTCTTAAACATGTTCACTTTAACACCATGAGAAGCAACACTTCCTTCAAAATCTGCGTCAACACTAAAAAGTAAAAATGATGATCTCTTATTAAAGAATGTACCAATATTGTAATAACCATCCAGAAACGGGACTCTTAACATATAACTTCGATCAAACGTTCTTCCAAGATTCAATGACATTCTAAATTCTCCTTTCTATAGGTCGAGGTTGGCTCCGCCCAACCAATCACCTTCACTTCCAGTGTTATCTTCTAGATTCTCGGTACCTTGTATTTTTGCAAGTATTAAGTCTTTCGAGATACATTCTTCAATCTTCATAAAGAAGGATTTATACCCCTCGTTCTTTTCAGATTCATTCCAGACATACAATCCTTGAAGTACACTCTCATCAAGTTCTTGAGATGGAATTTCTGGATTGGAAAAATCATAGTTTGATTCTTCAAGTCCATCTACAGCTCTAAGTAGCTTATCAACATACTTATCCTGAATAGAATCTTTAACGAACCTTATGTATCTAACAATGTTTGTTTCTTTCTTTGTAGGTTCCGTTTTATGTTGGGTGCGTTTTGGCTTTCTCTTTTTAATCTGCAAATTACCAAAGAGACCCAAATAATCTTCATTGTCAGTTTCCTTTGAGGGATCAGCACCCAAATGAACTTTCACTTCCAACGGAACAATCTCGTTTGTAATTTGTTCTAACTCAAAGGTATTTTTATAAGGAAGAATCACAGAATGGTCGTCATACGCAGCATTATGCACAAGATCAATCGAACTGGTTTTTACTCCAGCTTCTAGAGCTTTCTCTACAATTGCTCCAACTTCTACAGGAGAAATATCTTTACAATTATTCATTGTAAGCATTTCCTGATAATGTCGAAAGAAACCCTTCTCCAAATAATCCTTGTATTTTGATACTACATAATTCTTTATAGCTTCTGGATTTTGATGGTCAAGAAAACTAAAACATAATACGTCCATGAAGCATCTGGTAGCCATAAAAACCATTGCTCCATTTGAATAAGCATCTGAATTCACTGACTCTATTTTACTTCGGTATATTCTTAAGTAACTATTCATTAAGAGTATATCATGTGCAAGATCTGTGTTATATTGACTTGTTTCAGATGGAGAATATTTTAAGATGTTTGATGTAGCTGGAAGAGCCACATTATTTAACATATATTTTTGGAATGGAACTCTAAATAAGATGTTGGACATGTAACATATTGACTTATAATCATCGATAGACATTCCTGGAAACAACTCAACTCCCTCTCCTACTTTAAGATGTTTTATAATGGAGTCAAGTGGATTCGAGTCTGTCATAACAGCGGTCATCATCTGGTCGAAAACCTGACAATCACCTTTTAAAATATTATCTAGAAAGTTACTTTGGAACTCTTGCGTGACAGGCTCCTGCGGCGCAACCACGTCACTGTCCAACTCCGGGATCTTAACGTTATCTTCATTTTCCGTGACAAACTTCTCGAAGTCATCGATGTTACTGGTGTCGACGTCGATCGGCTCATCGTCGTGCGCAACCTCCTGTGGCGAAACTTGACCAACCAACTGTGATGGAAGAATCTTTAAACTAGCATTTATAGCTTTCTGTTCTTGTACGAGCATACTAAGCAGGTAACCATTTTTCATACCTAACATTAGGTCAACGTATTTATCTTTAAACATTCGTGCTAGTTCTATAATTTCTTGACATTCCGAAAGTGGAATTATCACCTTACCTTCATCAGATGGTCCAAATACTATTCTAATAACTACCAGTCTATCACCTGTGTTTGGGTCTTTACGAAATTCAAATATGAGATCTCTTTTCTTGTTATATCTTTTTGTGATATCTCCTGATTCAGGATTGTCATAGATTTCTTTGAGATTAGGAGCAACGGTGTTGAATGTTCTTACTAAATCACTAACGTTTGACCTACAGATACTACAAACTCTCCTTTTCCTATTATTATCAATTGAGATAGAAAACCTAGGTTTTGAGAAGTTGATATAGTCAGTTGTCGTTACAACAATTGAGATATCTAAATACCCATCAGAATGATATGCATTATCTTTGTATGAGTAAAGAGATTGATTAATCCAAATTACTTCTTCATTATACATTTCCTTTAATCTCCTTTCTAATTCTTATTCTATATTTATTTTAGATGTCGCCCGAAGGGTGACTATAGATTAAAAGCTTAAAAGCTTTATCATTATATGATTATAGGGTTTTTGTGTGTTGTAAATCCATAGAATTATTCCATATTTTAAAATGTAATAATAACATAAAATGGTTATTTTAAAACGCATGACTGAGTCCTTGGAAATCTTCTAGGAGATTATCAACCGTAATCGCGTTTTTACATTCTTTTTTTTGTTCTTTTTCTTTAGCCAGAACCCAAGCACGTCTTAATTCATCAATTTCCCTCAAACGACTTATATCTTCTTTCAATTGTTGATTGTCTTCTATTATCTTTTGATTTTGTTGAACTAATGTAGTTAACAAATCAACTACTTGTTCTTGATGCGATTTCTTTTTTGGTTTCTTTGGGTTTTCTATATTACCACGTCTTACTAAAAAATGATATCTTGTCAAATCCATATTAGTTACTTCAATTAAACCAGTAGTTTCCAATTCTCTTATCCAACTAACGACCATATTTTTTCTTACAGAATCTACATTAGTTCTAATTCCCAAATCTGTTACAATTTCTTCAATTTTCAAAGTTTTTTGAACCATCCTATTCAAATGGATTAAGTAGCGTCTAAAGATGAGATTTGCATTAGGCGAGAGGGAATACAAAATCTTAGCTAGTTCAGGTTTAATAATAGAATAACCTTGGGACATAATATTGTGAGTAAATAACGTTCCTAAAATAGTATCAAAATTGAAGGTGTAGGTTGAACCATATACACCTTGATCTTGTTTTTCTTCTACAAAAAATAAAGGTGAGAAATATTTATTTTGATATTTTTTTTGAAATGTTGTTTCTAATTTTTTCTTCTTAGTCTTTTTTCTATTTCCATTTGAGTTAATTATTGTTTTGATGCTATAACTTGTTTTTACATTACATGTAGCTATTTTGTTAATAGTTTGTCGTAATTTTGCTGTACTCATTCCTTTAAGAGGAAGAGACTTTAACATTTCTTTACTAGTTCTTGAGAATTTAAAAGGTTTACAGGTTCCTCTTAGAGTTTCTAAATCTTTGGGATGCACATTAGGTTCTTCACAATCAGCTATGAATCCTACATTAGTTGAGAAAGGTAATTGTTGGAGAATGCTACCATTAGCAGAAACAGTGCTGATATTATGTTTCTTCTTAATTATACTCTCAAAATGTAGCTGGCACTCAGTGGCTAAATAATCCATTAAATTAAAACAATAAACATCCCACGTACAATTTTTCTCAGATTCAAATTTCCCATGACTTGCATTCACTTTATACCCATTAGATAAATCATTTCCTCTTTTCTTTTCGATAGGTAAAAATGCTTGGTTTACTCCACGTTCACTAATCAATCCGATCATAAATGTCTCCTTTCACACTAAACCTATTTTAACATTTGTTACTAAACTATAGGAAATTTTCTTAATTAGATTATTAGAACCAAACTATATATATTACTATATGTATGGGAACATATTTGTTTCTATATGAACAAAAGTTTAAAAGGAGACAGACATGTATGAATTTTTAACTGGAGTAATTGACAGTGCAAAGGAAAGAATCAGACGGTACTTCCAAAAGAATGAAGTACAAGATTTCCTTATGTGGTGTTTTGTATATGGATTCTTAGCCGTCATATTAATATTTGGTGTAGTCCCTTGGTTAATCGGTTTAGGGATGTATATTTATTGGATATTCTAACTAGGAGGTGATGGGAGGATGAGTGTAACGACTAGAGAAAAGAAGATGGCGTTGTTAGTATTTGTAGTTTGTAGTTTGCTATTATTGTTGAATATGGGAATGTTATTGTTTAACGCAAAAATGATGAAATCAATTCAGGACACCATTGTAGAAATTACGAACAAACCGGAACCAAAACCTGAGGTCATTGCTCAGATAGTTGACCCTTTTGAGCTGAGCAAAGATATGGAGATTCTGTCCTCCTACATCCAATCAAGAAATAATAGGATTGCTGTTGAGATAGCGGATAGAATTGCTTGGGAGATTCATAATCAAGCTGAGTTGCAAAATATGGAGATTGGAGTTATATGTGGAGTTATTGAAACTGAGTCCACATGGAACCCATTTGCAACATCTCCCAAAGGCGCAAAAGGATTAATGCAAATACTCAAAGAAGATGGAGTTGAAATTGATCCTAAATGTGCTTATGACCTCAGGTATAATATTCAAAAGGGTGTGGAGATTTTAAAGTCTAAACTCCAGAAATCAAAAGGGAATTTGGACCTAGCTCTTCACTGGTATGTTGGGAAAGAAGATGGATATACCGAGAAAGTGTTTAAACACATGAATCGGTATGTTGCATACAAAACTCGAATTGCGACCACGGAGGAGAACGTTGATCGAACTGACGAAGCAACAGGAGAAAGTGTGTAACAATGTAATTGATTGGTACAACTCAAACCTGTCCCAGTATGTTACAGTTGGTGGATATGCTGGGACAGGAAAAACATCAATCATTCCTTATCTTGTAGATTACTTAAGACGAGGAAGGTGGGGTCGTCTTGCTTTTGCTGCATTCACAGGAAAAGCTAGTTTTGTTATGAAGACAAAATTAAGGGAAGCTGGAGTAATAGATCCAGATGACTTTTGTGGGACATTACATAGTTTAATGTATGTTCCATTGATGAAAGAAGTGAAAATCAAGGGGGTTAAAAAGAAAGTCATCAGCGGTTGGAGAAAGAAAGAAGATCTTGATGTGACTGCAGTAATTGTAGATGAAGCATCTATGGTTAATAGAGAATTATGGAATGACTTGCTGTCTTATGATGTGCCAATTATTGCAATTGGAGACCATGGTCAATTACCCCCTGTAGGTGGTAAATTCAATTTAATGCAGTCCCCTCAATTAATGCTAACCAAAGTTCATCGACAAGCACTTGATAGCCCTATTATTCAACTTTCGCAAAGAGTACGACAAACTGGAAAACTCGTCTTAGGTTATCCAAAGTCATTACACCAACCGGTGTTTGCAATGAATTGGAGAGACCCAAGATGCCAAAATACATTCAAAGGTATTAACTTCCAACAAGATATCATTTGTTTATGTGGGTTTAACTCAACTCGAGTAGAGTTGAATAATATGATTCGAGAGAAGAAAAAATGGAAAATGAAATTTCCTTATCTGGGTGAACGAATGATATGTCTTCGTAACAATCATAACAGCGGTGTAATGAATGGTCAAATTGGTACACTGACCTTTGGTATGCCTTCTGGTCATCCTGGATTAATGAACGCAACCGTTAAGATGGATGGTATTGGAGATGATTATCTTACCTTGATATATGATGGTTGTTTTGGTCAGGTTTCTTACGACGAAGTCTTTGAGATGAATCTTCGTAAGAAATATGAAAAGGCGATGAAAGACCATGGTTGTATTAACCTTGACCTTTTTGACTATGGTTACGCGATCACCGTCCATAAGTCACAGGGGAGTGAATGGGATAAGGTTATACTATTTGACCAAAGGAATAAATATCAAAACGATGATGATTATCGTAGGTGGTTGTACACAGCAGTTACTAGAGCAAGGGAGAAATTATTTGTGATTTATAACTACAACAACTGGTAGGGAGGATGTTGTGAGAGGATTAACGGTAGGATTATGTGTGATAGTTGGGATGCTGTTTATACTTCTTATTCAAGCTGGTGCCCAACTGTGGTTTGGAAGGGAAGCTGTATATCTATTCCTCAAAGGAACAAGAGAAGCAAACCCAATATTTTCATGGACAATCTTTCCTCTTGGGTGTGTTGCGATACCTTTCGGAATTTATATGGCAATAAGGTTCGATAATGAGATTCTTCCTAAACGATATTATATGGAATATTCTCAAGCGGTTGGATGGGGAGTTATGACTGATGTCGCTGTTTTTGAGTCATGTTCTCTACGAGGTGCATTCAATCATATAAGAGAATGGTCAATGTACACATCTCGACATAGACATTGCTCCTTTGAACAATTCAAGTGGTATGTGTGGATGGGAAGGTGTTCAGTAGATTGTTTATTTCCTGTTCCTAAGAGGTTAAAGGATATGACGGACCAAGAGGTTAAAGAATACTACCAAGACAAAAAACTTGGGAAAGGGTTTCGAGAAAAGATAAAGGGGAAAAGAGAAGAATGAAACAACCCTTATTTAGAGAATGGGTAAATGAGTTACCTTGGAAAATGCAAACGGTAATGGTACAGGGGTTAAGGGCGCCAGACACTCATTTCTGTAAGAATATGAAAGACATATGTAGATGGATGAGGAGTCTGGTCTTCCATAACGCTGACAAAAATCATACGTTTATGTGCGAAAAAAATAAACGACTTCCACAATGGAGTGATATCGAAAATGAGATAAATTATTGCTCATTACATTGTGCAACCCATTTCATATATGCGCTAGAAATAATAGCGTATAAATATCCATTGGAAAAAGGGAGAAGTAATCTGGCAATGTATCTTTACGAGGGACTTGTACATCATATGTGTCATTTTGCAATTGAGACTGAGGATGAATTAGATGTCAGATTATCTGATGTAGAAGAAAGACCTGAGTTGTGTATTGCGATTTGTAGACCAGAACCTGAGCCAGAACCTAAAACATGTCCATCTGGAAGAGCGGACAATTATTCATGGAGGCCTTAAATTGAATTGGAAGGATGTGATTAACATCATCATCATTATAGGTGGACTCGCAGTCTTATTAATGGAATGTGGATTTTTTTAGGAGGGTAGATGAAAGCGCCAAATGAATGGTGGAGATTGATTGATGGATTGATGACAGGTGTTATATTAATCGCACTTGGAATTTGGTTGGTCACCGTAACCGGTTTTGCAGACTGGTTAAAAAGGGTGTTAGAATGAAAAAGTTTTGGAAATGGGTAGGATATATTATAGAGGTGACGGAGGACACTTTCTGGGCGCACCTTGAAGATAAAACAGATCCAACCAAACCTGACATGGAAGCTGAAATTCCAAAAGACCAAATCAGAGAGCGAGATCGAGAGTGGATTCAAGTAGGTGCTTACTTTTCGTTTTACATCAGGTATTATGAGGGAGAACCAGATAAGGAATCTCGTGCATTTTTTCATTTTATTAAAGCTAGATGGACAGAGGAGGATGTCCAACGAGCAAAGGAACGTGCAACGGAACTATCTAGATTTTTCGTGGAACGAGAAACCACAGAAGAAAAACTAAGACGAGTAGTAGAGTACATGAAAAAAGAGTTTCCGGACTAATTCGGACTCTTTTTTTTTGTTTGAATTTTCTTATGAAACTATTTTGTCAAAAGGTAACATAAACCAAATGAAAGAGTATGTTAGGAGGTATGTTGAAATGGAAATGGCAAACCCCATTTGTAACCAATGTGGAACAGCTCACCCAGCATTGCAACCGGGTGAAAAATGTCCAATGATGCCTGAAAAATCAAAAGCTGGGATTGCACTAGACTTTAATCTAATTTTTGAACCATTAAAAACAATTTTAAAAGCTCAAGTTGATATGAAAGGAATCCAAGATTTTGATAAATTTTGTAAGTATATGATTGTAGAAATTACAAAATCTGCAGAAGCTTACAAAGAGTAAGGAGGAGAAGTGAAGATAGAACAAACTCTGTGGGTAGAGAAATACAGACCTCGAACATTGAAAGAAGTGGCTTTATCTGAAGACCACTATCAGGAGTTTGGAAGGTTTTTAAAGAATAAAGAAATTCCAAACATTTTGTTGTCTGGACCAGCGGGAGGTGGAAAAACAACTCTCGCAAGAATTGTTACATCTAAAGCAGGCGTAATAAGTCAGAGAGATCATAATGTTTTGGAGATAAACGGTTCTGCAAAAGAAACTAGAGGTATTGATTTTGTAGATAAAGTAATTGAACCATTTCTAAAAATCCCACCCGCAGGTCAAGATAAATATCGCATTGTTTTTATTGATGAGGGTGACAACTTAACGGAAGCAAGTTTCAGATCTCTTAGAGGCGTAATAGAAAAATATCAAGTAAAGTATGGGAGATTTATTCTTACTTGTAATTACCTCTCTAAAATTCCTGACCCAGTTCAGAGTCGTTTTGCAGTATATATGTTTAAGCAACTCCCAATGGAATTTGTTGATAAATACTGCAAAGATATTCTGTCTAATGAAAAGGTTAAATATCAAGAAGAAGATCTGAAGTTTATAATTGATAATCTATATCCGGATGTTAGAAGGATAGTATATGAACTTCAACGACGCTCAATAAATGGAACTTTAAAAGTAAATAAAGATGTAGCTTTAACATCTGAGAAAGCAATCATTGGTTCGATTATTGAGATAGTTGGTTATTTAAAAGATAAGAAGCCACATAAAGTGAATAAACTCATGACTTCAATAATCAACTTACTTGATAAACAAGATCTTGAGTTTAGAAATATCTATGTCAATCTCTTTAATTCAAAACAAATTCCAGTCCCTGCAAAAGTATTAGTAAATAAATATTCTAGAGAACACCAATCATGTCTTGTCCCATCAATGCATTTCGCTGCTATGATAATGGAGATTATTCAATGCGTGAATCAGTACTACAGGAGTATTGAAAAATGAAATTGACACCATCGAAAATCCAGACTGCAGATCAAGTCCGAACCAGAATTAAAGCACTTGGTGAAGAAGGGTTTAGAAAATGTAATGGGTGTGGTGGTACTGGGTTAGCAGGAATAACAAAACATGATTCTGGGTTTATGTGGAATGGTGATTATTGTGAAAAGTGTGATGGTAGTGGATACCTTGATTGGGAAGATTCGCAGCTTTTTTTCATATGTGAGAAATGTAATGGGACGGGTAGAACTCAGAATTGGGGCATTTGTGAGGCGTGCGGAGGAGAAGGTACAATCGACTTCGTCCAAAGAGTTACAAGGGCGCATCTCTTACCCATGCAAGGAGTGTGTCATTCTACCAATGGGGTGTAGTCAATTATGTAATCAGGTAACAAATGATGAAAAGTCATTGATTGGGATTGTTGTACTTACTGGCTGTTGTCCTGATTGTGGAGGTGAATTAGAACTAAGTGAAGATGGAAAATTTCATGGTGATAGCACATATCAACAATGTCAAGTATGCAAACATTTTTTTGCTGTCTATAAAGATCACGGAAAAACAATAAGAGTATTTAGGACATTTCACTAATGACAGGAATTTACAAAGAAGGGTTTCTAGAGTATCTCGAGGAGAATTTAGGTGGTAAACCTCGAGTTAATGTAAAGAACATTATTTGTAAATGTCCCTGGTGTGATGTTGGTAGAACAACCAGTAAAGATCACCTGTGGATTTCAATTGAAGCTCCGATCTTTAATTGTTTTAGAGCTGGATGTAAGCAGAGTGGAGTACTATCAAAACTACTTAATAAAATTGAAGGAAAAGATTCGTCAGGTAAATATGTAGACCAGGGTAAAATTAAATCTCTAGCAAAGAAACGACTAACATTAAAAAGAACAGTTTTTCGACCAAAGAGATTTATACTACCACAACTTGATGAACAAGTTTTTCATTATAAAGCATTGTATACAAGACAGAGATTCAAATTCGCCAAAGAGAATTTGAAGACTATCAAAGGACTTATATTTGATGTAGACCAATTTTTTAGGATTAACAAAATAGAGCTGTCAGAAAAGGAGGAAGGACTACGACAGTATTTCCACACAAACTTTGTAGGTTTCATTTCTGAGTACCATACGAACCTGGTGTTGAGAAATGTAGATAAGAAATCTGATTTTAGATACTACAGAATGAAGCTGCAACAGTACCCATTAACCGATTATTATAAACTAGACACTGGAAATTTTTTGTCTAAAATTGTAGTCTTAGCTGAGGGAATATATGACATATCAACCGAACATATATTTGACTCATTAGGGTTAAGGAATAAAGCAAGATTATATGCAGCTACAATTTCATCGTCCTACCTTTCTCTCCTAAAAAGTATTGCATTCCATGAACAAATATTTCAACAAGATGTTCATATCTTATCAGATATTGATGTTGATTTAAGTTACTATAAAAAGTTAAAATATTATAATAAACATCTAATTAACACCTTAACGGTGTATTACAATAGGTCTGGAAAAGACTTTAATGTTACACCAATTATCGTGGATAAGCAGGTAGTATAGGGAGGACTATGAAGAAAGTATCTTTACAACAACGAATTAAAGAAGCATTTGAAGATACAGTCGAGACAAATAATCTGAGGTATGATGGGACGATGTTAGACATTGATTATTTTGGATTATTTTGTAAAGCAACATCCAAGGATCGATTATTCAAATTCCTTGGCGCAAACGTCTGTATGTTCAATTGTTTACATGAGGATGATGAATCAGTATTGGTCATTTTTTCAATACCGATTAACTCAGACTCAAGTACAAAAAATATTGCTGATCGAGTGATGGAAATCACAGAAACAATGGAACGGTGTTTTACTACACTTGATTTCATCCAAGCTAAGGAAAAGAAAAATGATAAATTTGTATATGTGACAGTAATAAAAAAGTTGACCAGTCGAGAGGAGGATTAAATGCGAGGAACAAGAGCGAAGATGATCTTTAATCTTGTATTACATCAAGACGATAATATGATTGAGACCATCAAACGTGAATGTTTTAGTGTTGGAGCTAACAAAGATAAAATGTTCAATGACCTTGAAGGTACGCAAGTATACAAGTTAGCTAAGAGACTTTGGAGAAGGTTTGGAAAAAAAGATAAATGGGGAATCGCCTAAAAGGAGGTAGAAGGAATGCAGCAAGTAGGTTTGAGCGCGGAACGTTATGAAGAGTTTTTGAGGTGTTTGGGAATTTTGAAAGACATTTGTAATGATGTTGATATACAAGAAGGGGTTGCTCGACAACGTACAAATGATAAAGCGACAGTATTTGAAATTATGTTGACATCGATTCTCGACGATTTGAGTATTCCATTGATCAATCTAAAACAAAAGTTGGATTTGTTAAAGATTTTTTCTGAACAAGAGGTTGAAATTACTGTAGAAGATGATGGGAGTTTTTCATTTTCTGACCAATATTCAACTCTACATTTCGATGGTCCTGATTTAGATTTTATGGATAACAAATTTCTTACCGATGAGGAACTTGATAGTATCTTTGTATTGAATGAAGAAGACATGATATTGAATACAGAACTATCAACGACGATCTCTGAACGTATGAGAGTTATTGCTCAGGGGTTTAGTGTCAATACAACCCAAGTAGTTTTTGATGGTGAAACTGCTTCTATGACAATGCAAACTCAAAGTAAAGAGCAAACAGCAAAAATCATTTCTGATATTATGGCTGAGAGAGTTATGAATTGTACTAGCAGTTTGGTTAACACACCATTTATTATTGACCATGATGGTGATATAATTTTCAAGATGTATAACTTTCAAGATAATGTTTGTTCCAATAAATGTTCTACAACCATAGGTGATATTGACATTAACATTTATAGCAGGAGTGCACTTACAGAGGTTGAATAATGCCACTTTATCATTGCAATCTTTGTCATCATGAGTGGGAGGGTCCTAAAGAGGAAAGTCCGAAATGTGATTGGTGTAAGGAGGGAAAGGGATGGGTATTACAGGAGGAAACTCCCTTGGAAAAGTTCTTGATCGAATTTTCCAAAGATCCGGAAAAGTTCTTACGGATGATCTCAGGAAGAGAAAATGTGAACTCAAAGACATAAAAGCTAATTTTAAGGTTGATGTGAAGTTTAATGACTTTCGAGATTGGTTTGTAATGGAGAAAGATAAGGATCGATTTAACAAAGTTCATAAAACTGAAATGTCAGTTTATGTTGAAGATATGTTAGCGGCTACTCACATGATCCCTATTAACTTTAAAAAGGTTACCGTTAAACTTACATTTTCTGTAACGAGACCTATACAACTAACTAAGTTTCGATGGTTAATACCTGAGATGGGAACAGATAGAACTTCTACCTTTGTTCCACCAACGATGGTAGACCCTGGCGATACTATTAACTTTAATTGTGATTTAACAATGGATCTATAATATGCACCCATCAAGTATACTAAGCTACTACCCAACGTACTCAATTTTAGACGAGATCATATCCTACAATGATTATGATGTAATTAACGTTTATGTAGATCTAAAGAATTGTCTACAAAGTATTTATATGGAACATACTATTGTAAATATGGTCGAGTCTACAAAATTGAGTGGTCAACATGACACATCTGTGTTCACTTCATTATTATCCTTCCTATCATTCCATAGAGTGTATGCTGCTCGAAGAAATATTAAGATTAAGTTCTATATTTTTTATGAGAGTGGTAGGTCATATTATCATAATAATGTAAGTAAGAAGTATAAAGTGTCTAGACGAATAGATGACTTATATGGTTTGGACGCAGTAGATCGAAAAACATTTTTCGAAGTCATAAGAAATAATCTTGCTCTAATTGAAAATGCTGGTAATCGATTGCCTGATATTAAGGTATTGAGATTACTAAATTTTGAAGCTGACTTTATTCCATATTATCTAACTACAAGAAAATTAGTTGAAACGGACCCAAATGTAGCTCATGTAGTTTACTCGAACGACCATGACCTATGTCAAACTGTAAATGATCATTGTTATATCTTTTCAAAAGTCCCTTATAAAAAGAGAATTATCAAAAAGGGTGAAGGGATGAAACAACAGTTGAAGTGTGACTGTGATCTTGGGGATGAAATTCAACCATTAGCAATGGCGATTATAGGCGATCCTGGAGATGATGTTGATGGGGTTAAAGGTGTTGGTCCAAAGCGATTCTTATCTAATGCTAAAGATTTATTAAAGATGACAGGAGGGATGGAACAACTATACGAAAATGTATTGAAGGGTAAACAAATCTTCGACACTAAAGGAATTATCAAGAACAAATATATAAACAAGATACTTAGTGAAGAAGAAAAACGCAAACTTATTTCTAATAATCTTCGATTGGTTTCCTTTGAATTGATATCCAGATATTTTGATGATCCGGATACAACGGAAATGTTAGAGAGAAGAAAGAACTTACTGAAAGTATTGGATACAAACGACATTGTTAAATTAGACCGAATGAGAGAAGTTCTAGAAATGAACAGAATAGACATTCAAGGGGATGATTTGGAGAATATATACCATGGTTATGGAGGGTAATTATGCTCAACCAATCCCGTGTCCTAGATTATATAAAGGACAATCTTGGGTTTCCATTCCAGCAGCTAGAATTTACAGACGATGACATTATAAACTATTTTGTAACTTATTCACTCAGAGAGTTTTCAGGGTATGTACCTGACGTAAACAAAATAGATCTTAATGTCAACGCTACACAATTACAAGTCCCTGGAAGACAAAATGAATACTATCTTGTAGAACCGGACAATCTTGAGATAATGAATGTTATTGATGTGTATTATCCCGCTACTGATTTGTATATTCATGGTCATCCTGTTTACGGACCATTCACACATTTTGAGTTGAGGGAATGGGCGCTGGCTACTGAGATGGCTAACGAGACCAAACAATTTTCTTCGTGGGACAAAACCTTTGCGTTTAAACATCCTAATATACTTCGTATATCACCTGTCCCTACCGACATAACACATTGTACAGTAGAGTACGAAAGAATACAACCACCTGATTTGGGAGGTATCCCAAATGAACATCAAGTCATATTTTGTGAATTTGCAATGGCGGATTGCATGATTAGAATTGGTCGTGTCAGAAAGAAATACGGTGACGGGAATATGCGCACACCTTTTGGCGAAATCCCAGTCGGCGCAGAAATTTTTGATGAAGGTAAGGAGAAGAAACGAGAACTAATTGAGAGACTAGATAGGTTATACTTACCGAATGTGGTTATTGATCACGGATAGGAGTTTTGAATGGAGAAATTTTTTGTTGGGGTCGACCCCAGTTTGACGGGAAATGCGATAGTTATTATTGACAACAAAGGAAATATCCACGACACAAAACTAGTCTCTACTCACAAAGAATGTTACCTTAATGGTGAACAAAGAGTACTAGATGTATTTAACGAGGTTAAATACATTGCAAATGTTTGTAGATTAGAGGCTGTATATATAGAAGGTCTTTCATACATGTCTGTAAGTCCAACATTGTTTGAAAGATGCGGTCTTCTATATTTAATCCTTACGCATTTATTTGAGAGAGAAGTTCCCTATAAAATTGTCCCACCTACAACCTTGAAAAAATTTACAACAGATAATGGAAGAGCAGATAAAAAAGAAATGATGAAAGTTGCTAAGAGTAGATGGGGTGTAGACTTTGAAGACGATAATATATGTGACGCATATTGTCTTGCTCGCATGGCTCTAAAGGAATCTACCAATGGCAACCGTTAAATTTGTAGTACATGATCATAAAGCAAGAAGAGCTGGATATCATCAAGATTTAAGATTTCAAGATCCAAAGAATATGAAAAATTGGTATAGTTTTGCTGTACCAAAGAAGGTACCACTCAATCCAGGTGAAAAGGTTCTTGCTATTCAAACTCATGTACATACAGAAGAGGAAGCTTTATTTCAAGGCGAGATTCCCCCGAAAGAATATGGCGGTGGAATAATTACAGTATTTGATCAAGGTGTATGCAGAATAGAAAAACTAACCTCTGCACATATTGTGATACAATTTCAAGGAGCAAAAATTAAAGGGTTGTATCATATGGTATCCTTGGGAAATGTGAAGAAGTCTAAGTTTAAACAAAAACAATATCTTTTATTTAAGTCAAAAATGACAGACTATCAACCTTTAAAGATTAAAGGAAGTTCGTTAGACACGATATTAAAAACAGGATCTAGATTTAGAATGTATCCTGGAGGTCGTATCGCATGAAAAAAATTAAAGAAACACTAAACGAAATATTTGTAGGGTCCGTTCAAGATCTGAAGAATGCGACTCCCGACAATAGAGATAAAGAGATTTTAAGAATGGCAATAATTGCTGAACTAGATGCATCAAATCTTTATGAGCAGATGTCTGAGATTGCTATACACCCAGCAGTTAAAAAACTTCTACTAGATATATCAAAAGAAGAAAAAGTTCATGTGGGCGAATTTGAATTCTTATTAGAACGATTAGATCCAGAGCATGAGGAAAGCGAAGAAGAGGGAAAAGAAGAAGCTGAAGAGTTGACATCTGATCTATGGGGGTAAGATGAGCCGTTCAAAAGTAAAGAAGTACCTTGGAAATATCTTCCGAGAAGACGTTGGTGGGAAATCTATAAAAGATAAAATTGTTAATTTCTTTGTAAAGAATCCATATCCGGATGATGATCAAGTTCATAAATTTGCAGAGAAAGAGGGAATCAATCCACATCGTCTGGAATCTTATATCTATTCTCTCTTGTCGGACTTTATTACTGGTGTTGGCAAACATGATCACATTCCAGATACTAAGTTTGATGCTAATGAATTGGAGATGGGAATTGAAGTAGAGAAGGAACATACAGATTCAGAAACCATCTCAAAATCAATCGCAAAAGACCATTTGATGGAATGTCCTACATATTACACTCGTCTCGCAAAGATGGAAAAAGAATGCGAAGAAAGATAGAATCTTAAGTGAATTTGTTTGTTTCGTATTGAAAATAGAATTTTTCTAGGTATATATAGAACAAATTAATACTAGAAAATTCTTAAAGGAGAAATGTTATATGGGAAAAGTTGTATTGTCGGATAACGCTACACAAGTTGCTGAAAGTAGATACTTTATGGACGGAGAAAATTGGATGTCATGTACTCACCGCGTAGCAAGCGTGATATCAACACCAGAAAATGAACGACAAAAGTATCTGGATGCTTTCCATGAAATGATTCATAATATGGATTTTCTTCCTGGTGGAAGAATATTGAGAAATTGCGGGCGACCAAGGGGGTCGCTTTTTAACTGTTACCATCTCCCAATAGGTGATAGCATTGAGGAGATTGGTCAGTTAATTAAGGACGCATTAATTCTCTGGTCAGAAGGCGGTGGTGTTGGTGTAAACTTTTCACCATTACGACCAAGGGGAGATAAAATTTTTGGAAAGGGTGGAACATCATCAGGTTTAGTCAGTTTTATCCAAGCTACGGATGCTGTTGCTGAGACCATTGAAAGTGGGGGAAGCAGAAGAGCAGCAGCTATCGCTCATGTAGATGTGTCACATCCAGAGGTGATGGATTTTATTGACGCTAAGTTGGTGGATGGAAGGATCACACACTTTAATATTTCTGTATCTGTAAATGGCAAATTTCTTGAAGCAGTAGAAGCTGATGGGGATTGGGAATTCAAATTCAAACAGAGAAGTTATGGTAAGGTAAAAGCTAGAGTTATTTGGGATAAAATTGTTGAGAATATGGTAAAGTGTGCTGAACCAGGTTTAATCAACTGGGACAACTTTTCAAAGAACAACTCGTATTATTTTGAACCTGTATTGGGAACTAATCCCTGTGGAGAAACAACACTTGGACCTTATGGTGTATGCGACCTAGGTTCATTAGTTCTTCCAAATTTTATCACAGGTAAAGTAAACACAAATTGGCAAAAACTAGAAAGAACAATTAAACTTGCAGTAAGATTTTTAGACAACGTCATTGACGTTAATAAGTATACCTTAAAAGACATTGATATTAATGCCCATAAATCTAGGAGAATTGGGATTGGAGTACTTGGGCTTGCAGAATATTTATTTGCAAAGAAATTGAGATATGGGAGTGAAAGAGCAATTACAGAAATTGAAAGATTGATGCAATTCATTAGAAATGCTTGTTATGTAGCTTCAATTGAACTAGCAGCAGAAAAAGGTTCATTCCCTGCATTTGATCCTATTCAACATAAGAAAGCTTCGTTCGTAAGAAAACTTCCCGCCAGAATTCGAGCAGACATAAAGAACTTTGGTATTAGGAATACCACGTTAATGGCGATTGCTCCAAATGGTACGATCTCCCTTTTAGCTGACTATACAGGTAGTGGGGAACCACTATTTGCTAAAGCGTATATGCGACATGACCGTGTTGGAGATAGAATGTATATTCATCCTATCTATGAAGAGATGTTAAAATCAAGAGAAGAAATTCCAAATTGGTTTGTAGATACATTTGATTTATCTCCTACTGATCATTTTGAAGTTCAGGTCGCGCTACAGAAATATAATGATGGGTCGGTTTCGAAAACAATCAATTTACCACATGAAACTACCCCAGATGAGCTGAGTGCCTTATTGTTAGAGTACATTACAGATCTGAAAGGTGTTACCGTCTATCGAGACGGATGTAGAGATGGACAACCACTTCGCCGTGTTACAGAGGAGGATGCTCGAGCCTACCTAGAGAAAAATGGAAAGATTGAGTCAAATCGAACAGAGGATGATGTTCGTTGTGTGAATGGTTCATGTGAATTATAAAACGGGAGTCTCTAGACGCAGAGATCCGAAATAAAACACAGGAGGAAATGTAGTAATGAAGATGTTTAAATTATTTGGAATTTTTACAATTGTAGTTGCACTTATGTGCGCAGTACCTGCATTCGCAACAGAGGATGTAAAAGCAGTACCTGATTCAGGCAACCCTGGTAAAATAGGGTTTGGATTTCATACATTAAGTTCTACTGAAGATACTTACGCGGGTGTAAGTATCCGAGGTTGGACTGACAGCTGGCTAGGAATGGAAGGAAATTTTTATTATTCAAATGCAGAAGTTAAAAATGAACAAGGTGTTCAAGCCGACGGAGATCTTGCGTTGTATGGCGTGAAGTTGATGGCGGCTCCAGTACGTGCTGAACAATCTAAGTTTTATTTCTTTGGCGAAGGATTATGGGGTAAAATTGACGACATTGCTATTTCTGATAAAGCAGATATAGCGACCTATGGCGCCGGTTTTGGTTTTGAATGGAACTTTGCTGGAGTACCAGAACTTGGAATTGATATTGAAACCGGGTATTATCTTACTGATACAGATGGTACCATTGAACTTGAGAATGAAGATCAAGAGGTTAAAGTCGGCTTCGGAATGCACTATTACTTCGACTAACCATTAATCTAATTTCTCTGCGTCTAGAGAGTTTCGTTTGTAGAAAGGAGTACATATGGAATCAAAAATTAAGCAATTAGAAAAATGGATTAAAGAAGAACTGTGTCGATGGACTACTTATGAAAGATTAGTTGATGATGTAAGTGGTGAGGGTAGTGATGTAGAACGAAAGTGGAGCTTTAAAATATATACTGATAGGTACGTATATAGATTTATAGCCATCGACCGATATGGTAAAGACGGATATCTTGGTTGTCAAGTATCCTCCAGAAAAAAGAGAGCTGGTGAAAGCTGGACGAGGGGGAATGATTTACCTGATGGTCCTTTTACTAGAGAAACGTGGGAGAGAATTAAAAATGATATGATTGGTTGGGAAATCGTCCCGACTGCATTTTACCCAAACCCTGAAACACTTTCTAGTGAACCAGCTCAAACAGTAGAGGAGGGAATTGGATGTTAATACTTGAAGCAAAAGAAAAGTGTCCACATTCTGGTCGGTGTAAATACAATGTTGGAAATACGTGTTATGGTGCAAGGAATGATCGGGATACCACATTCTCTTGTGAATATGTAGATTCTTCCGGTCGGATTACTGAGTTTGGTCAACAAAGACATCCAATGGACAAAACAGGTAAAATGAAAGTTATAATGGAAGGTGCTTAATGAGTTTTGACAATAATGAATTAATCATCGCCGAGCTTCTCGAAGGGTTTAAAAAACAACGTGTAGATCTCGAAAAGATGATTGATGATGTCGAACAAATTAAAGAGAAGATAGATACGTTGTTTCCTGATAAGATAGAGAAAAGATTCAGAAATATCTTTGAAGAGAAAGTTAAAGCAGCATCATCTATGTTCAATGTTTTGTTGGACATCAGAAAAGAGTTAATTAAAAGTATGCGAGATGAGATTGAAATTCGTCGTCGTATTACACTTGAATCGACAGGTGGAATGGAAGATATCATCGATGTCCGAGATTTAGCCACACAGGTTGAAAAGTTAAATAAGAAGAAGTTAAAAGTTGTGGAAAACGTGAAGGACAAGGGAGAGAAGAATGATGGTGGAAAAAGAGGAACAGAAAGTTCAGGAGCAAGATAGCGGTCCAGCTCAACCCACAAAAGAAGACCTGTCCAAAATGATGGAGAGTGTTTCTATTAATAAAGATGATGTTGAGATTGAGATTGACAAGGACGAGATTGAAAAGAAAGCAGAAAATGTAGGAGTTGATCCTGAAACCCTTGCTCTCTATGAAGAGTTTGGTAGTTTCTTAAAAGTTAAAGCTGACATTACGGAAGACACAGGGGTAAAAGCTGTTATCCCTACAGGGATTGATGTTCTAGATGGCGCACTCGGTGGTGGATTTGCTGTTGGTACAATGAGTCAAATTGTTGGAAATCCTGGAAGTGGTAAAAGTATGTTAGCTATCCAGACAATGGGTTCTGCTCAAAAAGAATATAAGGGTTGTTTAGCATCATTTTTAGACTCAGAAGAAGCCACGACCTCATTAAGACTTTCAAATCTTGGAGTTAAATATCCTCCAATTAAACCATATACAGATGTGACAGTTGAAAAAGTTTTCAAACATCTTGAAACTATGTGTCTCTTTAAAGAACAAAAGAACATAGTCGATGTACCATCTGTAGTGTGCTGGGATTCAATAGCAAATACCCTCTCAGAAAAAGAAAGAGAAGTCGAGGATATTAATTCTGTTATTGGGTACAAAGCAAGATTGTTAAGCATTCTAGTTCCAAAATATGTTGCGAAATGTTCAAAGTATGGAATAGCATGGATTACTGTAAATCAAATGCGAGATCAATTAGCAATTGGTCCTTATTCTGCACCAAAAGAACTAAGATATCTCAGTACCGGAAAAACTCTACCTGGTGGAAATGTACTAAAGTTTAATGCGTTTACACTTCTAGAGTTGAAAGCAAAAGCCGCTTTAGATCCTGAGAAGATGGGGTTTGAAGGAATGATGGTTACAGCTACAACTGTTAAAAATAAACTGATGCCACCTAATATAGTTGTTGAATTGATAGGAGATTTTGTAAGGGGATTTAACAACTTCAGAACGAGTTATAACTTCTTAGTAAAAGAAAAGAGACTTGTTTCAGGTGCGTGGAACTACTTGAAAAGTTATAAAGATAAGAAGTTTCGTACCAAAGATGCTGAGATTTTGTACTACGAAGATGAGAACTTTAGAAAAGCATTTGACGAAGCAACACAAGAAGCAATTCAAACGGAGATCATACAAAAATATAATCCTAAACTCTAACTAGATTTCTCCAAGTTTCCCTCTAACAAGCGTATGATTTTAGAACAAATTACAAAATTGAATTACGCTAACAATTTGAAGGGGGAAATGTTATGAAGCAGATGTCAGACTTGCTGCGCGATTATGTTGAAGATACCGTTAAACGACTTGTGGACAACCCAAACGAAGTCTCGATTTTTATTACCGTATCTACAAAATCAGTGATTGTACAAATAAAGAGTAAACAAGAAGATCTGGGAAAAATCATTGGTAAGAAAGGTAGAACCATTGATGCTCTTAAGATCATAACATTAGCAATAAAAAACACACATTTTCCACGAGATACGCGGCGTGTGTCGTTGGAAATAATTGAGGATGAAAACTCAAATTTTATGGATCTAAATAAAGGCTAGGTAAATTGATATAAGGAGGACTTTCACGATGTTACAGAAAGAAAGTAAGATCAGAGTTCTTGAGAACTTTTACTCACTGGACTATGTTTTCTTTGGAAAACCAGTAAAGAAAATGCAGGCCTGTTGTCCATCTCTGATCGAAGATTACATTACAGTTAAAGGTGCATTGATGTCCTTAATGATTGAAATGTATAAACTGATAGATCATAAACCTGAAGCGATTGACGGTGTAGTCACGTCTGAAGGTTTAGCTGAGACAGCAAGAGAAAATGCTAAAATTGCCCGAGAAAACGCACACCACTTAGTTCATTCCGACAAAGGTCGACAAGACATTAAAGAAGAACTAAGGAATAGTATTACCGAAGATAGTGATATCAACATCGAAGAAGAGGTAAAAGACAAAATTAGAGAAAAAGCTTTCTCTCTCGCAATCGACAATATTCTCATTGGTAGAGCAGTCACCGAATCTGATCAAATTGAAGTACTCAATGATTGGGAAGGGAAGATTGTAGAGGACGCCTATAAGGTTCTAAGAGATAGCTTGGTAGAAAGTGCTATGTTTGTCTTAGAAGCGGATGAACTCCTTGAATAATGATTATGGAGAACTTGTAAAATATCTCGAGTCACAATTACCGACAGAAAAGGAGATTCCTGATGAATCTCCTGAACAAGTTTCTGACAATACTCAGAAATTAATCCGAGAATCTTTTGAGGATATACATTCGGATGTCCAGATGGGTACACCGAATGTTACCTCAAAGGGTTTCGATGTAGGTCGTTTCGAATCTCTTATGAGAGCTCAATTAGTCGGCGACCATAAAAAGATTCAGACCTATGAAAGACCTTATATATCAGTTACCGAGTTGATTTCTTGTATACGTAAGAGTTATTACAGTCGAATGAAATATCAAATCGACGTTGCACAACAATACTCATTTGCGTATCTATATTTGATCAATAAAGTCGGGAACGCGGTACATGACGTAATTCAATCTTTATATGATCATACAGAGATTGAAAAAACTATTGTCAGTGAGAAGTTTAAGGTAAAAGGTAGAGTCGATGGCATTCGAGACAATTTTCTACTTGAGTACAAAACAATAGATGAGCGAAAATTTAAAGGTGCGTATTTACCAAGTCATTATCATCAAGGACTAATTTATGCGTATATATTGAATACTGAGTATGGCTATAACATTGATACAATAACAATAGTCTATATAGTTAGATCACTCAAACGAGTTGTCCCCTTTGACCTACCTCTCAAAGATGACCTTTCTGTCGACTTCTTAAAAAGGTCTCTTATCCTTCATTCATGTCTTACTGACCAGATAGTTCCAGATCCGATTGGTGCAGATAAGGAGCAGTGTACGTATTGCTCTTATAAAAAATACTGTAAGAAAGATCATACTGAGATGCTAAGACCGTTTGCACAGACGGCAAAGAAAAACATGAAGCCGAAGACAGCGTTCTTGTTGTAATATTGGAGGAACAACATGATAGTTATTTACCCTATGATAGTTTCGAAGTCGGTTAATCCTAATGTTCTTCCTGGTGTATGTAAAGCGCTGGAAAAATACCTTATTGTTAACAAGATGGATAAGATTGTTGATAATGTAAATAAACAAGCTGGTTCAAAGAAGGAAGTTATTAAGTTAGCAAAAGGTAAACTGACTATGGAGTCAGTAGAAGAGATCCAGGAAGATAGACCTAAAGGTTCAACTGTTGGAAAAAAAGGGACAACGGCAACAGGAACTAGAGGTCAAAGTAGTGTTGGGGCAGGATTACCAGGAACTTCATCTGGGCAACGTGCAGGTGGGCGAACTGTTTCTGCACAAGCTGATGCCGAGGGTGGTAAAGGCGGAATGGCTTGGTCTGCTGGTGGAGCAGGTGGTACAGGACATGGGGGTCTTGCTATAGCTGTAGCACCAACTCCTGAAAAACCAAAAGAGAGACCACCAGAAGCTAGAGCTACAGCAAGGTTTGATACAAAAATTGATAGTAGAGCTATTACCGTAGAACCTACGACAATTTCAATTGACACTGTTAAAGGTACTCTATATCTTGGTATCAAAGTTGTTCCTTATATTGTAAACAATGATACATCACTAATACGTTTGTTAATGAACGATAGATATAGAAGCAAAGCAAGCGCCAACGTTCAATGGCAAACAAGACGAATTCTTAAAATGATGTGGGGGTTCGCAAATAGGTTCTGGAAGTATACAGTTGGTTTGTTCCATCAAACTGGTCTAGTAGGGCAAGAGTTATACACGGGAACTCTTACAGGTGATTGGAAAAAAGATGTAATCATTGGAACAACAAAATTTGATAAAAATTTATTCATTCTTGTAAATCAAACAGATTTAAAGAGTGACTTTTTATATGATGCAAGTAAAGTTAAGAGATTGTTTAAATTAATGTGGCCATCTCTCATGGTTGCAGATGAAGTTAATCAGAGAATGCACTTTTGTATGGACGAATATAAAGGAATGTGTTCAGTAGTTAACTATGGATATTTGTATGCCCTTAGTAGAGAGACGGTACAAGCGTATGAAAAAATTACTGATGTACAGAGGTCCGCAGCCTCAGTATTTCGGATGAAGGGGAGATTAACTAACATGATACGCGATGACATTGCATACGATAAATATCTTAAGTATTCAAGGGTCAATTTGGTATCAGAATCCGTGGGGTCGCCCATAGTTTCTCGTGTTATGAAAGATATCAAATCTGCGCCAAAGAAGTACAAACAAATATTTAATGATATGTTGAAAGCGTCACAAAGAAGAGACATGAAAGGTTTGATGTCTTCTGCAAATAAATTAGGAAAGTTTACAATTGATTTTGCTTCACTACAACCTATAATGAGAGCTGTTGATGGAAATTACGACAGGGTGTATAAATTTACAGATAAAGTATTTGCAAATTCACTACCCGAAATTCCTTCAGCGCTTCGAAGTGCAGGTGCTTCATTTCTTGCATTTGCTTCACTTGGAGCAGACAACCCAATGTCTGAAGTTAAAAAGAACATTAAGAAGGTTGTAGTTGATACAAGAAAGAGTATGAAAAAGAAAGTTGGGGATGAAGATTTTGATAGAGAGATGATGTATGCTTTTGTATTTGGTATTATTTCTACAGGTATTGTAGCTGCAGCCGCTGTAGCTATTATTCCACCTGTTGTATCATTTGTTGCATCGATTACAGGTACTATAAGCTGGATTGTAACAATTGCTGTTCTTGCAATTGCGTCAGTGACAGTATTGAGTATCTTCCAATCTCTTGGTTTTATTCCAGGAGGTAAATAATGGATGAATTAAAAGTTAATGTAGAAGGTTTAGAGTTGTATAGTGATCAATATCCTTTTCGTCTTCCCCTTCGGATTAGGACTTTTGAGAGCGAAGCTGACTACATGAAATTCATTCGTAATGTTGAGAGGCATGTTAGAAATAGTATAGAATATAGATTGTGGAAGAATTATATCATTGATGTTCTTGGTGTGACTTGTTGCATGGTCACTGAAGAAAGAATGGATCAATGTTCTGTAGAAGTTCACCATCATGTTCCTTCATTATTTGTTTTGGTAAAGGCGTTGGTAAATGAAAAAATTGAAAAAGAAGAAGAGTTTTCTTCATTTGATATTGCATTAGACGCAATTGAAATACACTTTCAAAATCAAGTGGGTTATGTAACTCTTGTAAAGAGTATACATGAAAAATTTCATAATGGATTTCTAAAAATCCCAAGTTCCCTTATAAGGGGAAACTATCAAGCGTTTATGGAGTCTTATGTAAAATATCTAGATGATGAAGATCTTGATGTTATTAATAATCGACTCGCTGTAAATGAAGGTAATTGCGGATGGGGTAGAGACAACTATCCTGCACTTCAAAAAGGTTCTTCATAATAGAGGAAATTTATGCCGTTCACAATTGATACAGAGAGCAATCAAAATCAAGCTCTATCTCTTGACTTAGATTATATGTCTGAGAGATATCTTACTGAGACTGGTTTGTTTTCTTTTCCATCACCTAGTCTATGGGTATTAGAACAGAACTTATATTTCTTACTTAGAAATTCAACAAAGAAAACATTTGAGTCAAAATATGAGATGCGTCCAGATTATCTATCATATGATGAATATGGAACTGTTGTTCTGGCTCCTTTATTAATGTATGTGAATGGAATTTTTACAATTGAAGATTTTACAATGAATGAGGTTGTGATTCCTAGTTTTTCTTATATACTGGAGATTGTGGAGGACCGTTTTATTTCAAAAGATAAACCTGAATCTGAGTTAGAAGCAGTCGATTGGTAACATTGGGGGACAGATGATAATATTAGATAAGTTTACACTTTTAAAAGATGTACCTAATGTCCTTCATTTGTCAGAAAATGTACTTAAAGCGAACTCTGTAAGAAATGCAAATGATACAGTAAAATCAATTATGGGTATCATGGAAAAAAGAATTACACACTTTGCTACGAAGCCTGTCTTTAAGTATGTTAAAAAAGGTAAGTTCCATATTGTATACACACCTAGTTATAATCTTCCTGTTTCTTACAATATTCCAACCAAAGGAATTGTGATCAATTTAGCTTCGTTTAATGTAAGAGATGTGACTCCTACAAATCCAAGTCCTCGAGATTTATATGCATGCTTTGCGTATGGAATTTGTTTTATGAAGATGGTCACAGGAAAAGCTAAATTTCCCGACAAATTCTCTTCTGTAATTTCAACATATTTAATGACTGTATTTTTTAGAATCTTTGGAAAAGAATATGGTCTCCTTGGACGCTACTCCACCCAAATACCCAAGCTCAAATTTCTAACTTCGTGTTATATCAATGCGTCATTCTTTGGAATTAAAGGAGATTCAAATTATAGAAGAGCTAGTATGGAGACAGGTATAGATTATAGAGATGTAAAATCACAACTGGATAAGTTTAAATTTGATAACATTGATGACTTTATCAACGCGTTGTCAGACTTTAAAGTATTTCCTGGTATTTCTAAGTATCATTTTACATCAAAACTCTTAAAGATGTTAACTATTAATTTTCTTCCAGCTATAGAAGATTGTTCTAGATTTACATCTGTTCTGACAGCATCTAGTGTTCCAGGAGTGACATTTATACCTTCAGCTTTGATAAGATACAATGAAGATGAATTTGACAAGGTAATGAAAATTTCTCAGACAATATTTAGTAGGTGAAATAATGGATTCTTCGAATAGACTTCTTGGCTTTTATAGGGCAAAAGTGGTGAACAATAGGGATCCAGAAAAACAGGGTCGAGTAATTGTATGGATTCCTGCTATTATGCCTGAGGTTGAAGACACGAAAGGACTATGGGCAAGACCTGGAAATAATCCTGTGGGCGGGAGGAATATGCAAGGAGATTCCGCTCATCATAATATGGGAACATGTTATGTCCCACAAGTGGGTAGTTGGGTTTTTGTATTTTTTGAAGCCGGAAATATTGATTCGCCATACTATTTTGGTTCTCTTGATATTGGAAATACAAAATCATTACCTGAATGTCAAGACGCAGAATATTGGAATAAATGGGTTGTGTTTAAAAGTCCACAAGGTCGGTGTGTAGTTATTTCTGATGACCCAAATGATGAAAGAATTGAAATTACAGGAAAGAAAAGACAGATTTCAGAACCACCAACTGGAGATGTTCCTTCAGTCTACAATATAGATGATAATCAAACGACTATTTTACTTGATGAAAAATCAGGTCGAGAAAAACTCTTAATCAGGACGTATAAGGGTGATTTCATTCATATTGATATAGACTCTCAAAAGTTACAATGTTTCTTTGAAGGTGATATTGTGATTGAGAGTGGAGGAAGCATTCATATTACTGCTGAAAAGGACGTAAAAGTAAAAGCAGGAATGAATATGCACCTACAATCTGTTCAAGCTATGCATCAAAAGAGTGGAATGAATACGCATCATGAATCTGGGGCAGAACATCATACAAAAGTAGCCGGTACTATCAATCGAGATGGGGCGTCAATAAGTGATAACGGCGGGGCAGCTCAACAAGCTGTTGAACCAAATCCAGACCTTCCAGTAGGTGAAAGGAGCACATAATGTCTTTATTACCAATACCAGACTTACCACAAGCTCCTGAGCTTCCTGGTGTACCTGATGTGGGTGATATTATTGACGGTGCTGTTGATCAGATTCCTGGAATTTCAGATGTTGTTGGGGACATTGATTGCAACCCTCAAAAGTCATTATGTGATAAATTTAATAACCAACTAGATGATGCGATAAAGCAAATTGAGAATTTTAGTAATATCTTTCGAGATAAACTCGGTAGAGTCCAAGATAAACTTGAGTCTTTCAAACTAGATATTCCAAGTACAGAAATTGATGATCTATCAAAAACTATGGAAGATGAAGCCGCTGCTGCCCTCCCGGACATTGATCCTTGCGATCCAGCAGAAATTTTAAAGACTCTAGAAAATTGTGGATTGGCGTTTCCCAGTCTTGCTTCTCCAAAACAAATGGAGAAGGATATGAGAGATTGGATGAGTTTTAAATTGAAAAATATATTTGGGGATTTTGAATTTCCAGACTTTGATTTTGCGATGCCAGATTTTCCAAGGTTACCATCATTCGAATTACCGGAATTTCAACTCCCAGAATTTTCTATATCTCTTGATTTTGATGGTTTAGATAACTTGTTAAGTAAGTGGAAATTTCCTGATCTTTTGGGGTCAATGGATGGACTTTTTAACTGCCTTGATTCTATTTGTAAAGACGTTGATTTGGACGATAAAATTACTAGAGTGAATAATAGTCTTAGTGGCATGGGAATTTCTGATAGTGGAACATTAGATACAAAACAATTGATGGATAGTGTTGGTTTATCAGATCTCCATCAAGCTGGTGTTAATAAAGCAAAAAGTACAATGGCAGATCTAAAATCTGCTTATACAAGTGCAGCTGAAAATGGTGCAACTGCAGTTACTAATCAAACAAAAAATATGGTTGCTCAAACTACACAGCCCGCAGAAGGTGTTATTGCTAAATACAAGTCATTGTTTTAGGAGTTATGATGAAGATACCTTTAAAACCAAGTCTTCTTAAAATTCGAAGAAAGTCTCCAAGGTGGATTATCCTCCATCATACCGCAGAGATATATGACGATCCTGCAGCAACAGTAGCAAATACAAAATTTCAAATACCTGCAATTGCAAAAGGAGTACTTGAGAAGAAACAAGGTGATGTAAATTATCACTACATTGTAGATAAAATTGGTGAAGACTTTCAACCGATTGTATGTAGACCCTTTGTGTTTATGTGTGACTGGCCAGATATTAGACCTGATGTAAATAATGCCGCTGTTCATATTGCTGTATTAGGAAATTTTGATTTTAAAGTACCTGAAAAGAGATTGTATGAAATATTATGTTTTAGATTAATTAACCCCATGTTAAAAATGTGGGGACTCTCTCCAAGCCGCGTCAAATTTCACAGAGACGTGTCAACGGATAAAGATCTTTCCTGTCCTGGCGACTTTATTGATATGGCTGTCGTCCAAGCGATGATAAGACGCTTTGTTATTAAGTAGTCTGTTTCTCACCTGTTTGTTTCCATTATAGTAATTTCGATTATATATATAACCTTTATGAGTTTAATGTTATATAAACCATGAAAGGAGATGTATATGCTGTCGTTTGAGAAAGAGAGTTTGAAAAAGTGGAACATGAAAATGGATGATAAACATGTCTTCACACTTAATTTAATGACCTCTTCTATCACAAATAAATTTAACATTGTTTCTGATTTTATCCAGAATGTGTCCAAAGTTATTGGTCAAGAATTTGATGATTGGTTCTTGGAATTTCTGACAAACTACAAAGCGAGAAAAGATTTTGCAACTATTGTTGAGAATATTGATAAATTAAAAGGTTTTGTTGATAAGTATATTGACGAAAGTGACCTTGACTTTTCTAAATTTGTAGATGTAAGTAAAGCAAAAAAAGGAACAATCCTTTTTATGCCTGATGAAATTGAAATGATTATTCGAGCTTCTGGTTATTTGAAATTGTATTCTGTGATTTCTAATAGTCAGGATATGCAGCTAAGCAGAAAGTTGCATGGTGAAGCTTATAATATGATCATTACGGACATTGTTAAGAGTGAAGTTGCAGCGAAAATTTTTAACGTTGTAAAAACCAAAACCTACAAATACAATATGACTGACAAGTATATGTGGGAATACATTAAAATGATTCAATGTAAGTCAATAGACGTCCACACAGTTGAGATTTTTAACTTTATTATGAACTCCATTCTGGTTCTCTGTGAAGAGGACAAAAACCCAATTACATACTTTGTTGGAGTTGTTGACGAGTCTGTAAAATGGTTCTTGAGATCTGTATATAAGAAAACGGTCATTTATGACGACTCGATATCTACAGAAGATATTCATGGAATGAACATTGACAATCTCAAGACGTATAGTTATAATGATACTCTTGGGAGACTCAAGGGAATCGCATATGAGAAGATTTACCAAGATTTGGATAAGTCGTCTATAATGTTAATTGATGAAGATAATGAATCTGATAAAAACATTACAGAATTCCAAAATAGAATTTTAGACGTCGAATTCATTTCTCCATTATGTGATTGTTTAGTATTTCCAATATTATCAAAGATGACAAACATTCCTTATACACATTTTACAACATTGTCACCTGAACATGCTACAATACTTTCATTGTATGTAAAACGAATTTTGGAGAAAGTTTTTAAGAGTGAGTACCCGAATTTGTTTACGCTTCTGGAATATTTCCCAACTACTGCGCCTGCTATTGCAACTACATATAAAATTAAAAATGTAAATGATGATGGTGGGTTCATTCAAATTCAAAATAACGTTGCGAATTTTTTTGGCTTTTCTACGAAGATTTTACCTTACAAAATTATGAGCTACTTTGTAGGTAGGAGTTCAAGAGTCAATTTCCAACATGTTTTGACTGGAAAGAAGTTGGGTGGTATCCCTCTTTCTAAAGTGGAGTCAGATGTAGTTAAATTTTATACTCTTTTCTTTTCTGGAGCTTTGGATGAAAAGATTGAAGAGATGAGAAACTACATGCAAGATGACTTCTAAAATAATGGGTAGAGTCTTGTCGGGACTCTACCCATTTTCCGTTGTTAATTTTAGAACAAACTTAAAATGTGATACCTTTGTTAAGGAGTTATACAATGACAAAATTACAGGAAAGCTTTGAAATCCTAGAAGAATTACTCCGCCAGGCTCACGAGTTAATATCTCCTATGACATACCATGATGATCTTGAGAGATTGACCCCACAGTTTATGATGGGTGATATGCAAAAGAATCCTGGATGTTATATTAAAATGGATACTGGTCGAAAAACGATGGTGTTTCCTATCTGTAATAGAAATGGAATCAAGACACCACAAATGATCAAGTTCTCTCTAAAGTTAGCAGCAAGATTAAACGATGCAGATTATGTTGATCAAGAAAGAATTTCAATTGTGATTTCGAAGTTAAATCGTCTTTTAAACAGATATGACAGACCAGTACCAAAGCCTTCTAGAGCCGCTGGAGTTAAAAGTCTAGCCACACAAAAATTTAATCAATTGATGAAATAAAATGTTAAGACTTCTGAATACTGATTCTTATGTGAAAGGTCTTACACCAGTAACGTCGATGACATATACTACTAAAGCTGGTGAGTTTCATGAGGATGGTCTGTTTAGCGAAAAAATTTTTGGGCCTAATGGATCTCTTGAGAGACGACAAACCTTTTCATATATTGAGTTGAGATCAAAAGTAGTACACCCTGCCGCTTTAAGAATAATTCTCCAGTTAGATAGACGTGTAGAAAAGTTTTTATCTACCGAAGACTCATTCATTTTGAATAAAGGTCGCCTAGAAGTAGTAGAGACTGGAGGTGTCACTGGAATCAATGAGTTCATCAAATTGTTTCCAAGGATCAAGTGGAGAGGTGAAACAGACACAAGAGAAAAGTTAATCAAATTTATTGAAAATGAGAAAAAGAAAAAAACTCTTTTCATTGATAAAATACCTGTTATCCCACCTGATTTAAGACCTGCAGTTCTAGGTGAAGATGGAAACTGGATGATTGACGCTCTTAATGACGTATACATTTCAATTATGAGAAGAGCTGCTCAAGTGAGATCTTCTGGTTCTGGACCTTTATATGATTTATTAAACTATGCATTACAAAATGCAGTTATGGATCATGACAACTATATTCGAACGAGAATTAATAAGAAACAAGGTCTCATTAGAAGTCAGATGCTTGGTAAGCGTGTAGACTTTTCAGGCAGAGCAGTTATTACACCAAGTCCAAAAATCAACTTAAATGAACTTGGGGTTCCATTACGTTTGGCAGTTGGTCTCTTTGAACCATTCATATTACATCGCTTGCTTTATTCCGGTAAAGTTAATAGAGAAACTTTAGCAACACTTGTTGAAGAATTTACAGGGTTGGAATTATCTGTGGATGGCATCAAACGAGTATTGAAAGCTATTAAAGAAAACGATAAAATCCCTGAAGATTTATATGAGTTATTTTTTGAAGCAACTGATGCTGCAATGGCGGGAAGGGTAGTTGTACTAAAACGTGACCCTGTATTACATACACAAAGTTATATGGCTTACTTTCCTGTATTACATAGGGGAAATACATTAGAAATGTCAACACTTCAAGTTGGTGCTCACAATGCTGACTTTGATGGTGACCAAATGGCAGTATTTCATCCATTGACAGATGAAGCTCAAAGAGAAGCTAGAGAGAGAATGACACGTCTTACTAGCGGTACATCTTCTTCTCAGTTAGTATTTGAATTATCAAAAGAGATGTGGGCGGGTTTATATATCATAACTAAAGATAAAAAGTCATCTAAACCTGCAAAAGCTGTATCTGATGAAGATTTGGAAAATATAACTGACCCATATATTCCTGTAAAATATAGAGGAAAGACAACTACAGCAGGAAAAGCAATTTTCAATAGCTGTTTTCCAAAAGGAATGTCATTTCAAACAGGTATTGCATCTAAAAAATTAACAGGGTCTTTAATACAATTAGCTTTTAAAAAGTATGGTGAACCGGCAACTATTAAAATTGCTAATAAATTGAAACATGTAGCTTTTAAATGGGCAACTATCACTGCTCCATCAATGACTCTTGATACATTTCAACTTCCAAAATCTGTGTATGTGATTAAAGAAAAGATCAAAACTGCAACTCCAGAAGAAGCACAAGATCTTATTGATAAAGCTCAAAAAATTGTAGAGAAAGAATTAAAAGATACAGGGTTTGGTGATTTAGTAGAATCTGGATCTGCTAAAGGTTGGGGTCAGCCAATGCAGATCCTTGTTTCTAAAGGTGTTATTGCTGATCCTGATGGTAATGTTTTAGATCCTGTAGCTGGTTCATTTGCGGACGGCTTATCAAATGTTGACTTCTTTAAAGCATCACAGGGCGCAAGAAAAGGTATTATTGACCGTGTTATCAACACGGCGGATACCGGATATATGGCTCGTCGACTTGCATATTTCCTCAATACTGTAGAAGTTGATCGCACTCTACGAGATTGTAAAACAACCAGGACTCTTGATTTTCTATTAACAGAAGATTTAATAGATCGATTTACTGGTCGATTCGTTATTAAAAATGGTAAGTTAATGCCATTTGAACAAGCGAAATTGAAATTAGGTGATATTGTTCATTTACGAAGTCCTGTTTTTTGTAGAAGTCCAAAAATATGTCACACTTGCTATGGGAGATTAATTGAGAGACATAGAACTCCATATGTCGGTATTTTAGCATCACAGATTATTGGAGAGAGAGGGACCCAGCTAATTATGAAGACATTCCATACAGGTGGTGCTGTAACATTGATTAAACGAGATATGTTAAGTGATATAATTAATAATGATCCATTGTCAGGATTGAAAAAATAGTGGAGTTGTTATGAAAACTTTCAGAACTGAATCAAAATATCATGATGACGCGTTAAAACGAGACATCAAAAGAAAAGTAACCGTAGCTGGTGTTACATTAGTTGGACTTCCACTTGTTACTATGTACGCACTCTTTCAAGTATATGAAAGACTATTAGCAAAGAAAAAGAAAGCTAAAACTCCAAGAGAAAAGTCTGAGATCGAATGGAAGATACAAAGACTAGCCAGACGAGCTAAGAAATTAATGGCGAAGGTGAAGAAAAATGGCTAAGAGTATATCTACATATCTAAAACAATCTGGTAATGATCTTGTTGTGTTAAGAGATTGTGTTCTTACTATTGATATGTCCAACTATGATGCCGACAATATGAGAATGGAAGAGAAGATATGGGTCAAGTCATTGTTAGCAAAAGCGGAGTTTGGAGATCTAATATTTGATATTGTTCTGGATTATCCTGTAGACCTTCATGTATATAAGATGGACAAAGTAGGAAAAGAATACATCAAACTCCATTATACAGCGAATTCAATTATGCTATCAGTTTCAATTGAAGCCGCTGAATCTAAAGTTCAGATTTCATATGTAGATCGTCTAATTGGCGGAAAAGAGATCTTAAAAGATGCTTCTCATTTATATAGAAAGTTGTTTGCAGTATATGGCAAACTTTCAAATATGGATTCTGCACACCTAGAGGTCCTTTGTTCTCAAGTATTAAGAGATAGACAAAATGTCCAAATACCTGCGAGGTTAGGAAAAAAGTGGGATCCTACTTTAGTAAATCTAAAGAAAGTAGTTTTCTCAGAAGGGTTTATCAATGGGCTTGCATTTGAGAATGTCAATGAAGCAATTAAGACTGGTTTGATATCTGATGAACGAGCCGAACCTAGTATTATTGAAAAGGTTATGACAGGTACGTTGGTTGATGATAGACGTGGACAAAAAGGTATGGTAGGAAGTAGACATTATAAAAATAGGTAATGATATGTTACTAGAAGAATATCTAGATCATTTACAGGAAATTGAACCAACCACTGCTGCAGGAATAGTAATTGGATCCATGACTTTTTTGATGATTGTAGGTGGTCCAATTCTGCAAGCACATATGTTAGTGAAAACCTCGAAAAGACACAAGGTTCTAGAAAAGAAACTTAAGGACATACTTCAAGATGGACGAGATTGGAAGATATATATCATGAAAGAGAAGCTTCCAAATGCTGGCATTTTAAGTGAAAAACCAGAGATATTTGTAACATCTGGATTGTTTAAGTATGTAACGGATCGAGAAGTGATGGCTATACTACTCCACGAAGTAGGTCATATCAGGGGGTTTCATGCGACAAAACAAGGGTGGTCTACAGCAATATTAGTCAGTCCCGCCATTGCTGCAGCGACAACAACATTATTCAATACCGCAACATTAGTGGCTTCAGCGTTAGCACCACTAGCGGTAATGGCTATTCTATTTACATCACATATGATCATGCTTCCTATGAGTAGAAGTCATGAATATAAAGCAGATGAACATACAATACGATATGGATATGGAAAGGATCTAGCCTCAGCCCTTAAGAAAATGATAAAAGTTCATCAAAAAGGACATTCAAAATTATCTAAGAAAATAGCAAGTTATCTTGATCCACATCCGACAGTTGAAAGGCGAGTAGCAAATATATTACTACACGCCTCAACGATAAAACTCATTCTAAAAAATACTTTAACTAAATCGGATGTAGTTAAACATCTCGCAAAACTTTGGAAGGGTTAAAAATGTATACATATAGAGCTAAGGTAACAAGGGTTGTCGACGGTGATACATTCCATGCTGAAGTGGATCTTGGCTTTAAATTAACTATGAAACAAACATTTAGGTTAGCTGAGATTGACACCCCAGAGACATTTCGACCAAAATCTGAAGCAGAAAGAGCGCATGGACAGCAGGCTAAGGAGTTCGTTAAACGAGCAATTGAAGGAAAGATTGTTACTGTCAAAACGAAGAAGACGGGAAAGTATGGTAGATATATCGCCTATGTAACTTATGGTGGTGGACTTAGTCTATTACAAGAATTAAGGGACAAAGGATTCGAAAAGAAGGAATCATATGATACAATTTAAGTCACTTAAGCAGTATACTCATCTGGTTGATGGAATTCGATTTCCAAAAAATAGGAACGAACCATTTTTACTAGTTTATATGAGTGAGAACTCTACGTTGTTAGATGATTATACTAAGTTAAATCTTCGAAGAACCGATGCGCGGTTTGTTATGGTTCCGTTAACTAAGATACCTATTTCCAGAATGACAGCTGAGTTAAAAAAATTATATAAGACTCAAGGGTTATACGCATATTCTACATCCCAAAAAGTTCCTGAAGGACAGAATTTAATTTACGATCTAAGTAACTTTTTGAAAACAATGGACACTACTTATAATGTCAAAACGTACCGACAGCGAGCAGGATTCTTGTTGAAAAATATGTTGTTAAAAGTTGCAAATTCATACCCTCCCAACTATCAAAAAATACTAATCTATTCAGTTGATACAACAAAATCTATGAATTCATTTATAGATAGAAAGATATTTCCTTTGTTGATTCAATTGAAAAAAGAACCTTTCCAATTTGATCATCTAATTCTTAATACCATTGGTGATGCAACTTCTAGGTATCGTCTTCTAATTAAAGACAGACAATTTAATTTCAATAGAATTCACCAATTTCTAAAGAAGATTAGGCTATTAGATCCCGAAAAAGAGAAAGAAGAACAATTAGTAAATGCGACTAGTGCGGTCATGAATCGAATTGATGCTGACATTGAACCTAGTAACAAAAGTAAAATAAGGGACGCAATTGTTAGATTTTTTAAGAGAAGTCCTAAGTCTTTAGAGAAGGCGAGTATTGATTCTATAGATGATAATGAAGCTCAGGAAATCGCTACAGCGTCAATTCTATTTAAAGCGAATGGTGATTTGTATAGAGCTAGAAGAACCGCCAAATCAATTCCTACAACAAATAAGAAAGCCGCTTTAAAAGTGGTAGATAAACGATATTCTGATGAGCTTTTAAAACCTCATAAAACCGAAACTTTATCTGATGATGTAATAGTCCAAGTGGCTAACATTCCAAAAGCTGTAGGGAATAAATCACCGGAGCATATATTTGAGAAACGAAAAATAGACTTTGCAACTAATCTAAAGAAGGATATGACTAACTCATTTCGAGTTCTCCAGTCAAAAGAGGTCCCATTAAAAGTAGCTAGTGTAAAGATAATACAAAAACCAAGTCGTTCTGGAGAATTGCGCAAATCAGATGTTAGTACAATTCAAGTTACTCTTACTGACAAATTTAGAAGAAAACATGTTGTTGATATTGATATTCCTAACGTGGGTGAAGATGGTACCTTTTATGTAAATGGTAAACGCAAATGTCTCATTAACCAAATAGTACTTTGTCCTATTTCGTTTCCTAAACCTTATGATGCTAAGTTTGAGAGTAGTTATTCAACTTTCCATATTTGGAGCAAGAGAACCAAAAGAGAACAGTACTTAGAAGGGTATATTGGTTCATACAAACTCCCTCTAATGATACTTCTGGCGTTTAGTTTTGGTTGGGAAGAAACTCTTAAATTGTATGATATCACTCATGAATTTGTAACAGAGAAACCAAGTAAAGAAGTTGGGTGGAGATATAAATTAGCTGATGACAGATATCTTATTTTTGGAAATGTTGATACCCCATTAAAGGAGGAAATGTGTCAATCGTTTATCCACGCAAATGTTGCTGCTTATAAACTCAATCAAGAATTTGGAACTAAAGAATATTTTAATGATTTGATTATTAAAATAAGTGGGCGTATTAATTCCACCTTCTTAATCGAGTCAAACCTTGAGAATATTGTTGATCCTGTAGCAAGACAGGTGTTAATCAACCAACAACTACCAAGTGATTTATACCTGATTATGAAATATATGGCTTCAAAGGTAGTAACGGGGTTTACACAAAAACGCAATGACATATCAAACCAGCGAATTAGGAACTCTGAGATATTGGTCCATTTGGCACAGAAACAAATACTTGCTGCCTATACCGAATACAAAGAGCAAGTCCTGGCCGGAAATAAAAAAGCTAATTTTGAGTTGTCACAAACTAAAGTGTTGTCTGATTTTATCAATTCCGAAATTGTTTCTGATATGGAGTATGCAAATCCTGTAGAAGAGATGGCTACAAAAACAAGGGTCTCTCCTGTTGGAAAGACTATTGGTGGTATTCCAGACAAACAAGCTATCCAAAATGAAGGTCGAAATGTTCATGATTCTATGTTTGGAAATATTGATACATTAGATACTCCTGAAGGACCAAATGTTGGCATTGTCCAACAATTAACAGTAGACGCATACATCACATCAGCTCGAGGACTTATTGCGACAAAGGATATTAAAGAGGGAGAAGACTCTGGCTTACTTTCTACTACTAGTTCGCAAATTCCATTTGTTGAAAATAACGATGGGAATAGAGTAATGTTCGGATGTAATCAATCTAGACAAGCAATACCTCTTAAAAACCCAGAACCACCAATGATTCAAACGGGATATGAATCTATCCTTACTAACGTTTTATCTGATGCGTTTGTAAAGAGAGCGCCTTGTGCTGGAAAGATAAAAGAGATAACAGATGATTTCATTAAAGTAGCTTGTAAGGGTGGTCCTGCAAAGAAAGTAGATATAATTCCTGTTCATTTGAGATCTGGGTCTGGAAAAGATACTCTCAGTGTTTTTAATCCAAAAGTAAAAGTTGGTCAATCTGTTGCTAATAATCAAATTATTGCAGAAGGTGCCTGTATATCTCAAGGCACTATTGCTCTTGGTAGGACTCTTTGTGTAGCTTATATGCCTTACAAAGGTTATAATTTTGAGGACGGAATTGTAATTGCAGAGTCGGTTGCTAAAGAAGAAAAACTAACATCTCTCCATGGAATCATGGAAGAAGTTCTTGTTTCAAGAGATGATAGAATCACTTTTATGACAGAACTTGGAACAAAAACTAAAAGGGGTGATCCGTTAATTCGTAAGACAATAGGAGAAGTTGAACAACTTATTGGTTATGAAGAAGAGGTAGAAGGGGAAGAAATTGTATCAGGACATTTTATCAAAAAATCCCCTGGAGGTGTTGTAGTTGATATTGAAGTGTTTTCAAATGTTCCAGAAAGTAAATTCCCAGATTTAAAACCTCTCATTCAACGAACAAGATCTCGATATAAAGTTCAACCAAAAGAGAAATTTACAGTTCGTGGTGAAACTGTAAAGGGTGTGTTGATTAGATTTAAAGTTGAACAAGAATTACCGATTGGAGTTGGAGATAAATTAACAAATCGACATGGTGCGAAAGGTATTGTATCGTTGATTGAGAAAGATGAATTGATGCCACGGACTCCTACCGGAGATAAAATTGAAGTAATTTTAAACCCAATCGGTGTTATTGGTAGAATGAACGTTGGACAATTATATGAAATGTATGTTGGGTTAATCTCCAGAGAATTAGGTAGAAGGATAATAGCTGGGAAGAGTAAATCAAAAGCTGTAGCTCTGATGAAAAGTGTCTTACCAAAACTAGATACAACAAAGAATAAAGAATTCAGTAAAACATTAATTCGAAAATTTCAGGGATTGAATGCAACTAAATTTAAACAGTTTATGGATCAAGTAAGTCAATCAAATAATATGACGATCCTAGTACCACCATTTAAAGCTCCAAGTTATCCTGAGATACTTTCAGCAATGAAAATGTTGAAATTGAAGCCGGGTTATAAGTTAAAGCTTCCAGAGTATAACACAACAACAAAACATGAAGTCCCAATCGGATATCAATACATTTTGAAACTCGAACATATTGGAGCTGAGAAACTGCACGTTAGAAGTACAGGTCCGATAACAAGTAAGACAATGCAACCGACTTCGGGTAAACGAAGAGAGGGTGGTCAGAGAATGGGTGAGTTGGATACATACTCGTTTATATCTTATAATTGTCCAAACTTGTTAGCAGAATTTTTTGGACCACTTTCAGATGACCATGTGACAAAGAATCAAATTTTGTCCGATATTATACAGACAGGTAGTGCTCAGTATAGACCACCTAAAGCATCACCTGTCCGAGATTTGTTAAATTCATATTTTGTTTCATTAATGATAGGGAGGTAGTTACAATGATTACTGACGCTTACTTAGAGTTCCTAACTGAGCAAGATGAGGGTGAAGAAGAAAAGAAGCCTTTTTATAAAAGAGGATCTTTTTGGAAGAAAGCTGGCGCTGTTGCTGCATTAGGTGCAGCTGGATACGCTGGTCATAAATATGGTGGAAGAGCAGCAGCTGCGGCTAAAAGTGCTGCAGAGAAAGTTGGACAACGAACCGGACTTACCGCCGGCATGAAAGCTATGCGAGCATCGTTGAAAAGTCAGGCAGCTGAGCGAGCAAAAGCTAAGGCTGCCAAAGCCGCTCAAGCTAAACAACCAGCAACAACGGTATAATATGGATAGATCTAAAATTCTAATGGGAGCAAGTGTTGCCCCATTGGAGATGGATGATGAGGATCTTTGGGGACAGCAAGAAGACGCTTCTATCCAGTATGATGTTCTAGAATTAGTTGACGCTATTGATAAGTTAGAGTTTAAGTCTTTATACTTAAACTCAATTAATAATATCAAAGCAGAAACAGTACCTGCTCAACGAGACTTTTGTCAGAAGTTTCTTATAAAAGTAAAAGAATTATATGATTTTGAGTTTCTCCCACATCCCGAATTAGAAAACCAAATCGACATGAACAACGTTTATGATCTTTTAGAGTTTCTGAATTTTGGGTGTATACCCTTCCTTGGGGATGTGTGGAGATTCCTCAAAGTCGATTTAAGAAAAATTGATGTGATATCTTTCTGCACCCAAAACGAGGATAAAGTTATCTCTGAGATTGAGGACCAGATTCAATCACACGATTATAGCGAGTTAATTTCTATATTTCTTAGAACATATAATAAAGAAAGTATGGTAAGTTGGTTTGCGAGAATGACCCAACGTTATAAAATGTTGGTGTTACTAAGAATCGCGGAAGGGATGTAAAATGAGTGAATTTCGAATTGAGTTAAAGAAAGGGTCTGCTAAATTAGTGGCTGACCGAGAAGAACTGGTTGGAGTTTCTGAAACACATGAAGGTCTTGTATTCAATTTCAAGGGCGGTATGAATGTTGTAATACATGATGATTATATGTCCAGTTCTGTGAAGAAAAGGGTTACTAATGCAGATCGTCAATTTGCTGAGGGAAATCTCATTTTTGATATGGATAATCCTCGGGCACCTGTCCTTGTGGACACCACTTAAAAATTCTATATAAAAATCAAGATCTATATATATTAATATACAGATAGGAATATTTGTATTTACAGATGTTCCTGAATACCAATCAATTAAAACACAGATAAGGGGATAAGTTTGCAATCACATAGTCGATTTCGAAAAACGGGAGGTATGGGTTTCTTCCGTTGTCATGGAAAGGGGGTGGGGCGACTGGGTCGTTGGGCAATTCAGGTTAACCATTAGGGCAGCAAGAAGGGAACGAGGTGGCGAAGAAACAGGACGTGAAGAAGCTGAGAAGAAGAGTCATACATTATTATGAGCAGGCAGCGCTACCTGTACTTATTAAAGAAGCGCAGGATCTTGGACTACGAATTCCGAAAGCCATTTTAATGGAATTTGAAAAAACGCGTCAAGATTCTCCAATGCACAACCAAGGCTAAATAACGATAGTGATGACCAACCTCGACGTTGGAGATTGCTATTGTATCGTATATAATGATCGACGCACCCGACTGCGATCGATGGTTATGTCAAATTTAGACAATGCGAGTCGCTAGCACTTGACTGCTAGGAACTCCATTCTAATCTTATGTCTAATCCTTAATTGGATTAGGTGTTTGATTGGAATGGGGTTTCTAGTGGTCAAGTGCTGGCGACTCACGCCTAAACCGTTTTCCGTTTTTGTCGTTTTTCGTTTGAATATTTTCGGGAGGTGCTTAATGAGATTTGTCTCGGCTGAGCAATTTATAGAAAAGCTTGGCTGCAGGGTCTATCCGATAACACTGATTAAGTTTATGTTGAATAAACGGAGAATTTTACGTTACATTTCAGCAGCGGCAGGTGATGACTTTAAAGCAGCTAGCTACCAGGTGGGTCCAGAAGGATGCGAAGTATGTGAAAGTAAGAAAGAACAGAATATTCTATGTAGACAACATACATCTATCCATCGTGTTCTTAATACTGACACAGTAGCATTTGATTTGGATACCAATTTGTACTTCTACAAGAATGAGATTTTTCGTATGGTAGGTAATCGACTTGTAATCGTATATTGTCCACATACAAAATTGATTATGGGTGAGCTTACCGACGATAAAGTACGGAAGGTAATTCCAATCACTGTAGAAGACCCTAAACTTACCTCCCTTCCTCAATATGCGAATGTTAAGAAATTTATATCTACCGAATTGATGTATAATCATATGAAATGCTGGTTTGACAGGGAGTTTTCAATAGTTACACTTCCAGATAATGGCGGAAGTAGTAATTGGTGTCTTATTACTAACAGATAGGAGGATTTAAGAAATGAGTAGTTACGAAGAGTACGCGGGTCTGGGAGAGACCGGGTATGAAGATCAAGAGCCAGTAAAGCCGGAGGATGAGTTTTTCCACGCCTTGTATATAGCTGGAAACTCAAGAGAAAACCATGCGGGTATTACTGAGCAATCAGGAAAGTTGCAGATAAGAGGTGTTGAGTATAATCTAGATGCCATAAATATGGTTATTACCCATGTTAAGAAAGTTCTGGTGAAGTCATCGAGAGATGCAAAGGGCAGAGAGAAACTGGAATGCTTCAGTTATAAAAAAGAGCCAAGACCTCCGTGGCATGGATTTGAAAATCGAGTATGTGGTTCTAACTCTGCTGAAAGAGCTGCAGATCAATGGTGCCAAGACTGTCGTGAACAGATTATCGTCGCCGGACTTTATTGTGATGCAAAGGGCAAACCGATCCTCAGCGAGGAGAAGAGACCCATTTTTATCTTTCTCAGGGGTAAGGGTATGAAATACAGTAATGTATCTGAGTACCTTGGGAGCATGTTTAAGTTGGATCTTGAACCAATGTTCCAACCTGTTACGGAAGAGAGCAAAGCGTTTGAGAAGAAAGTTGTGAATAACAAACGATTTGTTACTCAAATTGGAATGGGAAAACAATCCTCGAATTATGGCGATAAAGATGTTTTCACTTTGACCAATACGGTTCAACTCGAAAACAAAAACGTACTTGAAGTATTGAAGATTGCGAAGCAGACTCAGGATAAATTCAATGAGAAAATGGACTGGACAAGGACTCCATCGACAAGTGGATATTCTCCGCAACAAGCTCCTGTTGACCAGTCCAATGTGATTCCTGATTCTGAAGGGGGAGAAGCTCCAAAGCAACAAGAAGCATCTCCCGCTCAGCAACCACAACAAGCTCCAAAAGACGAGACCTTTAATTTTGAAGACATCAATTTCTAAGGTCACTGATGTAAAATGTGTCGATGGAAAACGGCATAAGTGGGATAAAACAATCAAACATTGGGCGTGGTGTAAGAAATGTGGTTCTATAACTAAGTTTCATTATCGCGCTCATCATGACAAACCATGGACACGAGTAAAAGAAAAAAGTATGCATGGCAATTATTTGATTGGAATTCCAGAACATTTACTCTAAAGGATGAACCTATGGGAGGGACAAGATGTCCCTCCCTTCAGAAAGGATGTTAAACATGAAGAGCCCTTGCGATGACTGTGTTGTTAGTATAATGTGCACGGCGATGTGTGAGGAAGCTCTACCATATTACAAGAGTCTTGCCACTAAAGACCAAACCTTTGACCATGATCATTATTTCCATCGTGTTGAAAAGTATTGGGAGGACAAGGCGAGTGGGGTAGAGAGTCCCACGTCAATAAGGACAGAAGATTCTAATATAGAGTTACACCCAAAGGAGAAGAACGATGGCAAGAAACGTAGAACAAAAGTACTTCGAAAGATTGGACATCGCTGTGCTTCCTATCTCAAAGATAAAGTCCTTAATAAAAGGAGACATCTTGGGAACGCTGAATGCGTGGAGCAGCGGTCGTAATGTTGATAAACAATGTTTTCATATAGTCGGACCCGCCGGAGTGGGAAAGACTCAAATTTGTGAACAGATACAAATCGAACTTACCGAAGAATTGAAACAGCCGGTTGAGATGATTATGGTCAAATCACCGGTCCTGTCCAGAGATGATTTCATTATCCCATTTCCGATTGTGGATAATGGAAATACATCATTCCGAATGTTATATTCCGACTTCGTTCCGAAAGATCCAGATAGTATTGGACTATTTGTGATCGACGAATTCTCAAGAGGTGATCACTCACTTCAACAATTGCTGTGGCAAGTACAAAATGAGTATAAGGTCCACTTGTATGATTTTCCAAAGAAGTGGTTTGTTATCTCTATTGATAACCCTGATGACTCTGAATACCAAATGGATACAATGGAAGACGCTGCTGGGTTGAGGAGGCAGCTACATCTGTATACTGAGGTTAGTGTTCCAGACTTCTTGTCCCATGCGATGAAGAAGGAGTTCCACCCAACAATTATTCAATTTATCCAAGCTCATCCGGACTTTCTCTATGACTTTAATGCTCAGAAGGTTGGCGCGGTATTTTCTAACCCAGCAAGTTACGAGAAGTTGTCTGACCAAATGTGGAAGTTTGAGTTGGGTAGAGGAATTAAAGAAAGTTACAATGAGATAGAGCCACTTGCTGCTGGATTGCTTAATTCCAGTAAAGCAAGAATGTTTATCGAGTTCATCCAAGAAGGAAAGGATGTGAACCCAAGAGATATCTTTTATGATTATAAGAAGAAAGTACGTCCGATAATCATAAATCTCAAAAGAGAAAAAGATAATGCCACTCTTGGAAATATTATGACTGGGTTCTTGACCTTTGTGACATCGGAACGTCCGACTCATACAACAAAGAAAATTAAGGATAATGTCTCTCAGTTTTTGGTTGATATGCCTATTGATACTTCGGCAATCTTTATGTCATCTCTTGATGGTATGGAGAGGACTTCACCAGAGTTTGTATACATGGCGGAATTCCATCGAGCATTGTTGGAACATGGTGATACATACCGTGTACACTTTTATGAAAAGGCGATCCAAGCAGCTGAAAATGGGAGGTAGGTATGGAACAAAGCGAGAGATTACGAGAATTAGTAGCTGTGATGACATTTCAAAACAGTTACTGGGGTTATCTCTTTGCTAGGATTCGTCGAGTTGAAGATTCAAATCTTCCATCAATTATGGGTGTTAGTCCAAATTCGGACGGAACTATTTCATTAAGATTTCATCCGGAGTTAGTAAGAGATACAGATGATGAAAATTTGAAATGGATCCTTGAGCATGAAGGAATGCATGTATTGAATAAACATATTCCAAGGCTCTTAACTATCTTAGCCAATGAGGTTGATCAGAAGCGAGAAATGGCTAAGATGGCAGTTTGGAATATTGCTGCGGATTGTGCAGTTAACGTGGCTATTGCAATACCCAAAATCTTAAAGATTGGTGGGAGACCATGGACTGGTCAACATCCAGACTTATATGGACTACCAGACGATAGATCGACTGAGTATTATTTCTCCAAACTAATGAGTGAATACGATTCAATGGAGTCGGAAGGTGGAGAAGGTTCAGGAGAAGATTTGTTTGGTATGGCTGACGATGTAGATGACCATGGCTCATGGGGTAACGTAACAAAACAAGTAACAGATGTTGGATCTTTAGCAAGAAAGATTGACGGATATACAAAGAAGATAATCAAAGAATCTTTGAAAGCTGCTGGTAGGAATCGTGGTACAATACCCGGTCATATTATGGAGCTTATTGAGTCTGCTCTTGAACCTCCAAAGGTCCCGTATTACCAATTAATCCGGCGACTTATAAGAGGCTCAAAAATGAGCAAATTCAAACGAGCATTCACAAAGGTGAATCGAAAACGAACTTATGTGTTTACAATCGGAGAACTAAATATCCCTCAAATCTCGCCGTTTCCAGGGAGAACCAGAGACTTTACATTCAATATCTGTGTCCTAATTGATACCTCCGGAAGTATGTCACCGGATGATATTAAAGAAGGTCTCTCAGGAGTTAAGAACATAATCGAGAATGATAGACATTGTAAGTTGACCGTTCTTGAGAATGATACACATCTCCAAAAAGAGTACGAATGTAAAAAGATTCGTGATATTGATTTTGAAGTAAAAGGTCGTGGTGGAACTATACTCGAACCAGGACTGAGAAGAGCGAGAGAATTGAGACCGGATGTAACCTTATGTTTTACAGATGGTTACTGTGATGATATTAACACTTTACCCAGAAAGATACTTCCTCGAAAGTTAATCTGGGCGATCCAACAAAATGGTACAGCTGAACATGTGAATAAAACTGGATACATAGTGAGGATTGAAAAATGATACCAGAATGGGGATGTTTCAAAGGGTTAACGTTTATGTGACTTCCACTTCAATATTGGCTACGTGTTAGCGAATTGGCGTTTATAGTCTGGGCTGTTTTTATGATCTTTACATTTACAATGATTTACCAACTCATAAAGATGGGCGCAAATGAATTTGGCGTAACGAAGTGGGAATTTATCAAGGACATGTTCAAGGAGACGTATGGATGGATATGGAAAAAGAAATAGCAAATAAAATCATGCTACTTGGTAAGTGGAGCAATCCGAAACCAGGAACCGGAGCTTCTGTTATGTATCGTGCAGCTTGTGATTGTACCGATCCTGATTGTGATATCACAATAGATATGGAATATGACCCAGATTTTGGTATGATAGATCTCATGTTTTATAAAGATGTTCATACGTTTGACGAAGTATGGGACCCAGAAACTGGAGCAGATCATATTCGCAATATCATAGGACGAATCAAGAAAGCACTAAAATTGATCTTTACTGGGCGATTAAAAATGGAAGAGTCGTTCCATATCCAAGGTGAAGACCAAATTGATGGATGGATAGAAGCTCTACGAAAGGGGAAGGAGTTCATATTAGAGGACTTAAGAAAGATGCAAGAGGAGTAGATATGGCACAATATACTGCGAAAGATATAAGAACGCTTAATCCAATGGAGCAGATACGTCTCTCTCCAGGTATGTGGATTGGTCCTACAGAAGATCCACACCACCTAATTGAAGAGGCGTTGGATAATGCTCTGGATGAAGCTCAAGGAGGACACGTGTCAATAATCGCTGTGAATATTGACACAAAGAATAATGTCTGTGCAGTTATAGATAATGGAAGAGGTATTCCAATATCTGACAATACTCCTGTAAAGATTTCTACTGAGTTATTCTCAGGAGCAAAATTCCAGGACAAAAAGACTGCATATGAAATAGCGAGTGGTCTTCATGGTGTTGGTCTTGTTGCTGTGAATGCTTTGAGTACAGATTACGAAGTAGACATTTACAGGAATGGTAAGCATGGATATTTCCTTTTTAAAGATGGGAAGTTGAAAAAGAAGTACATTAAACCATTCAAAAGTGAAAAACCTTTTTCAACGAAGATTCAATTCAAACCAAACCCAAAAACATTTGAAAGTACAATTCCGGATCTAGATCGAATAAGGAGACGGTTGAGTACAGCATCTGCGGAGATGGGGAAAAAGATTTCTTTTGTATTACAGGTAGATAACAAGAAAGAGGTATTCAAATTATCTCTAACGGATCACTTTGGACAGCATTGTTTAAATAATGGAGAAGAGAATACGGGTATAGCTGGATTGAAATCGTCCATAACACCTGAAGCATTTAATGTTCTCTTGTCATATTCTTTGAATGGTAGTATGACTCCAAAGGTTTTGTCATCTGTAAATCTTCTTCCGGTCGACTCAGGTGGGACACACGTCAATTGTTTTTACGATATTTTGAGAGAGTTCTTCTCTGCGAAAGCAAAGAAAGCGGGATATCGTTTCCTTCCAAATGATTGTCTGATTGGTCTGAGAGCATATTTAATGCTCAGTCTAAGAGAACCAAAGTTCTCAAGTCAGACAAAAGAGAAACTTACCAACAGAAAAACTGACATGGAGAAATTGTCAGCTCAACTCAAAACACAAATCGAAACCTACTTTACAAAACACGGGGACAAATTAGAACTGCTACTCCAGCGTTTCGCAGACTATCGAGCGCGACTGGAAGCGAAGAAGATCAAAACCGCACCCAACGGAAAGAGAGTAGCTACGAAATTCACAAAGCTGAGAGACTGTACGTCAAAAATGGGTGAACTGTTTATAGTAGAAGGAGATTCAGCAGGCGGCGGTTTTGTATCTTGTCGTGATCCAAGGAAGCATGCAATCTTACCTTTGAGAGGAAAAATTCCTTCAGCTGCAAGTGCGAAAGACATCTTAAAGAATAAGGAAATTGGAGAACTGATTCAGTCGTTAGGAACGGGTGTTGGACCTACTTTCAATTTGAAGAATTTGAAGTATAATAAGATTATATGTGCTACAGATGCTGACGAGGATGGGTATCATATTCTCTGTCTTGTTACTCTGGTTTTAGCAGTTCTAGTCCCCGAAGTCATTAAAGCTGGTAAGTATTATTTCGTCCAGACTCCACTGTGGGCTATAAATGAAAGAAAAACATTTACCCCAATCTGGACAGATGAAGAACTTACAAAAGCGAGAGAAGCAAATCGACATCTAACTCGACTCAAAGGGTTGGGTGAATTGAATCCTGACCAATTGAAAGTTGTTACGATTGACTCAACAAGAAAACTTGTACCGATTCCATACACAAAGAATCTCGGAAAGATCATAAAACTCTTTTCGGACTCAAGTCAAAAACGAAAACTTCTAGAAGGAAAATGGAAAGTATAGGAGGTGTAAATGTCCCAGAAGAGAAAAAATAGCACCCCAGCTAGGACCCGGTATAATGCTGAGAAGAGATGGGAAGTCAATAAACTGAAAAAACAAGAGAAGCACAAAAAACGTGTGGAGAAGAAGGCTCAAAGGAAAAAGGACCGTGAAAATACTGAATCCATGTCGTAATTGTGTGATCAAAATGTGTTGTACATGTCGGTGTCCTGATCGTCGGGATTACTGGGATACGAGAGAAAATTTTTCTTGGTGGATAGCTCACGCTTGTAAGTGGGTTGCAACGATTAATATCATTTATATATTCTTTGTAAAATGAGAGGGAGATAAATGGATCAGTTAATACCGCAGTGGTATAGAAGATATGGCGAGTATGTGAACTCATTTAGATCCTTCCCGTTAAAAGACGATGGTTTGAAACCTGTTGAAAGAAGACTTTTAATTACCGCTTATTTAGTTGCTCGTGATAAGCGAGTTAAGTCAGCTAGTGTGGATGGAACTTGTATTGCGAAATACCATCCACATGGTTCATGTTATGGAACTATTGTACAGTTGGTCAAAAATGGTTTTCTTGAAGGTCAAGGAAATTTTGGAAATAGCTTGGGAGTAGATCCATCACCTCCAGCAGCTATGAGATACACAGAGTGTAAGCTACCAAAGTCCACCCTTGATATGGCTTTTAAGTACATTAAACATGTTCCATACATCGAAGGTGAACTCAGTAATGAGGAACCTGCATTTCTACCAACAATGTTTCCATTCTGTCTTATGGGAAGGGAGTACACTCAAGGAATTGGATTTGGTTTTAGAACCTACGTTCCTTGTTACCGTCTTGAAGATCTTCATAAGAGACTTATGTTTCTTTTGAAGGTCAGAAAGACCAAACCAACAATTCGACCCATAACCGATTGTCAAATCCTGTCTCCGGATACTGAGTTGGAAACTTTGCTAACGACCGGTAAAGCTACGATAAAGGTTAAAGGAGTTATCGTAATAACCAAAACACACTGCAAAGCAAGACTCAAATCTTGGCCACCGGGTAGACGATTCGAGTCCATTCTGGGTAAATTCAAAAAAGAACTTGAGAACAACGACATTGGTTTTATCGACCAATCGAATGATGAGGTCGGTACAGCAATAGATTTTACAGTCTTGAAGCAAAGAAATCGAGATAAAATCTTCAGCTCATTTGTGAAGAAACTCGAAGCCGCTGTAACCGGAACTATTTCATTTGAAGCTATTACGGTTGATAGGAATAGTCATGTGAATCTAACCTCAGTAGATGAAATGCTCCTTGGGACATATGTAAATTTCAAGGAAGTAAATGAAGCCATGCTGAAATATGAAATTCAAAAGAATAACTCCATGATTAAAGAGTTGCAAGATTTGGAGAAAATTAGAGCTCCATTATCTGCAATTCTAAAACAGACACCTGGTAGACTTACAAAGAAATTACTTGAAAAGTCTATTAAGTTTATCTCTGATAAGTCTGGAGTTCCCGTAAAGACAGTTAAGGAGTTGATAGCAAAATATCATATTCAAAAACTCTTAACAGTTGATACGGATACAGGTGAATTAAGACAAAAAGGAAAGGAACTAACGAGTTCCTTAAAGAATATTGACCAGTTTGTACTGAGTCAATATGACGCGGTAAAATAGGAGGAGATATGTATGAGGAACTTCAGAAGTGGGTAAATGAAAATGTCCCTGATGATAAACTCATTTGGAAACGAGGACTTGGTGACCAGGTGATGTTTGTCAGGGATAAGATCCCAGCAATCTTGGCGAGATCATCCGAAGAGTATCGGGGAATCAAAGAACGAATTATGGTTGTCAGTACTCACCATTCAAAGTCAGTATGTCTTCCAGTGTATCGTCTTGAATGGTTCGACTATACATTCACGATGCGATACAATTTCTATAATTGGATAGTATCTGTAAGGACACCGTATGGAAAACCATTCTATAACATTGACTGGCTAGGAATGATTACCTCGGAGGATAAGGATATCAATTCCGTATATTGTGAAGGGTTCTCAAAAGATGATGTCTATGGAGCCTACAAAGATGGAGAGAGAAAGTTTACAATTTCTCTATACGATAACTATGAACTCTATACATTCTTTAAAGTCATAAAGAATTGGGTAGTAAAGGAGGAAGCTAAACGTGTACAGAATCAGGCGAATTTATCATGTGACGATGGGTCACAGACTGAGCAAACATCTGGGTCTGTGCCAGAACTTTCACGGGCACAATGTTGAATTTGAAATATCATTGTCAGCTCCATCATTGAATGATAATGATATGATTATGGACTTTTCAGAATTAAAAGAGATTGGTGAGAACATATTTGAAATGATGGATCACGCCACACTCTTTAATCCCACAGATGAAAATCTTAAGTTCTTTCAAGAGCATGGATTCAAGACATTGACATTTCCGACGAAAGCGAATGAGGATCCGACTGCTGAGGTAACATGTAAGTGGGTGTACAGGATTTTTCGCGCGGGTTTGGACGAGCGAGGTCTTGAAGATGTTACTATTGACTTTGTTCGTATGTGGGAAAACAAGAACTCAATGGCGGAGTACAGTGAATAATGTTAAAGTTTAAGAGAAGATCAGGGATCATCATTCCACGGGAGTACGAGCAGTATGATTTCTACCAGATGATCCTGAAGCATTTAACGAGACGTCAACAAAACTACAACTCACCAGACTTTGTAGTCAACCAATTCTTTTCACAGTCAGATAAGTTTCTGACCATTCCTAGATTCTTCCCATTACAAAATTACATAGAGTGCGGGTATGTCGACGCCCAGCATGAAGGACAAGATATTGATATTGAACACAAGATAACTCCAAGAAATGAAACACAAGAAAAGACAATGGAGTTTATGTGTAACAATGACAATGGGATTATCCAGCTGGGTCCAGGAATGGGAAAGACAGTAATCAGTATTTATATGATTGCGAAAAAGAAAAAGAAGACTTTTATTCTGGTGCATCGAGATTCTCTCGATAAACAATGGCGCAAACGACTCATCGAGCATTCTTCTCTTAAAGAAAAGGATATTGCTTTACTAACAACTGCAAAATTGGAAGAGCATTTGCAATATCCAGTCGTAATTGCTACAACACAAACGTTTACGTCAATACTCAAACGACGTAGAATGGACTTCCTTATCGAGTTAGATAAAGCAAACATCGGGGTATTTATCGGAGATGAGGTTCATACTACGGTAGGTGCTCCCACATTTAGTCAGTGTTCCATACACATGCCATCTAAGGTGACGTTCGGACTTAGCGCCACTCCCTACAGATGGGATGGGAACACTGACATTATCGAGTACCATCTTGGAGATGTCTTTGGAATTGATGACGATTCTGATACTATGTCTGCGGATGTAACTATTCTACTCTCTGACTATGGTATTGATTCTCCAAGGAGGTACAAATACTTACATTGGGAAGGTCAGTTTCAGCGCTCGCGATACCTTAACATTATGAAAAACTCAACGACCTTTATGACTTTGGTAAAAGCAATGATTAGAAGATTACAAGATCGAAATCTTTTGGTCATTTGTGAGCGAGTTAAGAAACTGATCGACCCTTTGTATGATTGGTCGAAACATCCAGATAAGAAGAAATTTATAGCTGGTTCGCCATTATCAAATTTGGAAAGTCAGTTAACATTCTCAACTCCAGGTAAGATACGAGATGGTATTGATGCTCCATGGAAGGATACATTAATTATTACATCACCTGTTAGAAATATTGAACAGTTGAGTGGTCGAGTGATTCGAACAAAACCTGGAAAGAAACAACCAGTTATAATTGATATGGTTGATTATGGGTGTCCAGATATGTCTCGTCAAACTTATAGTAGAATTAAATACTACAAAAAGAAAGGATGGAAGATAAGGTACATATTTGTCAATCCTGTTAACATGCAAAAACATGAGATGGAGGAAGACGAAGCTCTTCGAATCATCAAAGGAGAGTAGATGCGACGACCCAATCCTTATGGTATTGGTCCAGTTCCAATATTTGATCCATGTGAAAAATGTGTGATTAAAATGTGTTGCTCATATCTTTGTGAAGAGAAGATCAAATATGAAGGAGCAAAAGTACCACCAATAAAAACTAGAGTATACACGAAAGGAAAAAGAATAAAATGCGTAAAAAAGCGGATTTCGTAACCAACAGTAGTTCGACGTCATATATCTTGACGGATAAGGAAGGTAGAATTGATCCACAGGGTAAGATGTTGATCGATTTGAAGAAGCAAGCGGATCTGACTGTGATTACGACAGAGATCTTGGACGAAATTGAGAAAAATGGATTCTATAAAATTGGTCAGTATTCCAGAATTGAACTGGATGAAGGTGAACTTGAAAACGCCAGATTTGTGTTGTCGCACGGCGAGAAGGTTTACTGGATTGATGTATATGACGATCCAGCATGGTTTATTCCCAGTGGAGTAGTTGCTCAATGTGTAAATGATTATTAGGAGGGGAAATGAGAAAGAAAGCTGATTTTGTAACGAATAGTTCGTCAACATCTTATATTGTGCATATTCCAGTTGATTTTACCTTGGATGCACATACAGAAGATATCAAGCAGTCGATTCTTGATTGGGATGGAGAAGTGAATGAAAAACGAATTGAGAAAGTAAAAGATCAGCTCCATGAGTTGATGAACTTGAGTGGTCGAATGTATGAGTATGATAATCGCATTGAGATGGTAGCGCTGAGGGATCTATTCCATAAACTAGATTTCATAATTGATGGAATTGATGTCGGATCTGATATGGGCGTACTTGTAAATATTAACACACTCAAGGCAAGACAAAAGATCGAAAAGATCGGAGCTTAATATGAAAGCTATTGTAATAGCGGACATCCATTTGAGTATGTACTCAAATGATCCAGTGGTTGAAGGGATCTCCATGAGACTGTTCTATTTGAATAGTGTCTTGAGAAGAATCGCAGACTATGCGATTAAACATAAAATTGATATCATCATAATTGCTGGTGATATCTATCACACAAAGAGTTCTATCCATGCGGTTGCTCAGGACGTTCTTCTTGAATATGTGAGAGACTATCAGGATCTTCTCTTTTATGTAATTGATGGAAACCATGATATGTCTTCCAAGTCTGGTAAGGGAGTGTCTGGGTTAAAGTGTTTGGACAATGAACCAAATGTGTATATGATGCACGAGCCAACGATGGTCGAGAACATCTTCTTTGTTCCGTGGAATGCGAAAACGATGGTTGAGACTGTGAAGAATGGACAAGCTGATTATCTGATATCTCATTTCGGATTAAATGAAGCGATGTTGAATAGCGGAATCTCAATTATTTCTGATCTTGGAATGAAGGATCTGGCGCATTATAAATGGTGTCTTCTTGGACATTATCACATGCCACAAGAGTTAGGGAATGTGATAATTCCAGGATCAATTATCCAGTTGGATTGGGGCGAGAAGCATGAGGAGAAACGATTTATAATTCTTGACACAGATAAGCATACGTGGAAGTCTGTTCCTACACAGGGTTATGTTGAACACCATGCACTTGAACTTACAGATGAAAATAAAGAAGATGTTCTCAAACTCGCGCGTAAGTTGAAAGACAAGGGCCATCAAGTTAAGATTAATCGAATGACAGTCGGTGTAGATATGGCTGAATTGCAGGATGAGTTTGTGGTAGTTGATAAAGTCGAGAAGGATATCACAAATCGTGGTATTGACTCATCCATGTCAATGTCTGATATCTTCAAGAGATATATGGAGATTGAAGGAATACCAAAAGAGAAGTGGCCTGCATATGAAGCTATGGCGGTGAAAATTGTGAATACAGCAAGGGAGGGTTTATGAAATTCCAAGTAAAATTTGAGGCTCCTGGTGACGGAAGATTGACAGAGGAACCTCCTGGAGAGATTGGAATTGACATGGTGGATATGATTAGAGATGAACTCAATCGACCAAATCTTGACGTAGATCTGATTAATGGAGAGATTCAATGTCCAAGATATCGTTCATCTTACTATGTCAATGTTACTGAAGCAACAGCGAGAACCATCTCATTATTCTCGGGAAGAAACAAGGTAACAGTTAAAGTTCCAGATAGCTATCTGTCAAAATATGAGAACTTTATCTTTCGTGAAACCTTCTATGATCCGGTGAATAATGTTCTTGAAATGTTTCGGGTATGGGTATTACGGCGACCAAAAAAATTGACTTGTGTATTTCCCCACTATGAACTAAACGAACAGTGGTTGATTGAGGATTGGAAGGAAGCTGGATGTCCTCTCAAGTGGGGATTCAATGGGGAAAATGGTTCGAACGCAAAGAAGTTAGCGGAGAAGAAGAATGGGAAAAAAAGTTGATCTAGGTGGGACAGAAAAAGGAGCGCCACCTCAAAAACAAAAGATGATCTATTTTGGTATACCCACAACCATTGCGATGATGATGGACATATACACATACGAACCTGCAAAGAGATATGTTGACGCAATGAAACAAACTCTACTCAGTTCTGTAAGTCTCAAAGAGTTGAGAAAAGAGATTTGTACAATGTTTGGTATGAAGAGTATGAGAAAACTCAAAAAGCAACGAGAGAACCAGGCGAAAATCTTAACTGCGATCTTTGGTGATCGTATATGGGGTGAATGATGAAAAAAGTTACCTTTCTGAAACAAGGAATGGAGAACTTTTGTAACCATATCGAACCAATGGAATTGGAGTTTGGAGAAGGTCAACTGGTTCTGGTTACAGGTCCAAATGGAGCAGGAAAGACTTCTCTATTCCAAGCACTTCCATATACGTTATATGGTCAGTGTGAGAAAGGAAGAGGGGATGATGTTCTTAATGACAAAACTGAAAAGAATTGTCATACATGGACCGAGTTCGATATTGATGGTCAAGGGTATCGAGTAGATAGATATGTTAAGTATACAAGGCTCGGAAATACTGTAACATTAACAAGGAAAGGAGAAAAACGCCCATACAAGAAAGGTCATAAAGAAGTAGTACCAGAAGTTGAAAGACTTCTAGTTCCATATAAACTCTTTATGAATACTTTACTATTTTCTCAAAAAGTGAAAACATTCTTTACCGACTTAACTGATTCTCAGCAAAAAGAAATCTTTCGAAAGATCCTCACTCTTGATGATTATGTATTATACCATCAGGGCGCCGGAGTTGAAGAAAGAGATATTGAGAATAGAATCATTGAGTTGATAGGAATGACGAGTGTTAATGAACAGTTGTTAGTTGATGCAGAGCAACAACTTAAACAGACTAACCAAGCAATGATGGATTTCTATCGACAAAAAGGAGAGGAGATTGAAACTCTTACTCGACAAATCGAAGCTAGAAAGACAATTGTTGCCAATGGATCTGCTCATTGGGAAAGTTTTGTCAAGCAAAACTTGGATGACAAACTTGCTAATGTTAGCAGTCGCATTGGGTTTGCAAGTCAGAAGTTTAACAATGTTGCGAAAGAGTTGGATGCAATAGTTGAGAAAATTGAATCTCAAGCTGGATGGAAAGAAGCTGAACTTGAGGGCGCGGCAGCTACAGCTAGAACAAAAGCTGAACAAGAGTTAAGTGAGCAACGTCACAAGATAAATGCAGAGTGGCAACCAAAAGATGAAGAATTTGAGAAGGAGAGAGAACTACTTATACACAAGAAACATTCAGCGGAGAAGCAACAGGCATCAACTCATACAGAAATGCTATCAACTAAGAAGCTAATTGGAGAATTAGAGGAAAGTTTAGAAATGGAAGCTCCTGTATGTCCAACGTGTCTTCAGGATATTACAGATGAATCAAAAAAGAAAATCCAAGAGCAAGTGGATTTTACATTTGATCGGATGGAGAAATTACGAGGGTTCTATGAGCAACTTACTGAAGAAATTTACGAATGGGACTCAAAACTTTCAGATTTAGCTTCTAAAAGAAATGAGTGGAAGGAGCAAAAAAATAAGAAAATAGAAAAAGCGGTAGATGAGAACACAAAAACTCTAACATCTATTAACGCTAGACTCCAGAATGCAATGGTGAAATTGGAGATCGTCGTAAAAGAACAAAAAGAGGCAGCAATCGCTGAAAGCGCTAAAGAGAAAGCAAAATATTCTCTGCAGGTTGACGAACTTCAAATGGAAAAAGATGGAGTTGTGAAATTGATTGAAGCTAGAGAAGAAGCTCTCAGAACTTTAAATGAGAGTAAGTCGCAATTGTCTTTAGCGGAACAGGCTCTTAAGTCGAAAGAGGAAGAAGAGTTTGACAAGTCTCTTCTTAAATCCTTAGAAGAAAAAATTAAGGAATGTAAGAAGAATATTGTTGACTATAAAAAGAATCTTGAAGAGTTGAGAGAGCAAAAGGTTATGGCAGAGTTCTGGAGAAAAGGGTTCTCACCCTCCGGGATTCAAAGTATGTTAATTGATGACGCAATACCATTCATGAATGAGAAGATTACTCATTATATGGATAAGCTGTCTAATGGTCGATACCAGGTCAAATTTGATACACTGAAACCCACAAAAGATGGAAAGGTCTTTAGAGATAAGATTTATGTTGAACTCTTTGACACCTTTACTCACTCTGATGCACGGGTAAAATTCTCAGGTGGTCAAGAGAGATTAGTAGATATTGGAACAATCTTAACACTTTGCGATCTACAAAGTATGATACAAGATGTTGAATTCAATATCCTACTGTTTGACGAAATCTTCGATGCTCTAGATGACAATAACATTGCTCAAGTTGCGAATCTTATTAAAAGGGTCTCAATGAATAAGTGGATTGGTGTAATTTCACATCGACATATTGACCAGATAGAAGCAGACGAGGTATTGGAATTCAGGGGGTGATTATGTTATGTGGTTTATTAAATCTCCACCCGGACTAGAAGCTGCTGCAGGAATTTTGAACGGGGTTATAGCAACGTTTTATCTACTTGTTATAATCGTTGGATTTTACTTTATCGGGTTAACATTTTGGGAGGTTCTATGCGTCGTAAGTGCGATTTCGTGACAAATAGTAGCTCCGTGAGTTTCGTCTTGAAAGGTAAGGCTTGTGGTAGGGTTCCGACCATAGCTGATGATCTTCCAAAACTTCTTAGAGAAAGATTTCCTAGAAGTGACCATTATCCAGAAGAGGGCGCTGTAGTATATGCTAGCTCCTATGCGATAGTGAAGGATGGTGTTCCATCTGAAGATGATGAGGATGCTCCACAGGGTAGTTATGAAATGACCCTTATAAATACCCATGATTGGGATGAAGAACATGACGATGTAGTTGGTGTCACGGCGATTACCATTAATGTAGTAAGCCCTCTTATCTATGTTCGAAATCATCCGGTTATTATGGATAGGGTGTTGTTTCTTCTAAATCAAATTCTTCCAAAAGATTCTCATGGCGAATTGTACTTCGCTCAAATGCCTACAGAAATGGAAGGTGGGGGATTAGATGGTGGTGATCCAATGGGACCGTATGAATGGTCATTTGATATCTTGAGGTGTGAAACTAAATCTGGAAAGATAAAAATTAAAGATGGAAACCCACGGGGTTATGTGAAATGGGTGAAATGTAAGGAGGAGCAATGATTAAAAAGAAAACTACCGAAATGACAAGAGTTGCTCCTGATTGGGAAGTGTCAATCAAAAGAGCTGAGAATGGATTCATTGTTACCAGTTATGAAGAGATGCATGGTTGTGATGATGATAACCAAATCTACAAGAAGGCTCAATATGTAATTGAAGATGGAGCATTCTTTGAAGAAATCGAATCGCTTTCTGCAGAGTACCAGAGTCTGATAGATGACCATGATGTAGCAATGTATTTTCTATTACATCATATTGCTGAGCACTTTGGATGTCACTACAGTAAGCATAAGAAAATTAACTTGTATGTCGACTTCGTAGTGAAGGAGGACGATGATGGGATGGAGAGAAAGTAGATATGGCTTTCACATATCTGAATACAATGGAGTTTGGAAGTGGACAGTAAGGGACCAACATGGCGTAGAACTTGCGATGAGTCCACGACATGGGTTTGCATCTGCTGATGCTGCAGTCGAAGCAGTGAAAGAACTCATAAATTTTATCATTGACAATGGGTTCAATATCCCTGTAACCGTGTACAAAGAAGGATTGGAGAATGATAGACAAAATACAAATAGTGAGTTGGCTACTGACGCGGCGGTGTAACCTCAAATGTTCCTATTGTGCGATTACCAGGAACTATAAAGGAAAACCAGATCAGTATCCTGATATGAAGCACTACTTGGAAAATGAGATGGACACCAAAACAGTGATTGAAATTCTCAGGAGAATAAAGGCTCATAACCCAGATGCATTCCATATTCTTTATGGGGGCGAGCCGCTCTTGAGAAAAGATCTTCCGGAGATTGTGAACTTCTGTAACTCAGAAGATATCCATTACACAATCATAACCAATAACTCTGACGAGGTCCAACCATTACTGGAAAAACTCTTGGTTGAGACCGACTACGTAACTGGTTTGACATCTTCTGTAGATCCTCTAGTTGAATCTGAGGACCCTGAATCCGACCGTTATAAGAAATGTGTCGCAGGGTTTAATCGGTTGGGAGAATACAGAGATGTCATTAAAGATGTCGTTGCTGAAATAACCGTTGATAATAACAACGTTGGACATCTTTATAATCTTGTTGCTATGCTCACAAAGATGGGAGTTAATAGCGATATAACTTTCATTGATATTGCGAAGAGTCCGTACTATGACTTTTCAAATGTTACAGATGAAGGACTGTTGGTTCCCCAATCGGATGAGTTGAGTCTACAATTTGATAAGATTATAGATGATAAACTCGACGTACATATGGCGGATAAACTACTCCCAGAAATCTTTAAAATCTTACCGTCGGATATGGATTGTGGTATTGAAAACAATATCCATAACATGACCATTGACGCAGATGGATCAGTAAGATTATGTTTGAGAATTCGAGGAGTACAAACTCCAAAATTTAAAGCAATTGATCAGTTTTCACCCGATGGAAAACTTATGGCTGCATCTCTTAGAAAGTTCATAAAGCATGATAAAGACATATACTGTAGGGGTTGTAATTGGACCTGTATGTTGATGTCACGGATGCTTTCAAGGAGAAAAGATACAGTCCAGAATCTAGTCCATCGGGATAGGAGGAAATGATGGCAGACAGAATAACCACTGCTCTCACTTTTCTAGATAGGATTAGAGAAGAGGGAGAAGTTACAATTAAGTTCCGAAAGAAGGATGGAGCCGAAAGGATTATGAGATGTACTTTGGATATGGAGAAAGTTCCAGTCGCACAAAGACCACAGTCGGTAAATCTCGCAAAGATCTTACGGCTATTGAACACCCATAAGATCCTACATGTTTATGATATGGATGTGGGTGATTGGAGAAGTGTCCCATTCGATAGAACTGAATGGTTAGAGACGACAGACCAAAGGAGGTACAAAATTGGCGGATAAAGTAGATGACCTGTCAATAGAAGTATTTACCAATGTTGACATTGTTCCATATCTAAAATACCATGCAGAGAACAACCCAAATGTTTTAGATGTGGGTGCATTTGCGATAGCAGTTTTTAAAAATATGAAAGACTTCATAAAGGAGAATTACGGGGAGGTGATAGAGGATGGGAGTGTACCTGGACGAGATTCTTGAATCAGTGAAGAAGAATCCAGTGGCGGAACAACTGAGGATTATATGTGACAAGATTTTTGCTGAAGAGATCCATCATCCGAAGTTATATAGAGGTCCACAAGGACCAAATATATTTCTATCTCTTCCAGCTGTTAAAGAAGAGACTGGAATGTGTGATACTCATTACGTTTGTCTAGAACGAGAAGCAATGAATAGGTTCATTGTTAGTCATTGGATCAAGGGAAAGAAATCAGAATCGCCTTTAAAAAGAGTCAAAGTATGGCCTGTTAGAGCAGACACGTCAAAAAAGATTCTAAAGGAGTTTGGGGCGAAACTGTTATTTGTGAAAGGAGAATAGAGATTATGGAAGAGATTGTTATGAATCCATACTTTGCCAGCTTGGTAATCTCTGATGAATCAAGCGACACTTCAGACAAAACTAAAAAAACATTCACTCCATTTAAACGGCTTAAATTGATAGATACGCCGGACTTTTTTCGTGGAATGAATGGTACCCACATGGAGAGGGAAATTCTTCCGAGGAATTGCAGAATTGTACATGACCTTCCCAATACCAGTGAGAAAATAGTTGTTATTGAGGAAGAGCCGGGTGTCCGGAATCTGAGATTTGCTGTTGGATTCCAGGGGACTTTAGACTCGCTAAAAAATGCTGGTTATGATGATATGTACCAGTATCTCAGCGAAAATGTAAAGAGTAGAAATGGAGAATATACCTTGCAGGTGTCAATGCCATTTGTAGTAGTGGTTATGTTTATTCAAAACTACATTGCCACTTCAGTGCAAGTATTCTTTCGAATGCGACCCCTTACAAGTTATTCTGATTCTCTGTACTATGCAAACCTCCTCAACATTCCAGACAGTCAGTATATATGTCTTGGTAATCGACCCCCAAGTTATCGTGAACCAGATAATCTCTATGATGCTTGTACTATTGAGCTTGAAAGATTCTGGAACACAGCATATAACATGGATTACTACCACAACTACAAGATGTATGAGCGGGATGTTCCGGAAGTCTGTAATCCGCTTGTGTGGCATTATAATACTGTGATTGATCCCATGTTTATCTACACAGTTCCGTGGATCATCTATCCTAAAACGATAGGTGAAACAATAGATGATATGGCGGGTGGTAGAACACAAGGAATCCCATCATACGACAAACTAAGGGAGATATTCTATCGACCAATCAAAGCACAAACAAGACACAAAACCCACTATAAAAATACAGCTCAAGAGTTAGCTATTAAAAATAGTTACCTTTGTGTTGGGGATAACATTACAATAGGAAAGAAAGAATACATTGTTGCATCTTTTGTCGGTACTCCTGGTCATAGACCTACGAGGGTAATCCTACAGGGTGCTGATGGGAAAACGACAGAAGTATCCATTACACAAAAATTCAAAAATGAAATCCAGAAGCAGAGATCTGCATCGAAAGAAGTCAAGTCGGTTCAGATTGGTGATCAGAAGATCAGTACCAATGACTTGATTGTGATCAAGTCAAGATATGCTGGAAAGATTTTTAAGAAGGTACATGTAATTCGAGTCGCCAGAGATGGTAAAATAGAAGCAAGACTTGGTAGTGATTACTATCTTCTTGAGAATTTGGAATTCGATGTTGTGGATATGTCTAACGTTGAAGTTAACGGGATTAAGGTTGACGCAAATAAGACCTATGTTATCCTGAAAGCGGATTATGGTCAAGGTCCTACGTTCCAAAAGTATGACGTAAAGCTTGACAGTTTTGATTCCAATGGGGCTAACATGAGAGCCTTGTTTAAGAATGTTATGACCGGAAGTAGGATTGCAATTGATCTAAATCCAACAGGTACGCCAGTATATAAGTTGTCGGATAGTAAAGACACTTATATAACACCTCCTGTATTTAGATATGCCGACTCTCTTGTAACCAACTGGAAAGACGGTGGTGTTGATGGTTATGGTCTCATTCCTGGTGAAGGAATAGTGGCCTACGATGGCGGTGGTTATTATAGAGATTATAAAAGGACTACCGCAAAGAGTAATATCCTGAGCGAGGATAAAACTGAGATTCATATTCCTAGCTTCGATGGAGATATTTACTTCAAAGTTGGGGATGCTGTAGTTCATGCGGACTGGAACAATCCTGAGAACATGTTGAAAGTCTGCACTATTGCTCTGTTTAAAGAGCAACTTGGGTCGTTGTATATTGTCATGACGACTCTTGATGGAAAAGAAGTATTTGAAACCGAGTTCATTGATTTTGAACGAGGACGGATCAGACCTGGTACTGTCCGACACATTGTAGCAAAATGGGATAAATGGAAAGCTGGTGATAAACTTAGAGCAAAAGTTGGTCGTATTCCAGCATTTCCAAAGAAGGATGTCAACACAATCGTTGGGTTCTTACCTGATACAGGTAGAGATATCCCTCAAATTTTGATGTCAAACGGGTGTACCCTCTGGATGGACGAAGAGACGATGAACAACTTTGAAGTCCTTCGTAGGGGAACAGCTGCTTGTGCAAAGCAGAAAAATGCTCCAATGCAACTGGACAAAATTAAGTGGCAACCGGGCGATCTGGTGGTAAGGGATGGTTCGATTGGAATGATTAACCGGCATGAAGGAAGACGGTCCTTGAGAGTGACTGTTACTGAAAGGAGGGCAGGCTTTACGTACAATTATCCAACAAGGAAAAACTTAGTCAGGTATGGTTTCCTGATACCAAGACGGACGCAACAACATCAATACATGGGAACTGGATTTCCTGTATTTCCTAACTTCCATGGTTGGTATACTGTTGCGGAAAGGAGTCCAATGCATGTATCGGAGGACGTGAACAATGTTTAATGTATGGATCAACGACGGTACAACTGAAATGCCTACTGACGATATTCTATATATCGTAGCGAAAGATGGGATATTCTTAAAGAAGAAATTAGGTTTCTTTGAGAGTATTGCGAAAGTGGACCAAATGTCTATTTTGAAAGATGTAGATCCTTATGCGACGATGGACATTAAACCAATACCAAGAAAGAAATTTGCTCAAATCATTTCATTCTATCGTGAAGTGGCTAAGCAATTTTCTGGTGAGGCGATGACCATTTTACATTATAACCCGAAACGAAAAAGGTTTAGAATTGAAATCCCTGACCAGGAAGTTTCGGGTGGTGGTGTTGGATGGGAAAGTTTGGAAAGCTACAAGGGTTATGTTCGAATCGGTTCAATTCATAGCCACAATCATATGTCCGCTTTCCACTCAGGAACGGATGATAACGACGAATTCAATTGGGATGGAATTCATATCACGATTGGAAAAGTCGGGAATCCAAATGTTGACATTTCAGCGTCATTAGTGTTTAACGGAACCAGGTTCATGATTGACCCATGTGATTATGTAGAAGACTTGGAAATGGTAGAATCCGAGGCTTCATATGTAGGTCCAAAGACCTATAAATGGGAAGGTAATAAGCTGGTACCAGCAAACGACGCTGCTAAGAAAACAGTTACATTAGGATATCGAATCAAAAATGAAAGGGCTAAGGAAAGGAAATTCCCTTCTACCTGGTTGAAGAATGTGAGTAAATGGATGCCGAGAACTCAACCAAATCAGGGAATTTATTCAGGTGGTGTCAATGGTATTGTTGGACCGGCTCGACAACCATGGCAGCATAATCCACATGGAAATCCTTATTGGGGAAGGTTCCATCAAGGTCGTCATAATGGTCGACAAGCTCTCTTGAGACGACAATTTAATACAGGAAATAATCATGATCAGGTCGCTGCTCAGGAAGGAGTCAGTTTTGACACAGCTTATGAACCCGGGGATCCAATGGATTGGGATCCATGTGAAAACTGTCCGTATTGCAACTATAAATCCAACCAGTTGCTTATGGATCTTATTAACCAGTTGGATTTGGATGAGGACCAGTTAGCACAGCTTGGGCTTACTGAAGAAGAAGATGACAATCCATTAGCGGGTGAATACGATGGAGGTGAAGTGTATGTTGGGGGACCGTAGAATCAAAATTGTTGGATTGGGCGGAATCGGTTCTGCATTATGTGATAACCTATGCAGATTTCTAAACCATCAACCCACCCGCTGTAGACTTGTACTAATTGATGGTGATGACTACGAGATTAAAAATAAAGCTCGCCAGTCATTTAATCAGTTGGGAAACAAGGCGAGGGTAAAATGTACAGAAATGAGATTGTCCCATGAGAATATCTCGTTTGACGATGTTGCTGAATATCTAACACCGTCAAATATTGGGGAGTACATTCAAGAAGATGACGTTGTGTTTCTGTGTGTAGATAACCATAAAACGAGAAAAGTGGTTTCTGATCATGCAAAGACACTTGAAAACGTTATTGTGATTTCTGGTGGTAATGAATACACAGACGGAAATGTGCAAATCTTTATTAGAGAAGGAGGTGAAAATAAAACACCGTCGTTGTCAGATTACCATCCGGAGATCGCCCACCCTGGTGATAAGTCACCAGATGAAATGAGCTGTGAAGAGTTGGCGAACTCTGAGCCACAATTGTTATTTGCAAATCTTTCTGTGGCTACAATTATGTGTTGGACTTTCTACAATATTCTTGAAGGAAAGTTGGCGCAGAACAGCTCAGAAGTATATTTCGACATGTTGAAAATGAATACGCTAGCAAAACAACGAAAACCTAGAGCTCAAAAGTAAGGAGGATTGAAACAAATGGGTACATTTAAAAGAGAGACATTGGAAGCTAAGACGGTTGTGGAACTCAGGGACATTCTTCGCAAGAAACAAATTAAAGGGATGATGAAGAAACCCAAGAGACAAATTATCAATGCGATCATGGATTCCCAGAAGGGTGCGGTTCCTGCAGCTGCAGTGGCGAAACCTTCCAAAGCTTCTCCCAAGTCCACTGGACCGGTTACCAAAATGTCTCTGACAATGGACAGTGAATTGACGAAGCCTGGTGCTCGATTCGGTAACAGAACCAAGACGACCGTCCGTGTTTCCTGTGGTGCTTCTTCTGGTGACTTTCCGGTTTGCGGTAAGAGCGTCGGCGCTGTTGCGAACTTCCTGCGCGAAGTCCTCAATGTCGATAAGCTCGCTGAGGGTCTTGTCAACGGTGAAAAAGTCTCTGAGGACTATGTTCTCCGTGAAGGGGATACCCTCGAATACATCAAACCTGCTGGCCGCAAGGGCTAGAGCGTAGTTAGTGGGGGTGGGGAAACTCACCCCCACATCCCGGAGGTGAAAACATGGAAGAAGAAGTTCGAGTGGTCGAGGAAACTGATGAGCACTATTTAATTGAGAAGTTAGATGGATCAATGGTGAAGGCTTATAAGATTGACCAGCGAGATATTGTTGCGGCTCATATAGCTGGAGTTAATAAAATCGCAAAAGCTTTAGAACCAAGAGATGTAATGCATCTCGTTCATCTTATTGAAAATATTCTGAATTTTGAACCGACGATTTCAGAGTATTTGGATATGGCTACGAATCTTGGTAATGTTATTGGTGACCTCTACGATAGAGTTGGAAATCCAAATCTTTTACATCATCCACATAAAAACATACACCCGGAATGTTATGGAACTGCACAGACTCTTAGAGATGAATGTGTCAAGCTGCTAAAGTTATTGTGGGAGGTGTTAGAAGAGCAAGAGAGAGGAAATCGTATTGGCGACGTGAGATATAGTGTAGCTGAAATGACCAGGATAGTACTTTATGTTGCTAACCATCAAATTAAGTTCTCAAGACAAAGAGAGTGTACATATACGACAACAAAAATCTCTTGATTTATGAACCCGTTTATTATAGAAAGGGGTATTATGTGAAATGGCGAATAGTATCGTTGTAATCGGGTTAGGCTCGCTGGGAGGTTTCTTTGCAGAAAATATCTCAAAGCTTGACGGGGTGAAACGCCTCATTCTTGTTGACCCGGATATTGTCGAGAAGAAAAATCTGAAAAATTCTATTTACAGAAAGAGAGATGTTGGAAAAGGAAAGGTTGATGCGCTTGCTGATATTCTAGAATTCAGTCTAGATGGGAGCATCGAAATCATAAAAATCTTTAAGGAGTTTAAGGAGGGAGAGACACAACTACCAGAAGCAGATTTGGTGTTTGATTGTAGGGATGTTCTATGTAGCAGGGGTGGTTACATAGATGTGAAGATGTACATTTCTTTCCGAACGTTAGTCGTCGACTGTCAAAAACATGTTAATATTCCAAACACACGACGTGGAAGATATGTAGACCATGTTACCAAGAATGATATTCGAAATGCAGCATTTAACGCATTTCTTCTAGTGTATAGTAAGAAGATTTATGATTTGATGCGACAACAGACAGTACATACAATCCAGTTGGACGATTATCGAGAAGGTGTAAACCAAAGTCTTGAGTTGGTACAGAGTAAAAATGACTTGGTATATGAAAGTCAGAATGGAGAAGAGAAATTAGTAAATCTCCATGAGAATCTAGTACCAATTCTTGAAGCCAATAAAAAACAGGATCTGAATGTGATTATTGGTGAAAAGCAAAATGTTTCACAAAAGTTAATGAAAATTCCATGTTCTGAGATGAGGGACCAATTCGACGTGATTAGGGTTTTCTCTGAGTTAGCAAGGAACATTCCATTGTCGTATGATAGGTATCTAATTCGAGTATTATATCTAAAGAAGGAAGGTATATATATCGAATTGCTACCCAGCACAGGAGCTGCATAAAATGGGAGAACAATTCACAGTTGAGGTGAATAGTCCGATAGTCCCTGTTTCACTTATCTGGAATCAACAACTTTATGAGATTGTCGGCGTTCACCCAAGTTATGTGATGAATAAATATACAGTACACGTCGACGACTCTAGAAACATTACGGAATTGTACATCTGGAACTCGTTCCACCCAAACGCAGGCAATGCAACCAATGAACAAGTTCCTATTTCACAACCGCCGAGAATGAGTAAGTTCTGTTTACCACCAGAGTTAATAGGAACTCATTTTGAGCTTCCTGATACTACTTACTTTTTAGAGCAATTTGTTCTAAATCGGTGGTACCTTGATAATCCACATCACTATCCAAATCCTATCCATTACAAAACTGAACCAGACATAGGAGGGCAACATGTTGGGAGAATTTGAAAAAGCTCTTGAGCAAAGAGTTGAGAGCTTGGTGGACAAGCGAATTGAAGAACTAGACCTTGCGACAAAATCAAATGTCGAAGAAGAAATTGTTGCTCGGATTGAGGAAGCGGAAGATGAATCTCTTAAAAAGATCAGGAGAACTGTAAGAGAAACAATTACTCAAGTAATTGCTTCGGAGATCAAGAGACACTTGATTTTCTTAGCAGAGAAATTGGACTCAATGCCTTTGGGTCCAAGAATTTCAAAAATCTTCAAAGAGTTGAAGGAGGAGTAATATGCCATCTTTGTTAAACTATAACCAGTTCTGTGAAGAACTAAAAGAAGTTACAACAACAAAGATTATTGACAAGAAGAAGTTCCATGCTGAAGGTCTGTTCTCTGAACAGATCTTTGGTCCTGTTAAGAACTATACTTGTCAATGTGGGACATATTATGGAATCTCTGGAGCAGGTGGTACGTGTAAAGATTGTGGGGTCGACGTTGTAAATAGTAATGAACGACGTCGAAGATTTGCTAAAATTGTATTACCAATACCAGTGGTCAATCCAGTCTTTTATGATCTGTTGATTGACCTTGGTGGTAATATGATTAAAGATGCGATCACCCAATTGCTTAGAGATGAAAAAAGTGTCCTATATTGGCATGAGGATGAAGAAGAATTTAGGATCACAGATGAGGAAAATATAGAAGCTGGTACCGAGATTTTTAGAGGTACCGCTGCTGTCAAAGAAATGATCCAAGTTCTTGCAGATAAACTTGCGGAAGAAGACGCTGAGGGATGGGATATAGTTCTCGATAATATCGATCAATTGGTTATAGAATATGTCATTGTATTACCTCCGGACCTAAGACCTGCATCTAGAGGTGTTACACAAAATGACCAAGTGGTTGATAAAATCAATAGATTCTATACTCAGATCCTAACAAAGAAAGAAGCTATGAGGGATACAATTTTGGATGTCAGACGAGATCCAACTTTGTATTACAGCTATGCAAAACAACTCCAGAAGGATGTCAATGAGTTATACACGCATATTCTTGATAAGTTGTCAAAAAAGGAAGGGTTGATTCGCGGAAATATTCTTGGGAAGAGAATAGATTTCTCGGGTCGAGCTGTCATTGTGCCATCACCGACACTCAATTTTGATGAGTGCTCACTTCCGTATGCTATGTTTCTAGAATTATTCAAACTGAGAATTGCTAAAAAGTTAATTCAGTTGGAAAAATTCAAACTTCTGAATGACGCCATTGACTTTGTAGATGAATGTATAGAGCTGAAAATTCCGGTTCTATTTAAGATCTGTGAAGAGATGGCGGAAGGTGAAGTATGTTTGTTAAATAGACAACCCTCGCTCCACAAATTAAGCATGTTGGGATACTACATTAAAGTATCTTTGGATAATGTAATTAAGATACACCCATTGTCATGTCCACCATTCAATGCTGACTTTGATGGTGACCAGATGGCGGTATACATCCCAATCACACCGGAGTCAAAACAAGAAGTAATTGATAAACTCCTGGTTACTAGAAATTTAAGTAACCCATCAAATGGAAGTTTGTCAACTGTTCCAAGCCAAGATATGGTTCTTGGAGTTTACTCATTAACAACTGGATACTTCAAAGAATTTAGTGCCTTGATAGATTGTAAAGGAGAGCAAATAACTGAAGGTATGAAACTTTTCAACGATTGCTTACCTGAAGATTATCCTCTTGTAAATGAGTCTGTTGGTGGAAAACGTTTGGTAGAAATACTGAACGATATAAACACAAGATACGAACCTGAAGAAGTAATACGAGTCCTTGATAACATTAAATTTCTTGGGTTTAAGTACTCAACATTATTTGGTGCAACTCTTTCTCTGAACCATTGTTATATGGAAGAGGCGGTGAACATCAGGGAAGGGTTATATGAGAGTGACTCGATTGTTGAACAGGTGAGTAAAGTATCAGGCGATGAAACAACTCAATTACTGAAAGACAACTTCCATTATTCTTATATGATTGAGTCTGGAGCAAGAGGTAGTTGGGATCAGGTTCGACAAATAGTCTTAACCAGAGGGTTTATCTCAAACTTTAATGGCGAGATTATTACAGAACCTATCAAGAATAGTTTCATCAGAGGATTAACCCAAAAAGAGTTCTTCAACTCTACGTATGGTAGTAGAAAAGGTCTCCTTGACGTTGCGTTGAACACTGGAACTTCAGGTTACCTTTCTAGAAAATTAATCTTCGCTTGCGCAAATCTCCAGATAGATCAAAGTTTGGATGATTGCGGAACCCAAGACTTTCTTGATGTGTATGTTGATACACCAAAGAAAGCAAAAATGTTGGTTGGTAAATGGATGAAGACTGATGGTGGACTCATGTTAATTACCGAAGACAATTGTATGACTTTGGTCAGCGAGTTGATCCAAGTTAGGAGTCCAATCTTATGTCAATCGGAAAGATTATGTTGTAAATGTTACGGTGAGTTGTATAAGACTCTTGATACAAGATTTGTAGGAGTTATAGCAGCGCAATCCCTTGGAGAATGTAATACTCAGTTAGTATTGAGAACATTCCATACGAGTGGTGTAGCACAGCTAAATAAGGACAACGATGCAGAAGATATGAAGCAACAAGATATTGTTAGTGATCTATCAACTGTATCCAGACTCCTACACCAGTTCAATAAGAGTACAAAATATGATGAGTTGACTCATAATCTTTTCACAAATTACAACCATCGACGTACAATACATCATACACATTTTGAGTGTGTTGTGTCACAGCTTATGTGGAGTGGAGTTCAAAAGTGGAGATTGGTAAAAGATCGAGACAAAGCAAAGCTTGAATTCCACAGTGTCCAGACAGTTCCATCTTATGAATCGTGGTTGATGGGACTGGCGTTTTCAAATCCAAAGAAACACATCATTAAAGGTATCTTACATTCTGGTTTGTATAAGGGTGTAATGGACAAGATCTTATGTGGTGAAAGCGTATAACGAAGGAGGTTGGATCTTGAACATCATTAATCCGCACTACAAATTGCGTGAACAGAACATTTTCTCCATAAGAGACCAAGAATATGCAGCGCTCCTAGAGACAGTAAGACAAATTCTAATCCCGGCTGAAGAGCTGGGATTTGAACTTACTGACTGTAGGATAAAAGATTCGAGGTTCTCAACTGGAGAGATTTCTAGAACTTTAAAACAGAACCTAGTCATTCGATTACAAAAGGGAGCGTCAAAGATTGACCTCTCAATGCAAATTCCAAAGCTCGTTGATGGGAATTATATCATCATAAACGGGAGGAAGAAAATTCCCCAATTTCAATTGTTTGATATTCCAGTTGTTACAAGGGGAAAGAGTATCAAAATCAGGACTAATGTAGCGACAATTATGATCATTGAGCAGAAGGAAGCTCCCTTTACATACATCAGTATTCTTGGGAGAAAAGTCCCGTTGTTTCTGGTTATCTTTGGTTACTATGGAATTGAGCCTGTTGCGCAGAGGTTTAATCTTCCAACACTTCAAGTAAGCGATACCAACCTGGACACAATGTATGACCGACTGCTTTATGACATGAAAATGTTCTATGATAGTTCTCGGGGTACTACACAAGATGATATCATCAAAGAAATTGGTAGATATTACTCAAAGTACAATGCTAGAGTTAAGGGTGAAGATTTGATGTATGCTCTTGACTTAATCCTTGATACAGATGTAATGTCTGCTTGCTTCTTTAGGACCGGGTCCATTCTAGAAGAGATTCTAGATGTAATGCAAAACGGTCCATTGGATGATACGTTAATTACAAACAAGAGGATTCGATGTTTTGAGTATGTCATCCTCGCAAAGGTCTCTAAAGCTGTATTTGATCTCTGTATGTCAAATCGTACAGCTAGACAACCGAAATTCAATGTAAACTCAACTGCGATTTTATCTGAGTGTAATGTATCGGATATAGTCCAGTTTGACTTTTCTATTAATCCAATCGACGAGCTGACCAAACTAAGTAGAACTAGTCTTGTAGGTCCTGGTGGTTTTAACAGACAAAATGTACCAGAGCATCTAAGAGATATTATGCCTACAATGTTTGGACGGTTATGTCCAGTTGACACACCTGACCGAGATAATTGTGGAGTTCTCCAGAACTTAGTTCCAAATGCAATTTTAGATGACAATTTAAAGTTTTCTGAAGAGTATTTGGAGAAACAACCAATCTCAATAGCGGTGTCAATGGTTCCATTTCTTGAGCACGATGACCAAACTCGACTCCAGATGTCAGCTTCACAGATGCGTCAAAGTATTATGTTAAAGAACTTCGACCAACCAATGATCCAGTCTGGTTGTGAAGGGTTGTATACAGACAAGACACAATTTGTAAAGGTAGCAAAGAAAAATGGAGAAGTCGTACATCTCGATCACAACTATCTCATCTTGCTTTATGATGACAAGACCGTAGATATATTCGATATCTCATATCGAAAGATTTACATCTCAAACCTTGATGTATACAAAGTTTATGTACAACAAGGGGATAAAGTCAAAGCAGGAGATATTCTGGCTGAGAGTTATTTTACAGATAATGGAAAGATTAACATTGGTAAAAACCTGTTAACTGCTGTTGCGGAATACTATGGGTATAACTATGAGGATGGAATTGTCCTATCTGATAGAGTTGTAAAAGAGGGAATGTTCACATCTGTACATTTCATAGATTTATCCTTTACCCTTCCGCCAAATAAAGTTCTCCTAAGTCTTTCACAAGATGAGTATAAACCCCTTCCAGGTGTAAGGGAAAGGGTTTCTAAAGGAGAACCATATATGATTACCAAGGAAATGCCTTCTATACAGATGGATTACAAAAGCATTTTTAAGAAGGAACGTCCGGTATTAGCTAAATCGGATATGATTATCACCGAGGTAAACATGTTTGCAAACTCATGGAATAAAGAAATACCACAGTTTGATAAATGGATGGAAAAGAAGTTAACGCAACAGCAAAAGCAAGAAGAGAAAATTGCTAACATCGTTGGGGAATATCTTTCCAAAGAAGATACAACTAGATTCGTAAGGGATCATGATCTTGCGAAATATGGAAATATTGGAAAGTATAAATTCAAAGGTGAATACATTAACGGTGTCCGAGTAGAGATGTTTGGAATCTTCTTCCGACCAATCCAAATCGGTGACAAAATTGGAAATCGTCATGGGAATAAGGGAGTTGTATCTACTATTGTACCACAAGAGAAAATGCCACAACTACCTGATGGGCGACACGTAGATATTTGTATTAATCCGCTTGGTATTATAAGCCGGATGAATATTGGGCAAGTTTATGAACTCCATTTAGGCATGGCTCTATATGACTTGAGGGAAACTCTGAAAGCAATTCTTGATGGACGGGAAAAGAATTCAGCAGAATTAGATGACGCAAAACGTCAAGAACTTGCAAAAAGATTTCTCCTTGGATTTATTGAGTTGGTTGATAAAACTGACGAACATTGGTATTATGACCAATATGTAGAACATCTTCCAGAAACTATCGACGAGAAGTTTATTGATAACATTGTTCTCCTACAACCTCCATTTGAGTCGATGAATATGTCTGAGATGAAGGAAGCATTGGAGTACACAGGCACAAAGTTTGAGTACCCACTATTTGAACCGATGGCTGGACAGAACATTCAGAATGAGATTGCTGTGGGTTATTTGTACTTCTTTAAGATGGTACACATTGCTGAGACTCGTCTTGCTGCAAGAGGAATTGGATCCTACACAAGGAAGACACTTCAACCTTTAGCAGGAAGAAAGAATCGAGGCGGTCAGAGAATGGGTGAAATGGAAACAGGGTGTCTCATTGGACATGACGCTCCAGTTAACTTAGCAGAATGTCTGACAACCAAGTCAGATTGTACTGATAAGAAGAACCAATATATCCGAGATGAAATTGACACGGGTATGAAACTGGAAGAGGAAGGTGACAATGTAGCAGAATCTGTCAAACTTCTGAAAGCGTATCTTACGACAATAGGAGTAAGGATGTGAACAATTTGAGAAATTGTCCGGACTGTGGAGTAAAACCTGGCCAGATTCATAAAGACAATTGTGACGTCGAAAGATGCTCTGTCTGTGGGGGTCAAACTCTTACTTGTGGTGGATGTGGTGGCCATGATATGGAGTTTGCAAAATGGACAGGGATCTGGCCAGGCGCAGCTGAAAGTGAATTTTTAGGAATTAATCTAAACGAATTTTACGAAAGAGGATATCATAAAATCTTCTTTGTGAAAGCTGAAGTTCAATATTATGAGGGGAAGGGTTTTCGAGAACAGCATTTCGATTACCCTCTAAATATTGAACAACGACTGAAGGGAGGTTGTGAAACTAATGAGAAGAGCCATCTATGCAGGGAGCTTCGATCCAGCAACGATGGGTCACATATGGATGATCAAGGAGGGTGCTCGGTTGTTCGACGAACTGATAGTAGTGATCGGGGACAATCCTGAGAAAACGTATATGTTCTCAGAAGAAGAGAGGCTCCATATCTTACAAGTGTGCACTGAAAGTATACCAAACGTATCTATTAAGTTCTTAAGGAAGAAGTATCTAGCAGATTTTGCGAAGTACGAAGCAGCATATTATCTATTGCGGGGTATAAGATCCTCAAGTGATTATGCTTATGAGAAAATCATGAGATATATCAATGAGGATCTGCACCCAGCATTAGTGACTGTATTTCTCATCCCTCCAAAAGAATATGTTGAAGTAAGCTCCAGTCTGATTAAGGGATTGGTTGGTCCTGAGGGATGGGAGAGTGTTACAGCTAGGTATCTTCCTGCAGTTGCACATACGATGTTAAAGGAGAAGGTGAAATGATTGAAATGTTTCAGCATACAACAGAACAGCTTGAACGTGATTATGACTCTGTTAAGACAGCAATAGTTCTTGCGTTGGTTAACGAGGGTTATATGACACAAGATGAGGCCGACGAATGGTGCACAACACATACAATCATTCTTCGAAAGAAAAGCATCTTTCGTACCTTTACAAATAGGTTTAAGAAAAAGAAGGGTGTAGAAAAAGGACAATATATGCTAGTTGTAAAACTAGTAGAACCAAAGGAGGAAAAGGATGCAGAAAGACATAACGGAGGGAACGATGAAGCTTCCGGACATACAAACCTCAAAACCAAAGATTCAAAGACCTCTTCGTCAAGTGGGAGTGGAGAGTGTTGTGGTACCATTTTCCCTTGAACTGAAATCTGGGGGATTTAGATCGATGGCGGCGAATGTTTCTATGAGAACAAACCTTGACTCTGACGTCAAAGGAATCTCAATGTCGAGGTTGATTCGGACTCTTCGTAAATATTTAGATCTGCCCTTGAAGAAAAAATTGATAAGACAGATCTTATCAGACTTAAATAGGAATGTGGGTACAACGAAAAGTTATATGAGATTTGATTTTGAACTTCCACTTCCTAGAAAGTCGGCGAAGTCAGATTACCAATTCCCAATCTTTCATAAGTGTATGTTTGAAGGTCATTTAGTTCCGGACGTGGATAGCTTTGATGGAGATAAGTTCCGATTCTTTCAAGGTGTAACAGTCCAATATGCGAGTTACTGTCCATGTTCTGCTGAGTTATGTGCAGATTTAAACTCAAGGGGAAGAGTAGGTTTTCCACATGCTCAGAGGTCCTTCGCTCATATCGTTACTGAGAAAGAGATGAATGGTGATCACTACGTTTGGTTGGAGGATATAATTGATTGCGTAACTAAAGCGATCCCGACGATTCCATACCCAATAATCAAACGTGAAGATGAACAAGAAATAGCAAGGATCGCAGGTGCAAATCCGATCTTCGTGGAAGATGCTATCCGAGCAATAAGTGAGCAATTAGACGCTCTGCCGGGTGTTCGCGACTGGATAGTTAAGTGTATTCATGAGGAAAGTATTCACACCAGCGAAGCAATTGCGGTTAATTGGAAAGGTATAGACGGTGGGTTTAATTACCGATCCTTTCTTTAGGAGATGAAATGATGATAGGGGAATATAGTTTAGGGTCTTTAATAGATCCGAGTAAAATCAAAGAAAAAGAACTGATTCTGATTTTGAAAGAACTTGAGAATCGGAATTGTTGGATTTGTACAGACCCGGTTACCTCTTTGAAGAACCCTAAATGTGGAGATGATTGTTGGTTCACGTCAAAGAGTAATTGTTATCCAGACAAACCATTTACGAAAGGAAATAGAATTGGTTGTCGAAGTAAATTTGCTGAACTCCTTGGAATTGATAAACTCGTCCAGGAAGTGGGAAGATCACAATTAGTATATCTTTTCAAGCATCTGGAGCTTGGATGGAGAATGCCTCAAAAACCGCAAATTGATATATTCGGCAACGAATGTGATCCAGATAAACCTTGGATACTCCATCATTATATACATCGATTTGATGATCTACATCAAGTGAGATGTACCTGGAGAGAACATAAAACGTTAGATGCAATGTGCAGACGAGGCGACTTAACTCTGATAAACATATTGCTCAAGACGAGAGAACGTAGTCCGGATTTAGAACCAGGAGTAATCCTATCAAAATCACAACGAGAAGAGTATTACAGGTGTTGGAAACAAAATGGCAACGGCGTCTGGGGTTTGAAGGAAAACAAAGTTGATGTATTCCAGAATCTCTGGAAATAAGAAGAGGGTGAAATGATAAAACTATGGGGAGTTATACTTATAGTCAATGCATTCTCTCTTGGTCTGTTTGCGTCAGTAAATAACTGGGGTAGATGGAGCGGAATCTGCGCTGGTCTCCTTGTAGGTGTGGGTGTAAATATAATCCTCATGGATATTGGAGTATGGAAGTCACTTGAGAGAAAAATTTTCAAATGGTTGGACAAGATCCAATTTGAAAAGAGAATGAAGTTTTACTGGTTGGTCGCAAAAGAATTTTTCAAACCATAGGAGGTGGAAATGGACATTGTAGATAAACTGTCAAAGGGAACCATCAAAACGTGGGAATGGTCTTGGAGAACTGTAGGTAACATATGGAATGGGTGGCCGCAACACAAAAAAGTTGGTGCTATAATCATCGTAACGGGCATAGTACTTGGGGTTCTGGTCTCAATACTTTTGGTCAATCGAGTGATTGGATCTTTCCTTGCAGGTATTGTAGCTGGACTGGGCATCCAAATGTTTATGGGGGATCAGAAAAATGAACAAAAAGATGCGCTTGGGTCTGATATTGATGCTTGTTAGTATTCCAACTGGGACATATGGTATGTTGGAGATAGATCCAATTTATTTAGTTTCGGGACTTCTCTTTGGAGTTGGCGCCTATCTCTTATATAAGGGAGGTGGTAATCGGTGATGTTGACTGGAAGACCAACATATAACACTTTCTTGGACAAAATCACCAAAGCTGATCTACTCATTGAGATTACAGATGGTGAAGCAAGAATTATTAAAAATCGTCGGGGTCACACTGAAAAATTCAACACAAATGACATTGTAGAGTTGATTATGCATGTGTTTAGTATTGACTTGGGAATTGACTTCTTTACGGATGCTTTTAAAGTTGATCTTGGAGAAACATTCACAGAGTTGATGGTCAGACATATGCCTGAAGGGAGTGGTCGAGATAAAAAATGTACTGCGATTAGAAAATTATGGAATCCCAATAGGGTCTGATCAATGGGATGTTTGTCAACCTTATGGAAATAGGATGTTAAAATGGAATCCAGAACCGTACGAGTATAGATTTCAATACAAATGGGTTGAACCAAATTCACATCCTAATCTAAATATCCAGCAAGGTGATATCATTAAAATATCTAGACATTTGGATAAACCACGATACGCACAGGGACAATATGGTGTGATCATTGATAGATACGTACGAGAGAAATACAAAGGTACTACTTATCGAGATCACTGTTTTGTAATCATGTTGATTTCAGGTCCTAACAAGGGACACGCATTCAGATTTCCTGCTAGCAAAGGTGGGAAAATTGAGAAGACTGTCTTCTAGGAGGAATTGAATGGAAGTCAAAAAAATCTACTTGGGTTATCCTCAGTATTACTCTATGTTATTTGAGTTTCTGAGGAGAAAATATGAAAAGGAAGTTACAGCGTGGGGGGTTTATCCGAAACCAAAATTCGTCCACGGTATACCAAGAGGTGGAGTTGCTATCGCTCTTCATCTATCCCATGCTCTTGGTCTTGAGTATGTAGAAAAGTTTGCAGATATTCTATATACGCATAGAGATGGTGTTATTTATACTCTTACAGAAGAGGATAAGAAATACCTCCTTGTTGTGGATGATGTATCTGACACCGGTAAGACATTTCTTGAGTTCTTTGAATGTATGAACCACAAAAGATTTCTTACCTTTACTTTATACGTGAAACCCCACACGAAATACTTTCCAACGATGTACTGTGAAGAAACAAGTGATTGGATTGTATTTCCTTGGGAAAAAGTTGATGAAAAACCTAATAGGGAAATGTATGAGCACTTAGGAGGAGAATGAAAATGACGGAAAGAAAGCATGTAGCAAAGACGTTGAAGGAAGTTTTAGATCACCCAGTTATGAAAATGGTATTGGACAAGACAGTCCCTCCATTTGAGATTGTGAAGGCAGTGGAAGGTTGGTGGAGTTTTGATATGTACTCAAGGAAACCCGGACCAGCAATAGTAGATGGGATTTTCAAAGGTACCGATCTGGATCTCGCATGTTTCCTGATGACGATTGCGGAACGAGGCGCTGTGATCAATATCCCTACGTATAAGTCGATGCGTCCAAAGACGATTAAGGAAGGTCAGAGAGTTTCGTCTTCTACCAATCGTCATGGTCCGATTGTGAATCTGACGTCCAACAAAGACGTTTTCTCATTTGGAATCAGGATCAAGGACGCCAATGTTATGACAACTGACAGTGTAGGAGATTATAGAACCTACTCACTTACCGATCCGTCAGGGACATGGTATAGTGGATGGAACCGGATTGAGTGGGATCCTTCTGCAGAAGAAAACAAATTCCTGTTCGAGAATTCATTGTGGACAGGAAACCGCGTTGTCTTTAAGAACTTTGTGCATCCCAACAGATGGACAAGTCTTTACGGTAAGCATTATTTTATTACTAAAGCTCTCATTGAGAGGCTTACCGATCAAGCGAAGGATTATTTCGCTCAGATGAAGAGAATGCAAAAGGCAGGAATCCAATTCCCAGAAACTGGTGATGGTGCGCCGACCAAGTGGCCAAAGCAAGATCGGGAACAAGGTAAGTCAGTTAAGTTTCGATCTCTACAAGTCGAGGTTGACATCCCGCCGTACGAGGGAGAATATCCAGTGTTTAAGGATACCCAGGAAGATTTGGTCAGGTTAGATGGATGGAGAAGACTTCTCAATAACTCCATTATTCCTAATCTCAGGTTTGCAACCAGGGCGACAGAGTTGGCTTTCTTCCTCCATGGTATACAAGACGGTGTTGAAAGAAAACCCGCATGGATCGCTGGAGGAACAAAGTGGGAGAAGGATTATGTACCAAAAGGCAAAAGAACCAAGTGGGATCGACTTGTACTGCTCCAACCTAGTGTTGGTGAAAGAGCAGTCGCGATCCGGAAACGGATTCGTGAAAAGTCAGAAATTATGGCTATGGATTACCAAGGGGGAATCAATGGATAAACAGACGTTGATCCAGTTGTATCTAAAAGAGAGGGAGTATGAGAAAAGAGTGTTTGGATCGTATGAGGACAATCCAAACCTCAACGTAGCAAGTTTCCTTCAGTTCATTGAAGAGACATTAGAGAAAGCAAAGTCGTCATACGCGAACAAATGGGAAAATAGTCTCCCTCCGTGGTTAATCGGGTGTAGAGAAGCAAAAAATAATACGGCTGCACCTGTCCTCACATATGAATATCTCATAAAAATTATGGCTTTAGCAGGCGCTGCTCTTGAAGCATATGCAGTAGTGAATGTTGATGAGTGGCGCCGTTTATTCGAAGTTAATCCAAAGTGGCAAGAGGAGGATATTACATGATCAAGGACCAAGACGGGAATGAAGTTCCCGAAGAAGTAGTAGAACAAATCAAGAGTTCTATTGAAGTGCCAAGACTCACAGGTGAAGGTGATCTTACTGTTGAGAATAGCAACAGTGTAGACCTAGGGTCTGATGCGAAGAAAGTTGAGGAACCCGAACCAGAGGAGAAGGAGAAACAAGAAACTCCGCTACCTTCTATTGGTGACAAATTCATGCTGAACGGTCACGAGTATAAGGTGGTATATATTAATGAGGGTAAGCGAAGATTCTCTTGCGTACCTTGCAAGGGGGTGTACTAGAAGGAGGGAATAGAAGAAATGAACGATAATTTGGCTCAAATGATCGACGAGACCGACGTTCCTGTGCAAGAAGAAACAGCTCTTGATTTAGAGGATACAACTCCCTCTGAGCAGGATACTGAGGAAGAAGAAGATCGACATGAGATTAGCACGGTCCCGTTGTCTGAATGGTTTTCTAAAAATCATCAGAACTTTCCGAATGTGAATCCGGTAAAGGTTTCAATTCGAGATGTTGATCCAGATGCCACTTTGATATTCTCTGTGGAGAATACAAAAGATATAAAGAATGATGAGGGTCGTCTGGTGAGAGAGATTGAAATCTTTAAGAAGGCGAAGACATTTCCTGTACTGAATCTTCCAGGTCATACAATGAATGTCTTCAATAACGGGTTCGTAATTGTGTATGATTGCGGTCAGGGAAGATTCTTGAAGTGTTATGGCGTCAAGACAGGTTTGATTACACAGTATTGTATCAGTGTTGATGGAAGTTTGATTCCGTATTCCAAGACAAAATTGAAAAAGAAAGATACTGGTCTTGATATGGTCGAACCAGATATGACTGCTATTCAAGAGAGTCTTGGAAACGAACTGGATGCAGAAGGTTTGCAAATCCAGTATAAGCAAGTACAAAAGTCAATTGATGACATTACCACAAAGGCGGATGCAATTAAATGGATGACTGACAAAGCGAAGGAAGTCACTGATATTAACCATTTGATGCAGATCGACGATGTGTTGATGTGGTTGGCGTCATCCTAGACGTCGACACCTCCTCCCATAAGGGCGGGTAGACTAGTCACCTACCCGCCCGACTCCAAAAGGTGAAATATGGACATAAACAAATCATGTCGCCTCGTCCTTCGGAATGTGTACTCATATGATATATCTTCTTGTCATTATGTAATTATGGAGAGGCTAGGATTTGATATGTCACAAATTCCAAAGGATGATAAGCAAGAAAGAAACACACAAATTGGAAAGTTAATGAGAGACAATCCTAGGTTGACCGCAGCTCTTAGGAACACGACAGAGTCAACGATTAGTTCGTATCTTACATTGAATGGGATTAGTGAGGACGATCTAATATTGCGAGCATATGATGGGTTTGTTTCTAGTAAACTGTTGGAAAAAACAACTTCACAATATATCCCACTAGAGTTACGTCATGTATTTGAGTACATGGTTATAGCATCTAATCGCCAGAAGTTTATAGCATGGGGAGGTGAATCTATCATCAAAGGGGTTCCCCATAGATATGAGGCGATGGATAAGATGTTTACAAAACTCCTACTTCTTAGAAACACGGACAAAGAAGCAACATTTACAAGACTTCAAAAGATCAAAGACGAAGTCGTAATTGGAGATGATAAAGCTCTATTTTGCATTCCAATAAAAAATAAGAAGTTTATCATCTTCTTAAAGGGTTATGGGGAAACTGAGATCTCAGAGTCATTAGTCAATTTAATTGACATATCTGATATTGACAAACAACGATATTATGACTTCTATCTTCGACCATTTTGTGAGTCGATTGTATTAGAGGAAGCGTGAAAGGAGGTTAAGATGTGGTCATGTTTGAAGGACCAACTTCTAGCTATTCTCTGTGTAGTTCTATTTAGTTTCATGTGTGCTGCTTGCGATTCATACTCTGAGGGTGATGAGCTAGCAAACAAAGCATTTGAAAAAATGACTGAACAGGAGAAAACATACTACAGTAAAGTTCAAGACGCGTGGGGAGAGAAGTATCTCACATTTATAAGGGCTGCTATTCGAAAGAGAATGTACAAACCAGATGAGTCATCTATTCCGTTTGGAGATATTCCTAAACTTATAGTATCTACAAATGATGTGACAATGACAATTGAAGAATCATGGACAGGAGACACAAGAAAGAGACGAGGCGCAAATAAGTTTAGTGAAATTGATGGTAGGTGGTATGACAAGATTCGAACTCTTGCTACAGGCGGCGAGAAGGAAGACTCTTGGAAGAAACAATCTTACAAACCTGCTAAACAAGAACCGCCGCCAGTTTCAGAACCAATGTATGTTGACTCGTTTGTAGTATCTTCACCGCCACCAAGGGTAGAGGAATTCGAAGAGGGTGTTCAATATGATATGGACGATCTTCTTCCTGATGATGAATATCTGGATTTAAAACTACAGATTTCTAAATGTCCTTTGGCGAAGGCTTATCTGTCAAAGGTAGTGAGGAGTGGTCGACCGATTACCCTGAAGGATAGGGATGTAATGGTTGAAAAAGCTCTATATTGCAAGAGTGTTGCGTTGAACAATTCATTTGCGGAATAGAAAGGATAAGGTATGATTAAGGAAATCAAAACAAGTAAATATAGGATTTCATTTAACACAGAAACCGGGGAAGAAGAATTGGAAGGGATTAATGGAAACGACGATCCCTTTTCTCTGGAATTTCCGAGTATGCTGGACATTGGAATTATGGGTAGCTGTCCGAATAAATGTAAGATGTGTTACCAAGGAGATAAGGTGGAGCCACATATGACTCTGGATCTGTTCAAACAAATCATTGACGAAGCAAAAGATGGTACATGTCAATGTGCGTTGGGTGGTCGTGGAGATCCAAATCTTCATCCGCAATTCGAGGAGATCATTAAATACGCATGTGAAAATGGTGTGATTCCAAACTACACTACCAGCGGTAATGGTCTTACAGATGAACAAATAGAATCATCCAAAAAGTATTGCGGAGCTGTTGCTGTTAGCGACTATGGAAAGGAGTTCACATTCTCAGCTTTAAACAGACTGATGGATGCAGAAGTCAAAACAAATATTCATCTAGTCTTTTCTGCGCCAAACTTCATGAAGTCGATAGCCATTTTAGATGGTCAAGATGCATGGAGTGGTCGTGTCAATATAGAGAAGTTAAATGCTGTGATATTTCTCTTGTTTAAGCCACAAGGTCGTGGTAGAGATTTGGAGAAATGGATTCCAACTGATCTCATGCTGGAATTATTCAGCTATGGAATTGCACTTCCAAAAACGAAATTTAAAGTTGGGATGGATAGCTGCTTAGTAAACCATATCATGAGGTTTAGAAAACTCAACAAGTTGGAACAGGAGTACGTTGACACTTGTGAGGGTGCAAGGATGAGTTGTTACATTACACCAGATGGGAGACTTGTTCCTTGTTCATTTGGAAACCATGATGAATATGGAAGTGATATTAAACATCACGGAATAAGGAGAGTATGGAATGACGGACTTGCATTCAAAGGATTCAGAAAGACTCTTAGATCAAGACCAAATCAATGCCCTTTTGAAACGGACGGTTGGCGTTAGAGCAATTGGTCATGGGTTGATTGGTCTTGGAAAAGGATTAGCTTCCCTTGGTATTTGCGCAGTAGCACTATATGTCATCAAATATCATTATGAAGATATAAGTCTATTTTGGACAGCGGTGATGGGAGGTGGTCTTATCGCGGGCATTTGGAAGTTTGATTGGGATTGGAATGGAGGGATATTTTAAAAGGAAAGAAAAATGAAGAAAAAACTAGACTTTGTTACCAACAGTTCGTCATCCAGTTTCGTAATAAGTTTATGTGATCTATCTCCAGTCCAGCAATTTGCTATCATGAATTATAAAGATTTTTGTGAATGTTTGGGTTGGGATGATTTCTATATGGCTGGCGACGACAACTGGAACATCGTATCTGGCGTATCCGAAATAAAGGGTACTACTTTCATGGACAATTTTGATATGTACCAGTTCTTCGAGAGACTTGGAATTGACATGGAGAAAGTGAGGTGGAGTTCATGAGAAAGAGATTAGACTTTGTTACCAACAGCTCAACTTGTAGTTTTCTAATCGTTGGATGGGAGTTGCATAAAAGTCAACTTCCGGACAAATATAAAGACGAAGATGGTTACTTCGATTGGGAACGGACAATGGATGACCAGGAGAGATTACATATTGAGGTTATGTTAGGTCGTGAGATGGGCGCCAAAGATGACGACCATATGATTGTTGGTGTTGACTGGGGTGGTGGAGATATTGAAGATGATACCAAAGAAATCGCTATGAAAGATCTCCTTGAAGTCCAAAACAATGGTGAAATCAGAGAACTTTTTGGGATTCCAAACGGCGTAGATGCGTCTGTATTTTTCGGAATAAGGATGTGTTAACATGAAACGAAAAGCCGATTTCGTAACTAATAGTTCGAGTACATCATTTACATTTATATTCAAAGGAACTGATAAGAAACATCTCTTTGATCTTCTCCTAGCCAGAAAACAACTATTTGATCTACATTACGAGTCTGAGTGGGATGATGAAGGAACAGTTCATGAATGCACCGTAGAGGATGTGATTGCTGCACTTGACAAGTTCTTGAGTGGCAGACTCTCCAGTCTGGACTTTAGTGGAAAGGTTGAATATATCAATGACCTTCTAGCTAGGAGGACTGCAGATATTCGATCTTGGGAAGAAATGTATGAGGATGATGTGGAGGATTGGGAGCAGAAGTGGATTACTGATAGTATCTCTGAGATAAAACAAATCATCGGATTAATTAAGGGCGCTAAAGATCGAGGTCTTCTCTCAGTCGTTCAAATGGGTTTTGGAGATAACCACGGCGAAGTTTGGGGCGATGGACTCGGAGTCGTAATGGATTATAAAGGAAGGAGGATATTTGTGAATGACGACGATCTCGTCATATTTACAGAACAAAATAGGTGATTCATGAAAAAGAAAGCAGATTTCGTAACTAATAGTTCCTCAGCGTCATTTGTGATGATCTTGCAAGCTACAAATGAGAATATTGATGTTGAGGACTTTCGAAAGAACTTTAACGAGTACTTAGAACACTATATGAAAGAAACTACGTACTCAAGAGAAGGTAAGAACAACATGCACTTTTGGGAAGCACTCCAGGTTCATGCTGGAGCCGTTCCAGGTGTTTTCAAGGTGTTAGATGGTACGTCAATGTACAATTGTCAAGATGACATTCCAAGGTACATGAGAGATATGTTAGTGAGACATCACATTGGCGGATTTTTGGATTACGGGTTTAAACTAATTGACTTTTCAGTCGAACGAGACAGTTAAAGGAGGAGAAAATGGCGAACAAAAAACCCGCGCTACATGAAGTACTGGCTGTTGTTGGTGACCTCAAGGGAGCCAAGGATAAAATTAAGATTGAAACTGAGAACACATTCAGAAAGAATGTTTCTCTTTTCCAAGGATCTTCCAGACGACTCGAAATGTTCGAGGACTCCAGAAAACAGGAGGAAATGTCTGAGTCCAAATCTCTTACCACTACGGTAATGGAGAAGCTGACTTACATGAAGAAATCCTTCATTAAGTTCTGGGACGCCAAGGTCCAGAAAGAAGGAACTGCACAGTTGGCGCAAGCTGACATTGTTGTTGATGGGGAAACCCTAGCAACAAATATTCCTGTGTATTTTCTTTTGGAACTCGAGACGGAGTTGAAAGAACTGAGACGAGTTCTTGATGCTATTCCTACTCTGGCTCAGGGACCTACCTGGATCGAGGATCCTACGGAACGAGCTGGGGTTTATAAAGCTCAGGATTCTACCATCACAATGAAGACTGAAAAGAGATATCAGCACAATGTGATGGTACCTGCTACCGAACATCACCCTGCTCAGGTCCGCGAATGGACTGAGGATGTTCCTGTTGGTCGTTATGTGGCTGACCAGTGGAGTGGAATGATGTCTTCTGCTGAGAAATCTGCATTGATCGCAAGACTTGACAAACTATACCGCGCTGTTAAGAAAGCGAGACAGCGAGCAAATACCCAAGAAGTTGTCAAGGGGAACATTGGAGCAGTCTTGTTCAAATACATTCTGGGTGAATAGAAAGGAGATAGAACATGGGATTCTTTGAAGCGATTTGGTGGATCATCAAGAGCTTTGTAACATTCAATACGGATCTTTATTCCGACGAGCTCATTCGTCGAGCCAACATCAGGTTTGAGAAAGAGCAGAGAATGAAGGGTTACAGATAAAGTCGTGAAACCATTTTTACAGGTTAGAACATATTATAAATGGAAGAGTTTATAATCGACTAACCTGTAGAGGAGAACACTTATGAAATAACAGTTTAACATTGCTGGTTAAGCTTATACTTATACTTATCATCTACGCGGCATGAGGCTCACATTAAATATGATAAATACTCAGAGAAGGGGGTTATAAAAATTAGATGAAACCCCCGGAGAGTTTATAAACGGGCCCTTGAGCAGCCGCTTATACTTATCTTATTGCACCAGCCAAACTTATCACGCATTCAACTGTTGACACATGGTGCTGTGACTCAAACAATTTACCTCGGTTGTCGGTTCAAGTCCGACCTGGGCGGCCATAATAGTATCAAAATGTTGGTATTATTATGAACGCCCAGTACCTCAATGGAAGAGGAGAGGTCAGTGTCCTACTGAAGTCCAGTATTCATAGATGCGATAGTTGGGTGGATATTCGGGTGTTCGCACCCACTTGCATTATATGCTTGAAACATATAAATGGATGATGAATATAAACGACAGGGGGAGTAGAGAAGGTGATCTCTACTCCCCCATTTTCCGTCGGAGGGAATCTTATGGAAGAAGAATACCACCATATCATTGGTGTTAGAACTGTACGCGCTGATAGCGGAAGACCAAAGTTATCATGCGACTTTGTAATCACAATTACGCCAGACCAAATTACTAAATCCCGCCTTGCTGAATCAATGTACAAAAACAAGTTATGGAAAACCACTTACCGAGAAGCGATTGAAGCGGTGGGTTTACAAGAGTTGGATGCTGCACTTTGGGCTTCCAAAATCAGAGCCAGTTCAAATATGATGACAATTCACAAATTTGTAACAAACTTTGAAATGACTAGAGAGGATTTTGATATCTTTGTACAAGCTGCGAATGTGTCAGATGGAACTCTTAAGAAACTCATGGATGGAAAGATTGGAGGTGGTTAAAGATGTGGGGTAGAATAACAACTGAATGTCCTGAATGTAGCGAGGAAGCTTCAGATATCTATAGAGTGGGTGATTGTAAATATATTGTATGTACTCATTGTGGCTTAGTGATATATGCTGAGGAAACATACATAGTTCGTAATGCCTTACATCTCGATAGACTAAAAGGACTTACACCAGATAACATTACACTTAACGACTTTGAGACAGTTTCTGAAGGAACAAGTGGATCAATCTTTATCGGACAAGAATGTTAGGGGAGGGAAGGATGAAAAGGAAAGCTGATTTTGTTACAAACTCAAGTAGTACTTCTTTTATTGCGATGGGGGTTGAATTTAATATCCCTGACGAAATGAAACAAACTGCGTTTGACAGAGCAGTTGCGTGGCATAAAGAAAAGGGATATAGCTTTGACTATAAGTCTGTAGATGAACTCTTTGAATCTGATTACGAAGGAATTGAAGCAGTTAGGTCGATGCTCGAAGAGTTGGGTCTTGAATGTGATTCCGACCCGTATGGTGATAGGGAATTGTTCGTAGGAATGCACCCGCAAAAAATGAATGATGACGAAACACTACGTGAATTCAAACAACGAATTCTTGATCTTCTTAACCAGTTTGGAAAATTTACAATGGAGGACATTGGTTGGTTGGAAGATTGTAGATGGGATGGATAAAAGGAGAATAGCATGGAACCAGTAGTATTAAATATCGCAGCTGGAAAAATGGACCCGTTGGGATTGAAGTCGCCCCCAGCCCACTATGTGGTAAATCTTGACACGATGTATTATAGAGCATCTTCTCCAGAAGATGTTGAAAGTATCTACAGTTTATGGATACGTCAAGTTCCACATATTGACAGGAAAAAGATAGTACATTGTAATGAGGATGCGTTCAGGTTTATGGAACGAACTAAACTTCAATTTGACGTCATTACTTGCTATCGATTTCTTGAACATGTGAGTTTTACACAAGTTCCATATTTCATCTATCTTATGTCGACATGTCTTAAGATAGGCGGAATTGTGGACATCATTGTTCCGAATTATACAACGTTGGCGAGAATGGTTATTAATGAGGTACCTGGTGGTCCGAATTTTGAAGCGGACAACATATTACTGACTACCGAGTTACTCAATGAGCCCGGATGTCCTCATGCGTCAATATGGACAGCCCTTCGAGCAAAATATTTCTTCCATCTCGAGGGGAGATTTGAAGTAATCAATGAGACAATTACAGAGAGTTTCGAATATGATGGACGAGATATCTATCTCAGATTTCAAGCGAGGAGGATTCGATAATGGAACAATCACATTGGATTATCGATCCCACTTGCAGTAGATGTAATGGAATGGCGGAACGAGTATATGTAAGTCCAACGAAAAGAACAATTACCTGCTTCGACTGTGGGTTAGTTAGAGTTGAAGAATTGCGGACGTGGGAATGCACATTAGAATACTTTCCTGAAGGGAGTTCAAATGGCGAAAAAGAAGCAGCCTAAGAAGCAAGGCGTTTGTAAACGTTGTGGAGCAGATATACGAAACACAAATCGACTGGTATTCTGTTCAGATAGATGCTCCCAAATTTGGTTTCGTGACAACCACAAAAAGGAAAGAAATAAATACAAAAAGAAAAACTATATGGACTTTAAAAATGGGAAATCATGGGTTGCATGCAAATGTCCCAAGTGTGAAAAGATTCATAAGGTTAAAATGAAGTGGATCGGAAATGGAATGCCGAGAAAATTCTGTAAGAAGTGCATTACACATCTTGGTCAGATTTACAGCGGAGCGATTGCTGCATAGGTTAGCTGGGATCCTACCTGTACACGGCCTCTGCAGGTAGGTTGCATGGGGGTTTCATGCCACGTCTGCTAGCTATGCGTGAGTCACAGATAGTCCCGTGCGTAAAGTTGTTTTGCTACTGTGACGTCCTTTGGGAAAGATGCTCGGGGGTCTAATCCTTTAACAATAGCTAGTAACCCCCAACTTCTTATGAAAAGGAGTGAATATGTTTAAATGGTTAAAGAAATTGTTTAAGAAAAAACCATCTATATATGATTCGCCAATGATGTGTCCAGATTGTGGTTGTGATATGTTGATGGTTGCAGATCCAGAAGTTCACTGGAAATGTATTGGTTGTAAGAGAGGATGGTAGAATGAATGAAATCGACTGGGATGATCCCATAGTTCTAGCAGAACAATCAGAAGAGTTGCGGCTGTCTCACGCAATAGCGATCGCAGCTGAAGCTCATAAGTATACACTTGATAAAGGAGGACGCCCATATATACTCCACCCACTTACAGTTATGTTTCGATTTACTGATCCTATTGATCAAATGGCAGCTGTACTACACGATCTCATAGAAGATACATCCTATACTCTTGATGATTTATGGAGATTTGGTTTTGGAATACAGGTCGTAAATACGGTAGATGCGTTGACAAGACGAGAAGGTGAAACTGTAAGGGAGTATTATGATAGATTGAAAGGAGATGAAAGAGCAGTAAGAATTAAGATGGAAGATCTAAGTCACAATATGGAGGTGATAAGATTTAAAAGAATGTTAGAAAAGAAGGACATTAACCGACTCAAAATGTACCATAAGATGTGGTTAGAACTATGGACATTCAAGGAAGGAGTGATAGCTTGAAAAAGAAACTTGATTTCGTAACCAACTCATCATCTACATCTTTTATCATTGGAGATATGAGAGGTGACATTGATGACGCAATTGGGAAGGTGACCATTACAGTAAATCTCCGAGACTTCCTGGAGAAATCAATCGAAACAAGAGAGGAACTCCACGACTTTTGGGAATACTGGTATGGGGATTTTGAAACTCGAACAGAGGACTACGAAAAGTGTTGTAAGATTATTGACGATGGCGGTGTAATCCACGTCCTCAACGTCAGTAATGAGGGAGAGGTAATAGAGGCAGTCATTCAAGATGAAGGATTGAATGACATGGATTTGCCAGATCATATTATTGTGATTCAAGGAGAAGGAGGTTATTAGAATGTCGAAGATACCTGGAATGGACGACATGGATCCAATGGAAGCAGTAAAGAAAGCAAAGGAAATCAAGGACGAGGCTATTGGAAGAGTGAAAAAGAAAGGGAAGAGATGGTTGGTGATCACAGGTTGTGTCATCATAGCGCTGTTTGTAGCACCATTCATTTGTACAACGGTTGAAAGAGGTACTTACCACATCAAACAGACAGCGATCTTTGGTACAATGTACGCAAAGACTAGTCCTGGTATCTGGTTGCAACTATGGGGTGATATCGATGTGTGGCCTAAAGCTTTCACATTCTTCTTTACCCATGACAAGGATACCGACTCTGATACCCACGGAGACCTTTCTATGGAAGTTCGATTTGTAGATGGGTCGAAGTGTAAGATCTCAGGGACCGCTCGTGTTGTGATGCCAACAGATGAAGATACCGCCTTGACGTTGGTTACAGAACACAACTATAAAACCTGGAAACAGGTAAGAGATCTCTTAATCCGACCGACAATTCGTAATGCTCTCAGAATGACCGCAAATATGATGACAGCTCAAGAGAGTTATTCATCCAAACGAATTAACTACAACGAGTGGGCTAGAGACCAAATTGAGAACGGGTTGTACCAGACAATGGATGAAAGTCGTCTCGTCGAGGATCTGGTTTCAGGAGATAAGGTTATGAAGACGTTTAAGGTAATTAAACGTGAACCTGCGATTGATGAGAAAACTGGAAAACAAATGGTAGATAATGAGGGAAATCTCATGTGGGGTGTACCTCTTTATCAAAAGAACCCGTTGGAAGGGACTGGCATTCATCTTGAAAACTTTGAGGTAAAATCCTTTGAGTATGCTGATAAGGTGAAAGATCAGATTGCTACACAACAGGAAGCCTTTATGGCGGTTGCTACTGCTAAAGCAAAGAAGCAAGAAGCGGAACAGCGTAAGCTCCAAATTGAGGCTGAAGGTAAAACAGAAGTAGCGAAAGCTAAATACGAGGAAGAACAAATCAAGGTTCGTGCTGTGGTTGTAGCTGAAAGGGAGAAAGAAGTTCGTGAGTTGAACGCAGCGAGGGATAAGAACGTAGCAGTGATTGCTGGTAAACAAAGGAAAGAAGTTGCTGCTCTGGACAAAGCTGCTGCTGAGCTGAACAAGAAAAAGAATATCCTTGACGGTGAGGGTATCGCAAAGAAGAAACAACTGATCCTCGATGCTGACGGCGCACTCCAACAGAAGCTGGATACCTATCAAACGGTCATGGCTAAGTGGGCAGATGCTTTCGAAAACAGAAAAGTGCCAGCTTATATGATGATTAGTGGTGGAGCGGGCGGAACAGGTGGCAATCATCCTGACGCCCAGACCGCCCAGTTTATGGCGAATCTCAACGCGCTAACCCTTCAGTCGTTGGGATTGAATATTGACATTAAGAAGGGGCGTCAGAAATAGGAGGATTCTATGTATGCAGGTTTCCTCATTCAAATAGCATGTGTTGCTATAGTAGCGTGGTTAATCTGGAAGAAGTTTGGTGACAAAATAATGTTATTCTTTGGAGGTGAATCGCCGGAGGAGGTGAAGACGCGACTCCAAGAGAGGATTGAGCAATTGAAGATCGCTCAAGAACAACTGAAAGCAATGAGGCAAGAGGTAGAGGTCACAAAAGAGCTTAGAGCAGTTACAACTGAGCTTGAGAAAGAAATGAAAGCATTATCAAAAGTCAATAAAAAACTGGGTGTATAGAATACCCAACATGAAAGGAGATTTAAAATGGCAGACGCAGCACAAGAAGTTGTAGAGAACACGGAAGAGTTGGAAGCAACAACCGAGGAGAACGAAGTGGAAGCTTCCGGAGATCTGGAGAATCACGGTTTTCCTGTTGGTGATGATGACGAGATTGAAACGGTTGAGGAAGAAGATGAAGTCGTAAATCGTCGTCAGACCTTCGCAGATCGTATTGAGGATATGGGGTTGACCGAAATGGGAGACGGGTGCTACCACTACGCTGACGAGCATTGTGAGGTGGCTTACAGGTCTCTTTATACCGGAGGTGGTGCAGAGATTATGGACAATGTCGCTGTTCCGCATTTGTCCCTGTTCACCAAGGGTCTTGAGGAAGATGATGACTGGAAGAGAGCTGGTTTGGTTTCCGACGCCTACAGGTTTACTGGAAATGGTGCTCTCATTGAGGCGATCAAGGCCTCCATCGTCGACGCCGGTTCTCCCATCTTCAGGGAAGCTTCCTACCTTACCGCAAACAAAACCCAGATTCGTCATGAGATCATTGTCCAGAACGAGACTAATATTCCCTCCGTGGGTGATGTGTATCCGTTGATCGTCATCAAGAATAGCTACGATGGGACGATGGCAGCAAACATCAGTTTCGGGTTGTTCTTCAATGACTCCGACGATCTGGATGTTATGTTCGGTTCCAAGCAAAACTGGGGAAACATTCGCCAGGTTCATCTTGAGGGAGCACAAGCAGATCTAAGCGGTCCTCTTGGTGGATACGTCACTGCGTTTAGCGAGAACATCGCCGACTTGGTTCAGACGAATTTGGATAATGAACTGACCGAACAAGAGATGCTCGCTACGCTGGATGTGATTGAACGGTCTGCTGGTAAGAAAAGGCGGGAAGCTTTGTCCGCAATCCTCGAAGAGATGCACGACGGGGAAGAGGGTGATACGCCCATGACAAGCTGGAAAATGTTCCATGCGATTACCCGGTTTAGCACGATGGAGAAAAACCTCAACGCCAAGCTCCTTCTGGAGAATATGGCTGAGAGAGTTCTGGTAGTTCCTCCACAAATGTTGGAGGTTCTGTCCGAACTCCAAGGGTAGGTGAAACATGAAATGGTTGATTGGAATTGGTATACTGTGCGCGATCGTATGGTATGTCAATAAAAGAGTCAAAGAAAGAACAGGTCGGTCAATACTCGACGCGATAGGTGATATCGCTGATGATGTTAGCGACTTCGATGACGATTAGGAAATTGGACCCCTCGGAATATATCTGAGGGGTCCATTTTTTGTTGTTATATTTTTTGAACAAAAAATAAAGTCAAAGGAGATCTAAGTTGCCTGAAAAAATTTCTAGTGAAGCTCAAGGAGTTATAAACCAACCCGCTGTAAATTTCTTTCTTGATCTTCGAATTAAGGATTTAACATATACAAATGATTTGGCGGGAGTTAGAATTGCTTCCTCTCTTGCGTCAGCATATCCGAACATAGAGATCATTTTAAATATCGCAGCAAAAGATGCAATCATCCCATCTCTATCTGGTGAAGATCCAATCAAATTAAAGATAGAACTTCTCCAACAAAATACTGCTTCAGAGCCTGTGAGATCTCAACCGCAGGATACGTTAGAATTTGATTTGATGTTAATTTCAGTTGAATTTGAGATGCCTGTCACGGATGCAATGGCTGCACCAGGTCTTGAACATACTCTTGATAGAACTACAGTAAGATTACTAACCGTACCAAGAAAACCATACATATCAATGACTACAACTGTAAATGAAGTATTTGGTGTTGTAGAAGATCCAAAAACTCCAAAAGAGGTTATTGAGAGTCTGGTGTCTGAGTTTTCTTCTAATACAACAATTAAATATGATTCTGCAAATCAAAACAAAAATAAGGTACCACAGTTGTGTGTGCCACCAACTACATTATATAGCGCTATTAATTACCTAGATGATACCTATGGATTATTTGATGGAGCATGTGCTGTGTTTTGTAAACATGATAATGAATTACAAGTAATGAACTTATCCTATCGAATTAAAAGTTCAAAAGACAGACTAACAATCTATCATTTGTCCACAAGTGCAAACCCAGAAGATGCTATTTTTAAGAGTCTAAAAGATCGAACTTATTATACATATGATAACCTCCAAACAACCTACGTAGGTAACACAAAATTTGCTGTAATAGGAAATGATATCAATCATATTGTTTTGCCAAGCGACTCACTATATGCGGTTGTTCAACAAGATCTCACAAATATTTGTGGAAGATTCGGGATTATAGATCAACGAAAAGACATACCGGTTGGAGCAGAAATAGATCATAGAAAAAAATATTACATCTTACATGGCGGTGTTGAAACACAAGATACTTTCGCAAATGCGATGGTGGCTAAGAAGATATTTGATTTGTCAAGAATAAGCTTTCAACTAGATCGAAATATTAAATTAACATACTTAATGAATATCGGTCGCCCAGTTAAGCTGAAAACTACAACATTAGAACATAAGGGATTAAGTGGAAATTATATATTATTCTCGACTGATGTTGTTCTAATTCGAGATGGTGGAATTTGGACGTCGACCGCAAGACTACAGCTTGCAAGAACTAATCGAACAATCGGACAATAAAGGACTGTCCCCTTTCGGGGACAATCCCACCTTTTTCTATAAAAAGATGGGGGTGGTACAATAGACTACGTAAGGGTTAGAGTCCGGTAGATTTTAGCCTCTTGTAAATAAATCATGGTACCTCCTTTCAAATCAAATTTTTGGTGAATGTTCAATTGTCCTCCATCATGACCTTTGTTAACAATTTCTCGTTTGTACATCACATTTCCTTCCTCTGCGCAGTTTAGGTTAGTAATACTCCTCCTTGCGACAAACGAGGCGTGCCTAAGCCAACCGAAACCTCCTTTAGTTATAGGTCAGCAGAAGAGAAAACAATATGTTTTCTCAGTTATTAATATATATAAATCTATCTTCTATATATGATCCTGTTGAGAACAAATAAAAAAGGGGGTTCGTATGATAGAAGAGCAAATTGTTAAGTTAAGGAAAGATGCAGAAGAATATGTTGCGGAGTTCATACGTTGTAAATCTTCCTTCGACTATTTTTGTAGTAGATATATTTTAATTGAAATGCCTGGCGGAGACGTTCTTCTCCATCCTTACAAACCCCAATCTAAACTAATTCGACTGATAAACAATAAACATTACGTACTAGTTCTTAAATCTAGACAGATTGGAATCTCTACAATTACACAGGCTTATATTGTTTGGTTGTGTTGTTTCTTTGATAATGCAGTGGTAGGTATTATTTCAAAAGATGGAAAGGAAGCAACAGATTTTGCTCGTGCAATTCGAGCTATGATGGAGAAACTTCCAAAGTGGATGGGTGCTAACTTTGATAAGAAGACGGAACAATCTTTTATTCTTACAAATGGTGCAAAAGTATACGCATCTCCAGTAAACCCAAATGCTCCAGAAAAAACTCTTCGTGGTAAAGCTATTACATTTTTGGTAATTGACGAAGCTGCATTTATCAAGTTTCTTGATGAGGCTTGGACAAGTATGGTATCTGCGTTATCAACTAATCAGATGCATGCGAAAAAGCAAAACGTTCCCTATGGTACGATTATATTATCCACGCCAAATAAAACCGTAGGTCCTGGAAAATGGTTCTTTGAGAGATATCAAAATGCTGTATCCGGGGATGATATCTTTCATCCTTTTGTTATCCATTGGCGTGACGTAGAAGAATTAGCTGATGATGAGGGTTGGTATGACACACAATGTAAATTGTTTGATAATGATCCTCGTAAAATTCAACAGGAGTTGGAGTTAAAATTCTTATCATCTATTGGATCATTTTTTGACGAATCTGTAACACAACAACTTCAAGAGATCAAGATTAATCCAATAGAAAAACTCAAGTTATTTGGTGGGGAAGCTTGGCGATTTAAAGAACCAGAACCAAAAACTCATTATATAAGTGGAATTGATACGGCGCCAGAACATGGTGCTGATAAGTCTGCTATTACTGTATGGAACAACCAGACCCTAGAACAAGTATTTGAGTATCAGGGAAAGTGTAAGGTACTTGATTTTGTTAAAGTTGTTAAGGTTGTAGCTGCACAATATCCTGGTACATTAGTTATAGAATCGAACTCGTACGGAAACCAAGTTGTTGAAGAGATGAACAACAGTGAATACATGACGATGGTTTATAGTGAGTCCAGAGGTAACAAAAAATTACCAGGATTACAAACGACAGGTAAGTCAAGACCATTAATGATAGATGCTTTATATTCTACAGTTACTGAGTTTCCAGAGTGCATTCAATCTACTAGACTCGCCTTAGAACTCGTCGGATTAATCACGAAACCTAGTGGTCGTGTTGAAGCTGATACGGGGTGTCACGACGACTTAGCACTCGCTACAGCGTTAGCATTTTATGTGAGGAAATATGATCCACCTTATGTTGACTATGCAAATCCTGTAAATTCCGCGCTGTTGAAAAATGTGCTTGGGATGAATGATATACATGTAGGAAAACCATCAAATGCTTCAATCATTCATGACATTAAGAACAACTTAGGAAAAGATAAATATCGAGGTAATATAAATACATTTGACTTTTTAGTTGGGGTTGATAGAGATTAAGGAGCTACCAATGTTTGAAGACGCATTATTTCCAGGAGATGTTCCTCCAGAATATATTGAAGAGTGCAATCAGCAGCTACAACAGGAGATTTTTGCTCTTCCATTTAATACATACCTTGTAGCTAATTTAGATGGGTGGAAGTTATATTCATCGGATGCTCTAAAGAGAAGATATAAAGAGTCAATGTATAAAATGTCCCGTACAAAAAATATAGCTGATGATATTGGCAGAATGGTGGATGACAAAAAAATCATACCATGTTGGATCAATAAGGGAATTTTTCGACTCATAACATTTAAAATTTTCGCTCCTAGAGGTGCACAAAGTATAGCTGGATTCTTTACAAATAGAGAGAACCAAATTTATCTTCTAATTGATAATAACATGTCATTTGGTTTTGCATCGAATAATCTACTAGCAAGTCTTACAGTTCATGAATCCATGCACATGGCTTGTAGTAATCAAAGAGGATCATTTGTGTCTCTATTTCGAGAAGAATTAATAACATATTATAATACAATGTTTGAATTTATATTCCAGACAAAAGGGGATATATCTAAAGCGAGCCAAAAAATTATTTCGTTTCTTTTTAAATCATTTGAATTTCCTGTGAATCCATCGCCTGCGCCGCTAATTAAAAAGTATTTAAGATTGATGGATGAAGAGTTAAGACCTTTTTCTACATTATCTATGGAGAAATTTGACCAATCTCTAAAAGATTATATTGATTATATTCGATTATATTTTTTCCATGGAGAGAGATTCTATAAGTCAATAAGAGACTATGCCCATATTTATCAAGGATTAAGAAAAGGATATGAAAGAGGACTAGGTGTGAAGGGAAATACAAGTCTGATGGTCCAAGAGATGTTTTATCCTTCAGAGATTATTTGCATTTACGCTGAGCTTACACAAAGAATGTCCAAAGTTTATAGAGCATTTCATAAAATATAAGAGGATTTCGAGATGGTTGATGAAAACAAAAAAAGGCAAGACGCCTTAGAAAGGGAAGCTGACAAACGGATACAAAATATAAGTAATGTTACGTCGTCCGTTGCTGCAAGAGCAGAAGCAGCCGCAAAACGTGCCCAGGATTTAGAAGTCCAAGAGAGGTACGGTACGGCGAAAGGTGCTCGACAAGCAGTATCATCAATCGACCGTGTACTTAAAAATTTAGGAAGTGCCACCGAAGCCTTAGCAATAGGTGTTAAAAACATAACAGCTGAAACCGCAAGAGGTGTTAAACAAATCTCAGTAGGAGCAGCTGGCGCTGTTGGAGAATATGCAAAAGCTGTTGGTGAAGACATCAACTGGAATAAGGGCGCATTTGTAACCACTACCCTTGGAAGAATTACTCCCCTCCTTGGTTATGCTGTGGCTAAAATGATGGAAACCACAGTATTCAGAAATATGATCGCAAAAATGAAAGCTGGTATTAACAAGGCTCTTGGCGCGGTCGCATTCAAATTTAAGCAAATTGCGATGGTTGGTTGGGAAAAAGGAAAGGAGTTTGTAGCGGGAATTCGTGATCTCTTTTCTCGAAAGAGGGGAGCAGCGCGTGTAACTGAAGCGGCAAAGCGAGAAAAAGAAGCAATAGAAAAAGCCAAACGTGCAGCTCCTAAGATGCAAAGGGGTGGGTACGTCAAAAAAGGCGGACTCGCAGAAATTCATTCTGGAGAAGTGGTGCAGAGTAAGCAGGACGTTGCTGGTTTTAAACGGCTGGCAACTGTTATCGCTTCTGGATTTAAAATCTTCCAGAAAAAGTCGCTTGATATTGAGCAAAAGTTGGCGATGCAACCACATGTCCAAAAGAATATTCTTGGAGATGCTGTCAAAGACGCGCTCGCAGAAAAACAAGGACGAGGAGCTCCGTTAGAGCGAATTGCTGAAGCCACTGCTCGTATCGCTACTATTGTAAATCCATTCCGTCTTATCTCTACAATTTGGCAGAACTTCTTAGCAAGAAGTCCGTTCATTCGAGCATTTAATAGAATTGGAGTTGCTGCATTAAAGGTCGTAGCACTTCCAATAACTGCTCTTTTTAAACGAAGAACGTCAGGATTACGGCTAACGGGAAATCCATTTGTTGATATGGGTTCTCTGCTGGGCGCAATTCATGGAATTTTATACACTGAATTAGACACTCAAACTCGCCATCTAAATGACATTGCTGAAGCAACAACAGCAATGGCTCAGAAAGAAGGAATTAAAATTGAAAGAACTCAAGCTAGAAAAGCTTCGGCTACTTATACATGGGCGGGCAAGGGAATAAAGTGGTTAGGTAAACAGATTGGTTCAGGTCTCGGTTGGATGTTTGGTGAAGATTCACCGTTTGTAAAATTTATGACCAAAGAAAGATCTGTTGGTGGCGGCGCTAAATGGATGGGAAGAAAAGCTGGTGAAGCAGTGAAATGGGGTGGTAGAAGAACAGAAGAGAAATTAAGAGAAAAATATGGTGACAAAGCATGGGTTGATTATATTTCAAAACAACGAACTGTAAAAGGTGGACTTGAAGGTACTAGAGATTGGTTAAAAGAGAAGACTTGGGGGAGAGTTGGTAAATGGTGGGACGAACGAAAGAAAAGAAAGAAAAATGTAAGAACACTTGAAAAACAATTATATGAATTTGAAGACTTGCATAAGACTCAAAAACGAAGTTTAAATCTTCAAAAAGATCAATACTTAAGACAAAGAAAGCAACTTAGAGTTGCCAGAGCATCATCTAAAAAATTAGGATCTGTTGCAACCAGATTAAAAAGCGGAAAAGATTGGTTCATGAACCTGTTTACAAAAATTGGAATGGGTATTATGGGCATCCCAAAATTGTTAGGTAAATTTTGGGGAATCGCAAAGGGTCTTAAAAGTATGACAAGTTTCTTTAATCTTGTTAGTAAAGTTGGACCTTTGAAAGCTATCCTTGGAGTTGGTGGTGGAATTGCAGCGGCTGGTGCAGCAGGATATGGTGTTGGGACTCTCCTAAATAAACTGATTATCGAACCATACATTGTCAAGCCACTTGTCAAGGGTTCGGAAGAGAGGGCTAAGCGAAGTACTAAACAGCATGTGACAGGTATTAGGGAAGCACAAGATCTTATTTCACGATACCAACTTGGAGAAGAAGTCGACAAAGAGAAAGTTATAAAAGCCAGAACAATGATTTCTGCATCAGCTCAGATGCAAGGAATGAAAGCTAAAAGACGAAAAGACTTTGGTTCTCTTACAAGAAGTACATTGTTTGATGAAATTGAATCTGCTCAAGATGCTTACTTCGTAGAAAATTTTGACCGATATGCTGGTTATGGTTCTGCTCAGTTAACTAGACTTCGTGCAGAGTGGTTAGAAAAAGGTGGGTTTGGTGGTAAAGGTTGGACTGAAAATGCAACTGAGTATGGTAGACGAAGAGAAGAAGCTTTCTTAAAATATGTTGAATCAAAAGGCAAAAAATTATCAAAAGAAAAATTAGAGACTCAAGCCAGAGGAGCATTGACAGGGGAGAAATACTTACTTTCTAGAGGTACAGCAGCAAAAACTAGAAAGTTCCAAAAAGGTCTTGCTGATTACTTACCAATCATTTCTCAATTTGCAGGAAGTACTATTTTAGGCGTTGGTTCACAAGCAGCCGCAAAATATCTTGAGAATAACCCAGAAGCTCTAGTTAAAGTAGCTGATTCTATTTTGAAAATGAAAAGGGATCAAATAGACCCAAATATTATAGCCGCTGCTGAGTTCATTAAATCAAATCCTGATGCGTTAGGTGCTCTAGAAAAAGGAGATGCCATTGTTCAACAAGCAAAGGCAACCGTCACTGAAAAAGTAGAAGGTGCGAAACAAAAGGTGAAAGCAGAGACAACAAAGAGATATGTTGCGGTACAGGCTTGGGCAACATTAAAAGAAAATGGACAGCAACTTATAGGATACGGTGGCGCAATGGGCATTGGACATCGTGGATACGTCCAGGCTCTTAAAATAGCTAAAGCCCACGCCAGAAAACAAGTTCTAGAACAAGCTAAAGGTAGTAAAATCGGTGCAGTAAATTATACAGTTGTTGAAGATGAAGCGTTTGCAAAAGAATTGATAGCAGAAAGACGAAAGCCAACCGGTACTGCTATGGATACAGCTATAGAAACCGCTGGGGAAGGAACTCTTGTAGCTGCTGCAGAATTTGGAAAATCAGCTAGAAAAGCAACAGATAAAGCAGTTGCAACTGTAAAAGAATCTGCAATAAAAGCGAAAGATTTTGCAGCTGATGCTGTTAAAAATCCAACTGTATATTATAGAATGTTAAAAGAACGAGTATTTGATGGCATTGATGTACTGAAAGGATATGTAGCAAATATTAGCGATAGAATGACTGGAGTATGGGAAATTGCTAAAGCAAGATATGAACATGAAATTGGACAACTTCCAAAAGAAGTAGTCGCTCATAGAGGCTTCAAAGGAATGGCTACAAAAGGTACGCCACTCATAAGAACGGAAGCTGGTGAGTTCATTGAGATTACTCCAGCAGGGGAAGTTAATGAAGCTCTTAGAAGACAAGGTGTTTCGAGAGATCAAGTTGCCGCACTTGGCGCTGGAAGAGATATAATGAGAGCCAATATGACTTCAGATATGATTAGCGGTATAAATGGAATACGTGGCGCTGTGGAATCAGGAACTAAGTCACAAGCTGCTATGATGTCATCGTTTATAGATAACTCTACACAGTCTACACAAGTTACTAATGTAAATGGCGGTGGAGGAGCTTCTGGTCCAGGAGGAGCTGTATTTTATGGCAATGAATTAAATGCAGTACTTTCTGGGAACTTAACGTAAGGAGATTGAGATGGCTAAAGAAACAGGAAATTTAACTGACATTGAGTTTACATATGGTTTGCCACCTACGACAGAGACTACAGCACCCATTATACATAACACAATGCCACAAGCTACTATTACACCTTGTGTTCCCAAGTTTGAACAAGGGCATTCACTATTTAGATTGGAAGAAGAACCGCCATCTTATTTAAAGTTGTTAGAAGATCATGGTTTTACAAAAAAGAGCGGTGATATTCAAGTTGCATTTTTAGCGGATTCCTTTCCAACGGATACGTTTACAAATGAGTTTGGTGAAACCTTTCTAGATAGATTTGCGAAGGTAGCCTCAGGTGGAGTTTCTGATGTTATGCAAATTCTTGGAACACGCAGTGCAGGTGAAACAGCTGATGTGATGCAGGAGATTGCTGGAGAAGGAAAGTTCGCAGATCTTATAGGTTGGGTACAGGGAAAAGCTGGAGCCGCAGAAACTGCCCTGACGAAAAAAGCTGGAGAAATAAAAGGAAGTAGAGCTAAACAAGTTGCTCAGAATATATTGAATGTAACAAAAGCAGTAGCAACAGGTGGTCGTTTTGACTTTCCTCAAGTATGGAAGAATAGTACATTTTCTCCGTCTTATACAATGACAATTAGATTATGGAACCCATCACCAGGAAATGCAGAGTCCACGAGAAAATTTATTGTAGGTCCGATAGCATCTCTACTACTTCTTACACTACCTCAATCAGATAAGGACGTTGGATCTGCATACAAGTGGCCTTATCTATGTAAAGTAAGAGCACCCGGAATATTTCATTTGAGCGCTGCTTACGTAAGTAGTGTAGCTGTGATAAAAGGTGGCGACCAACAAAGTATTGCATGGAATCAAAATCTTGGTGTAGTTGATGTAAGAATAGACTTTGGAAGTCTTTTTAACAGTGTCTTGACAGAAACTACAGGAAGTGTACTCAAAGATAGTCGTCCGACTCTTCGAAATTATCTTGAAGGAATTGGCGGTCCTGGTCTCCCTAATCGACAAGGGAAGGGTTTATACAATCCTTTTATAGCAACTCAGGAATCATTGTTTGGGGAGGAAGGAATAAGAAAGTCCCTAGAAGAGATTCTTTGGGAATCGAGAGAATATAATCATGGTAAAGCAATACCAACAAAGACAAATCAGAAAACAGTCAACTCTGTAAATACCCAGAATAAACAAACTGAAACTGCAAGTGATCCGACTTCAACAAGGGTTACACAAGAACAGAAGGATGCTGAAAATAATTTTGTGTGGCCCTAACATGCAGTATTTCTAAAGATCATTGTGATATAATAGGCGAGATATTTATTGATTAGAGCTTGGGTTTGCTTTGTTAAATCATCGTACTGCTTTTGGTAATTCAAAGTTTTGATAACTTGATTTAAAAGTAAAGTAACTTGTTGTTTAAAGTAGACCCTGGCTTTAGTCCTCTTTACAGCCATCAACCCACTGACATATCCGTAATAAGACTTTCCGCAAATCGAGTCAACCGAAGTTACACCTTTCAAAAACAATTCTAAGATTGTTCTTATATTGTCTGCGTATTTCACGTCGCGGATATTATTTGAAATCAGTGTTGCTAATGATATTCTAATTTTTGTCAACGCCCTAGCTTCATCAACAGCTTTACGATCTGTAATTTTGTAGACCGTTATCTTTTTAACAACATCAGTAACAACTCTTGAAGTTCTCTCTAATTGTTGATATTGTTGTTCATCACCCTCTTCACCTTCATATGGTTCTCTAATCGCAAGCCCTTCCTTCGAAGCTCTATAATATAGTTCTGCAAAACTCTTAATACTTTGAGATACTCTTGTTCTAGCTTCTCTAATGAATGTAACATTTCCATCTACAGTTGGGGAAATAAAATTTTTTCTGTGTTTTTTATCCATTTCCCTTGTCATAAAAAGAAGCGCATTCGCGATAGTTTTTTCTCTGACAAAAAGATGAGTCTTTGCAAGATTCTCTAGAGTATACTTAAATACATCTTTGTTACAATACTGAATTTGCTTGTATATTAAGTTTGTAAATACTCTCGTGATATACAAAGTAAGGGTTGACGTATAAGCACTCACCTCACGACGTTTTAACATTGCGTACATTATGAATAGATAGAAATTTGAGATTGGGTCTGTTTCTAACTTCCATTTTGCGGCAGGAGTGCCCTTGTAAAACCTTTTCACAAACTCACGTATATCTTTTTCTTTTAACTTGCACAAATGGAGTAAAATGAAATAGTACTTTTTAAGGGAAGGGTAGTAGCAAGGTTCTGACAAACTAGATAGTTCAAACGCAGCAATTTGATGAATTTTCTTTTTTAATGCTGGATAATCTATATTTGATTGTTCAAGTAATATATCCATTTTTATTCTTGTGTAAGAATCCTTACAACAATATCATCTTCTGTGAAATATACCCACTCAGGACCATATTCTAGAAGCTCTTGTTGTGAGAAGTCTGATATATTGAAATTAAAGAAAATGCTACTCTCAGGTTTTATTAACCTACAGTGTGATACGCCAGTAACTCCTTGTACTACATCAATCATTTCTGTTCTATAAATGGCAATGTTAGGACCAAACCTGTCACTAAACGCCGATACTAATGCAGTTTTTATATCTGCTGAGAGACCTGCATCTGATGTATCAGCGGTCGGATCTCTAAACACTTCTAGTTCAATTTGTAATGGGATGTCATATATTGGCGGCGCCCATCCATACTGCGTATAAATGTACTTATAAGGTTTAGAATCAATATTAACAATGTCATTTGCAGTCGGTTCGATATAGGTCCATGTGATACTTGTTGAATCTGTGCATAAAGCAATCTGATCTCTTTTTCCTTCCCACTCTCCTCCTTCATTACCACTGATAATGTACCTATCAGAGATACTTGGCGACGTAGGAATGGATGTCAAACCAATGTCTTTCACGTCGGGTCTTGTAACGTCGTTTCTTAGCATATTAGTCATAATCCCTGTCGCATTACAAAACTTAACATTGGTGAAGTCTGTCAACATTCTATAGCTCTTTAAATCCATTGATGAGAGTAATGCTTGAAGAACTTGTAGTTCAAAATCTTGTTTCGTAACCCCATCATAATAACTCTTCTTAATTACAGGAATATCATAAATTACTGTAGTTGTTCCGTCGTCGGATGTATTTGACATCATATAATCTGAAAGGTCATCTCGAAACGTGAATGCAACGGAATATTGGCTTATAAGCTGCTCATGAACTAAGTTGGGATTACTAAATGTAAAATAGTAAGTTTGCTCCCCTTCTGGAATTGTCATATAATTTGGGAACGTATATCTAAATGTTCCAGCTTGTGCACCAGGAACATTTGTCATTGTATAAGTTGCGCTATTTGACAATATTTGCATCTCACATTCAACATCTGCAAAATCCAGTTCATTAGAATAGTATGTGAGTTCAAAAGTTGCTTCGTTTGTGGAGTCACTAACACTTACGGTTAATTCATTCGCATGGAAATGGTATGGGTCTTGTAAGTCATGCCCCCAACTTTGAATCAACAATGGAGTCAACTGAAGCTCATACATAATATAATGATAGTATGCTGCTTCGTTCATGCTATCCAATGTCATTTCAAATAGGGTAACATAATTTATACCATTTACAGATATAATTGTTCCTCGTGGTATATATGTAATTACTGAAGGTAATGTATACTTTGCATTTCTAGTAGGAACAATTTCATCACCAAATAGAAGTACTGTAAAGAGTTGGATTTCATTTACTTTTAAATCAGATCTCTTTAAAACTGGAATGGAATTTTGTGCAACAGGAGCGTCATCCACAATAGCTGCAATTCCTTCATAGTCACCCTCGGTAACAAGACGATTTAGAGCTGTAAGATTTGTTATGGAGTTTGACCGAATATCTTCTAATGATTCCTCATCTGCTCCACCTGTAGCTGGTGAAGGATTGGTTACAGTATAGTCGACTATAGTTGTGATGCCACTCTGTTGACTATATATTCTATCACCAGTTACAATAGATCCAGCAATAACATTACCATCAGCACCTTCAGTTTCGTCTATACTTACAATAACCGTAGATCCTGGAAGTGGTTGTTGACCAATCAAACCATTTCCAAAATATAATCGCTTACCTTCGGAGGATGTTCTAACAACGTACCCGTAGTCGTCACTCCCCATCAAATATAAACTTGTAAATTCAGTATACAACCTACCAGTCGCACCACCACCTTCATCAGGATCTCTTACATATACTGTAATGTTAGCTACTTTTCCTTCAATTGGGACGTCAACTGTTGTAAACTGAAAGGGTTGTAGGTCTTCGTCAATTTGGAATTCTTGTTCAGTTGGTTTATACTGTCTAACTGGGAGTACAAATGTGAAAGTTTGATCTTCAGATGTTGTATCAATTCCAACTGGAACGTTGTATACACGACCGTCCTGATCTGCAGAAATACTTACACCTGTGTTATTTGTGATGGCAACTGTAGTTTCATAGTAAGTAATAAAAGTAATTCCATCGCTTGTGGAAAACTCGAACTCATCAGGAATTGTAAAAGTTGTATTCGGATCTGTAAATGGAAGAGGGACTGTCATTAGGACATTTGCTGTTGCGTAAGTTGCTTCTGAAGGTCTGTACCCAAGGAACGAACTTAGATTATGAATAGATTCTGGGAGTTGTGCTTTTGTTAAGAAGAACTCACGATATACATTGTCCTGATAGAACATCAAGTTTGATGTTAGAGCAGAAATTACGTCTATGACGTATGATAGGAATGATGACTGAGTAAGATCAACATTATCGAGCTCCATATACTGCTTAGTGTACTCAATAATCTGATTTCTTATCGAGTCTCTAGATGCATATACTTGTGAAGAAATAGGTGTATCAGCCATAAGTCCCTCTTAAACAGTGTAGAAGCCAGTATTTTCATCCCACATATTTTTTAATCGACCCTTTAATGATTCATTTTTGGACAACATTCTTGCTAACGTTGTTGCATCCTCCAAGGTATGTACTTTCTTATCGTAATCAAAGAATACATATTGGTCTATTACTTGGTCATCTACATCTGCTAAATTTTTACTTTGATAAACTTTGATTTTCATTCTCCAAAAACGTCTATCTGTATTTGGATGAATTTCTACTCCCTTTACCATAAAAAGCGGATATACATTATTTGTAGGTCTTAAAAATTGTTGCTCTAGTTTTACAATATCTCCTGCGTATGGTGTTATCCCATAAGTGGAGGGAAATACCATTGTTGTTTCTTGTTCTTTTATATGTCCGATTTCTGAACCATCAAACCCTGTATTGATCTCTTCTGTGAAATAAACGGGAAGAAGCAAGTATTTGTCGAATTTAATTCCTGTAAGTGATCCTGTTCTTTCATATGCGCCACCAAACATTTGGGTGTCATCCCAAATTGTTTCGTCCTTATTTAAGTTATAATAAGTTGTTAGAAATGCAACACCAACTTTACTATAATACTCGTATACGAGATTTTGGTATTCATGAATGTAGTGGTACAACCTTGTCCAATTTTGCATAATTCTACCTCATGAATTTTGAAAGAAATTTACTTAAAATACCATCTGTGTAAGCTTTATGTCTTTGAGCTGACATTTTTAAATGAGTCGGATTATCAAGGTATTCATCTTGATTAAAATCAAACTTTCCATCAATCATGTAAATCTTTACATTGCCTGTGCTATAATTTGGATCAAAAGAAATGTCCAGGTTAGACTTTATATGTCTCCCTGGTTTCTTTAATTCCACTTTGTAATCGTTAATTGACGTCTGTCTAGCTACACAAGGAAGTGTTTCAACTGGTATAAATTTTTCCACCTTACTATAATGCTGAAGAAAAGATGGAAGCATTTCAATACCCATTCGAAGAATGAGTTGTGATGCAGATCTACCATCCTTCATAGAGCCGATTAAATTTAGTACCATAAATGTCTTCGACAAAGGAACAACCAGAATTTGCTCATTACCAATATGCGTCTTTTTTAATAATCCTTTGTACGTCTTTAGAACGCCATAAGTCAGAGTCTGCATGGTTTTTCCTTATGAAGTTATGTTCAGAACTAAAAAAATTCAAGTTCTAAGATATTGATTTTATTATTTTTTAAATATCCAAAAAATCGCGTTCTTTGTATATACAAGGACACAATTTTCTGTTTGTTTCTTAGAGAACGTTAAGGTACTTATTTTCATCAATTGCAATCGAAAGAGTACCTGTTTTGTCTTCATATTCTACTTCAATGTCTACAACAAATCCGTGTCGATCATGCATAAATTTTACATTAATGGATGTAATTGTAGCTCGATCATCATATTTAGATATTCTATTCAAAACCTCAGCTTGGATTCTTTGAACAGTCCTGTCATCTGCAGGTTCAAATACATACTTATATAATTCGCTTCCGTAAGCAGGATTATACAGATATGTTCTAAGAGGAGTCAAAAGAATATTATTCCATGATGACAAAATAACCTCAAGATCATTTACTCTAGCAAAATCACCACTAGATGAGATCACAGGAAGATAGTCAGCAATCTTTCCTTGAGAGCCAACTACGTTCTTTTGAAATCTTTCTAGTAGAGATGACATTATTTTTTCCTCTTCTCATCTATTAGTTTAAGTCTTTGTTCTTCTAAGTCAGACTTCCACTTCAGAAGATCATAGAACTTTTGTACAGGCATCATCATGACACTGTAATATTGTTGTTTCAACATCTCTATACAAGCAAAGATACTCTCGTTTAGGGTTTTTCTATATTCCTCAACAGTATTAGGCTGAGTATACCATGCGAAAAAATTGGCCGACTAAATCAATGTCGACCACCTCCTCGAACCCGCAATGGATGCAGAAGGTCCTCATCTTTAAGTCAACACCATATTGACCCAGCTCTTCTTGATATTTTTTATGTATTGCTCGTTTATCTCTTGCTGGTAGAGATAGATACGCATCAAGTATGTCCACACTTTGAGTGTATTTCATTGGTTCTTTTGAATCTTTTTGATCTTGTTGAAACTCATCAATAATTAAAGTTTCAGAAACAACATCTACAGAAGATCCCGGTCTTCCACCAAGACTAGTAAGAGCATTATATTCATCTTCTAAAGATGGTTGTTTTACAATAGCCACAACACCCTTAGACATTGGAAGCTCAACTGGAATTCTTACTTTTAAGATGTCTTTCTTTGGATAATTATTGAAATTGAATGTACTTGATGCTTGTACCGTAACTGGATAATCTTTTCTGCAAGAGGAACAAGTTACATCATAATTACGTATTTCCTCATACGTGATGTGGTACAAACCATAGAGGAGGGCATCTCTGTCTTTGAGGGTACAATTTTTTAAGAACCCTTTGAAGTCCTTGATAGTTGCGGGTTTCTTAACAATTGCTTCGAAGATACACTTGTTTAAGTGCTCTGTTATCTTCGTCGGAGAAATCAAGCTACCTTTTAATCTCTCTTCTTCTTGAACACTTAAACTCCTTACACTGAACGACAAATTGGTTTGTGGTGTCTTAACCTCGTACTCAGGGTACTTGAGGTTGAATCCTGTAAATGGCATTTGAATCTCCTTTCTTATTCTTTATCTAGCCGTTTTTCTAGCTTCTTTAGCTTTTTCTTAATCTCTTTTTTTCTCGCTTTCAAGTTTTTAATAATTGTTTTACCAGCTTCTTTACACTTATCTGGATCTTTTTTGTCTTTGCAATCTTTTTGTCTTTTCTGAATAAATTTTAATCTTTTTTCTGTATCTTTTAATTTGGCTTTTTGAATGCAGATATCTCTTTTATCAGATATCTCAAGAGTTCCACATTTTTTATGAGCTTTGTCTGTTAATGATTTAATTGCCCTCCATAACAACCACACATTTTGTCCAACTAAAAATATTGCAATATGATTCCAGATCGCATTAGCCTCATCAATAACTTGTTTATTGATGGCAGTACCAACTTTTTCCATATGTTGGTCAACTAAGGCTCTTACACGATCTTCATGTCTCATATTGTCCTCAAAAAAACGCTGCTGGTGCACCATAAGATACACCAGCAGCTATATTGTATGTTGAAGGAACTAGATTCCTTTTGCTACTTCTTTGTCAATTTTTCGTTGCACGGTTGCTTTACATTGATAATTCTTACACTTACCAAGTCCCGCCTTCAATTTCGCAATTTTCGCAGATCTTGCGTCAGCCTTAAATTTAGCCATACAAGCGGTTTTATCATCACTTCCTTTGCACGCTTTAGCAGCTTTACTAAAATGTTTTTGATAAATCTTATTAGCAGCAATACCAATAAGAGCTGCTGCGCCAATAGCCGCTGTTGCTTTTGCAGCACCTTTAGCTTGAGGAGTTAGTTTATTCCATCTACTTGTAATAGCGTCCTTTACTGCTTTTGTTACAGGAGTTCTCTTAGTGTCCTTGTCTTTCTTTTTAGATGAATCCTCTCCTCCAGAAGCTTGAGTTACAGTCCCACCTTCTGGAGTTTTTTCAGACTTGGCGACCGTGGGTTCTGGTTTCTCTGGTTTCGCCAATCCCTTCTTTGAAGGCATTGGTGGTTCTGGTGTCTTAGCCGCCACTACCTTGTCAGGAATTTTAGGATCTTTCTTGACAGGTTTTGTTTCTTTTGGTGCTTCGATCTTTTTCCTAACAACTTGAGTTTTTTTAGTAGGTTCTATTTTCTTATCTGAAGTTTCTTCTTTTTCACCCTTCTTGGACACATACCCTTTTAACTTCTTCCATTGAGTCTTAGCCCATTTAGCAACGGGATCATCTTTTCCCTTTTTTGCTTCGTATTCTTTTTGACGTCTTGCTAATTCTTCTTTGGAAGGAGGTTTTGGGAGTTTATTTTTTAGAACATGTTTTCCACCACTACTTGGATCAAATCCAATTTTTTCTTGGTGTATAGTTCTATGAATATGTCCAGATTGAATGTGAAACTCAAGGATAGGAGTTGCAGAGGACAAACCAAATTCATGGACCGGTCCCATCTCGAAGAGAAACGATTGAACAAGGTCATCATCTAGAGCCTCTAAGAGGCCCTCATTCTCCATTATTATGGATTGTCTGAGGGCCTCCCAAAGCATTTGCTCTCTTACAGGATCATAATCAGTTGAAAGTTTTCCAGTAACCATCAATTCCATAATCTGATAGTCAGTGGCATCATTCTTGATAAATCTCCTGACATCGCTAAGACGATCAACTTCAAGTGTTTCGTAATACTCACAAAGAGTACTTCTAGCAACCGTGAGGAATAGTAACGAATCCAGTACTGGATTGTTCATTGTAAAACCTCCGGTTCATTATTATGCAAGTTTACCTTGAAGTTTCGAGATCTTTGCGTTGATGATAGATTTACATTTTGCAGGATTGTTGGTCTTTGCACAACCACCAATAC